ATGAAGCTCGACACAATCGAACGCAACAAGGACGGGATCCTGGTGAAAACCGGGACCAAAGTTTTCAAGCCCGCCGACCGCCCGATGAACAAGTGGGTGAAGCGCCCGAAGGCGACGGAGCCGGCGTTGCCCATGGTGAGCTGGTACCCAAAACTTGATGGCAAGTCAAGGTCAACGACGTTATCCAAAGACTCACTTGGTTATGTCGTCAGTGGCGGCAACGATGTGATGAACAGTGCGAGTTTAGTTGCACTGCACAGTAGTGCGGCCAGCCGTGCACACGGTTGGTCCATCACACCCTCCAACTTCCTCGAATCCATGGTCGTGATGGCCTGCCGCAAGCTGGTCAAACCGACCTGGCTCAACGACCGCGACGAGTTCAACATCCCGCTGCTCGATCACCCCGCGTATCCGCAGTTCGCGCTCGATTGTGTGGTGTTCGCGCTCTTCCACGGGGCCAACTATTCCAGCTCTCTCGACCCCGTCGAGTACAAGGGCCGCATGTTCGAACTGCGAAACCAGTTCATGTGGGTGACCCCGGATGAGTTCGCCGGGTTCGCCGGGTTGCCCATGAAGGTGGCCGCGGGGGCCCGCAAGGCCGAGACGCCGTTTGTCGCAACGTGGCTGCGCGGAAAACAGTTCAGCCCGGATGCCCGGGACGTCCTGGCGGCGGCGACAAAGATGCTGCGGGAGTCTGCGCGCTTCCGCCTTTCCGCGGATCCCAAATACCAGCTGCATCGCTGGGACGCCGGATGGTACCAGGTGCGCTTTGGCCTTTACGGCAAGGACGTGAAGTTTCAGCCGACGCCCGCCATGGCCGCGGCCCATGCGGAACTCCAGACCGCCTACAAGGCCCTGGGGGCCCGCCTGCGCCCAATCATGTACGAGCTGGACGTGTTGCCCATGGAGGAACGCTTCGTGGAGGACCCCGCTGAAAATGAGGATGAGTAATGAGCTTCTTTCCGAAAGACGATCCGATCGCCGCGATCAGCAAAATCCGCGGTATGCTGGACGACGAGCACGTCGAGTTGTCAGCGTTGGTGTCGACGCTGCGCTTGACCGACTTTACCGGGATTCTTTTGTACATGCGCCACCTCCAGGGCCTGGCCAATTTCACGTTGGGAATACGTGAGTACCTGGTGCTGCTCCGGAAGTGGTTACTGGAGACCAAGACCCGCGGCGTGCTGACCGGGGACCAGCTGATGGCCGCGGACCACATGGCAGCAGCGCTTGATCATCTCACGTCAATCGAGCTGAGGCCGCTCAGCGCCGCGGTAGTGCCCGAAATGTTCCGTGATATGGCTGGTGGCGCCGGTCACCGGAGTCACCAGCCATGATGATCCACCCGATGAGTCCCAACTACGATGTGATCATTCGTGGGCGCGAAGTTGTCTTCGGTAGCGGTGAAAGCAACAGCGCGGGCGCTCCGAGGTCAAACGACGCCAACAACCCGCACAGTCCCTCCTGGCATCGCAGCGATGACATGTTCCGCAAGCCTGGACTATATGTAAACGGTTCAGGGCACGGTTACGGCTGGGGAATGCCTTGTTGACCAACGATCCGCTGAGAGGTGACCAACCAGCATGATTATCCTGGATAATGATGACAGTGAGGAACTTCAGCAACACAGTGGTCGCGGTAGCAACAACGTGAACTCAAGTGATGACCACGGAACCAACGGTATGCTTTCCAACATTGACGTCAACACTGGTAGCGTCAACCACACGTCCGGTGCGTGGAACCAGCCCAACTGTGAGAACCTGAGCATGCTACTACCCAAGCAGGATGACTGGCATTTGTTACCGCAAGAGGTCCGCGAAGATCTGACGGCCTGGTTCAACGTTGAACGCCCTGACGTTGACGACCGCGCACTCCTGGCCCAGTTGTGGCACAGTGGGCGGTTCAACGCCTGGGACTGTCCAAGATGCCGCGACCGCGTGCGCAGTGGCGCTCCGACCGACTGGGGCCCTTTCCAGGGTGCGGACCAACCGGACTTCTCCAGTTACCCCGGTTCCGCCTCATATCCTGACAACGAGCGCTTGTGCAACACTTGTCGTGTGTACCCGAACCCCGAGAACCCCGAACCCGAACTCAACGAACTCATCACGCAATACCGAACTGACTGTCGCCACTTCATGGAAGAAACGGACGACGAATCATGACCAACATGCGCAAATGTTTTTGTCGCGGACAAACAGTCTTCCTTGTGGTTACCCACGAAGGTCACCGACGCATCATGCGGACCACCGTAACGGGCGTGACATCGACGCACGTTCAACTGCAGGGCGGGGTCCCGGACAGCTGGCGGCACGACCGGGCGATCGCCAGCATGACCGACAAGTACGGGATCCGCGGCGAAATCGCCCCAGACTACGTGCACCCCACACGGGAGAAAGCCGAAGAACAACTGCGACGGGTCCTGCTGGAAGACTACATGGCGCTCAAGGAAGCGTTCCTGAACCGCAGCATCCACAGTCTGAGAACGACTGATCTGGTCGTGACGATTGAGCCACTGACCGAAAAATAATGGGCCGGCGCACAAGTCGGGCAAGTGGCCGGACAACCGTTGTTCAGAAAAGTCACCCCAGCGGGTGGCTTTTCTTTTACCTGGCCCCTGGATGTCTGCGGGTACGGCGAAGAACCGGCGATCCTCGCAAAGACTTCATGAGGTTCTTCGTCTGCAGCTTGTGGCAGGGAATGCAAAGCGTCCGCAAATTCGCCATGTCGTTGGTGCCCCCGAGAACAACGGGCTGCGCGTGGTCCATGTCCCAGAGCATTCGCCTCTTCAGCTGCGGGTAACCCCAGACGATCAATACGGCCTGGACCGCCAACTTACGGGCATGGCCCGCCGTCACGCCATCAGCCATGTGACTGGCCGTCTTCTCGGCCAGCACCGCCTCAGTGTCTAACCCGCACAGCTTGCAGACGCCACGGTCGCGCTCGAATACCTTCTTTCGTGCGTATTCGGTGTCTGTCTGAATGAGAAAAGTGTCGACGCACGCGTCAGAGCAGAATGTCTGCCGGCGTCCCGACACCTCTTTACCGCACACGCGGCACAGACTTTTCCCGTTATCGCCTTTCTTCGACGCGTCAAAGTTGGCGAAACCGGAAATGTCCATGCCGCGCGTCATGCCCAAAGTGTACTTTGGCCTAGCGAGCGATCACAGGGGAACGATGCGGGGGCACCGCAATGTCGCTTTCCTCCGCGGCCGGGCACGTAGCCTTGATGTGGAACTCAATGCCGGAAGAGTTCAACGACAGATCGAGCATGCGCACAGGCACCATCCTGGGAACGCCAATAGCGTTATGTCCGGCCAGGGCGGACCCGCCCACGGCCTGCACCTTGTAGGCTTCGAGATCGTCGATGATGTGGTTTACGCACGCCTGCAGCGCCGTGCGCAACACTTGACGGGCTTCGGGTGTGAACTTCGTCTGGTCTTCGCCGGTCTGGTTCTCCTTGGCAAAATCCAGCGCTTTCGCCAGCTGCGCATACGCCAGGCGAACAGCCGCACGCTTCTCCCGCGGATTCTTGTCGGTCATGATCAAACTTTCTTGTGGAGGCTGACCACGCGGCTGGTGCCGTCCGGCAACTGCTCTGCGGTCATGTCGTTAAAAATGTTCGGGGCGGCGCTCTTCAGCACATGCAGCAACTGCACAGCCAACGCTCGAACTTCCTGTTCGGCCGCCACGTTACCGCGCAGTTCGAGAAAATGCCGCAACGCTCTTGCGTTGGCTGTCACGAAGATCTTCGTTTCGGTGGCGTTGGGCAGCACACAACGGGCGGCCTCCCGTGCTGACTTGCGGCGTGCTGTCATGGTGGCCTTGCGGAACCGGGCACGGAGATCCTCGTCCGCGGTCAACTCCGCAATCCACACGTCGCGGTGCGCCACCATGTCAATGGAACCGTCGTCCAACATGTAGGCATCCACCGTCGCCAGATCACGGTCGCGCACCAGGAAACCTTCACGTACGGCGAAGTCGAACAACTTGTCGGGGGCGGCATAGCTGTCGGCGAGCTTGTCAGTGATGGTGTCGTACAGTTTCAACGACGCCTCCTGATGCTGCTCGATCAAGGACACCAGCGTGTCCTTGAGCTCAGCGCTTCCCTGCGCGGTTGCCGGCGGCAGCACGAGATTGGCGTCGGCGGAGTCCACGTAACGCTGGCTCAACTGGGAGTACGCCCAGCCGGCACGGTGCCGCACCAGCTCATGGGTCAGCGAACGGGAAACCCCGGTGAACATCAGACCAAACACGGTGTGCTCAAGCACGCTGCCGTGACCGGACTCCAGGATGTGCTGAAGATAGTCGGCGTTTTCCTTTCGGCCGGCCTTCTCGCCAAAACTCATGTAACAAACTCGCCCGGCGATCTCCGGAATGGAGTCGGCGTCCGTCACGACGAGATTGCGCCGCTCCGGCATGAGCGTCCTGTGGTCAGTGAGAAAGCGAAGCAACTCATTGCGGTCAATCACCTGAGTCGTCAGCAAGTACACCTTGGCCGCGGTAAGCGTCTGCATCAACTCTCCTTGTCGTTAGTCTGTCGGCGATCCGCCTCTTCTTCCATGATCTGTGCAGTCAGAACGTAACCGCACTTGTCCACATTGGTGTCTTTGTGGTACCGACCGGTCGCCAGCAACGACTGTTTCTGTCGGCAGGACTTCAGCCAGTCCATCATCAACGGGACCAGCTTCGGGTCCACAGTGTGGCCGAGAAGTACGCTCCAGCCAACCGCAACGTCAGTGAAGTTGTCGAGAGGGTGTCCGTAGTCAATGTTGCGCTGACCAGTGACGAGTTCCTGCGCAACCTGCGTGCACGGTTGTTCCGGTAGAATGATCGGCATACTTCCCCCTTGATGGCGCAAAACTACTGGAGGAAGTTTTGGGCGTCAAGCCCTTTATGCTTTGACCGGTGACGTCAGCCCGCGACCCGGCCGCATCTGCCCGCCCGGGGCGTTCGTTGGTGCGATCACATTCGGCATCTTCACCGGTTGTTTCGCAGGCTGTGTCCCGGCCGTCAGCCCGGCCCCGACCCCCTGGACTTTCGTCGGCGTCGCCGGCGTAGGCGCGACGGCCGGCAGTGTCAGCGCCTGCTTGATCAACACGACAAGTGTACGAGTCAACGGCATCGCTGGTCCTCAACTGTACCTGAGCATTTCCTGCTGGATCCGCCGGCGTAACCGGTACAGGTAGTCTACGCTGAGGCCGGTGGCTTTGGAAACATCGTTCATGTGTTGGGGCTGCCGGCCGTTGAACCCGAACATGCGGTCAAACGCCTCACGCTCGTTCGGCAGCAATCCGTGCCGCACAAAACTCATGGTCTCGCGCTGACGATTACTGAAATCGCCTTCGAGAGTGTCAGGCATCGCCGAGGCGGAAAGTGTCCTGGCGCCAACGGACGCCGTCATCGTCTGCACTTCCTGCCGGGACCACCCAAGGTCGTCTGCCAGCTCTTCCGGTGTTGGTTCCCGCCCCATGACAGCCGCCAGCTGGGCCCTGGCCGATTCGAAAGCACCTACGCGCAGCGCCCGATGTTCGGGGATACGCGCCACATTTTTGTTCTGGTTGACGTAGCGAGACACGCGCTGCAGGTGATTGACGATATGCGTTGTTACCTGTGTGCCGGCCTTCGGGTCAAACGTGTCCAGGGCGTGCAGCACCAGATCCTTGGCATGACCTTCAATTGCGTAGTGAGGAACCGCCACTCGACCCTTGTACAGGGCAACGCGCTGTTTGATGTGCGGGTCTACCGCGGTAAGAATCTGGTTGGCGGCGGCCTTGTCCCCGGACCGGTATCTCTTCCACAGATCATGCAACGGGTCGGTCATTGTCATGGTCGCTACGGTAAAGGGGCCGGCCAAATGCCGGCCCCTGGTGTATCAGCTCACGTGAGCCACCGGCCTAGGCGGCCAGCAGCGACAGCACGCCGATGTTGAAGCCGGCGGTCTTGCCGTTCATGATCCTCGTGGCGCTTTCGGCCGGCACAGCCAGGTAGTCCATGACCCGGCGGAACACACCGGTCTCGGCCTCCTCCAGATCGATGATCGCGGCCTGCTTCTTTCCCTTGCCGCCCAGCAGCTTCTTGCCGAGCAGGCCGAGGCCGCCGGCGCCGAGAGCACCGGCACCACCGATGGCCAGCTGCACCGGGTCGGTGAAGTCCAGGTTTCCCTGGCCGATGTCACCGAGGCCGCCCTGCAGCATCTCCAGGCCCTTCTGGCCGTAGGCGCCGATGTCACCGAGGCCGCCCTGCAACATCTCCAGGAGCTTCTGGACGTCGATGCCACCAGCATCACCAGCATCACCACCACCGGCATCCGGCATCGTGCCTTCACCGCCCGGCGCCGCTGCGGCGGGTGCAGCAGCGGGGTCGGCGGCCGCAGGCAGCGCACGGGCACCGCCGGCTGCCGCACCGCCAGCTGCCAAACCGGACTGCGCGGCGTTGCCGACACCACCGGCCTGCTGAAGTGCCTGCTCAACCATCGACGGGTCCGGAGCGGCGGCCGCAGCGGCGCCACCGCCACCACCACCACCACCACCACCACCACCGAACATGCGCTGCAGCATTGCTTGAAACTTCGCCTGGATGTCCTGGGCGGCGCCGGCCGGGTTCTGGAGAGCGTCGGCCGGGTCTGCAGCGACTTTGTCCATACGCAGGCTCGCGTTCTTGGTCAGAACAAACAGAGCCTGGTCGAGATTGGCGTCGCTCGCGTCGGCCGCAATCTTCTGCGTGCTGAGCAAATCATTCACCAGTTCGCCGGCTTTCTTGGTCGAATCCGAAATGTCGGTGAGCACCGACACTTCGTCCTCGGTCAGCGCCCCGCTGTTCGCACGCTGCTCGGCGACCTTGGTCGCAAAACCGAGCGTGTACGCGGCCATGCCGACGGCGCTCTTGATTGACTCGGGAAACCGGCCGTAGCTCCCCCAAGTCGCATGCTTGGAAAAGCGGATATCACTGATCATGGACAACTCCTGAAAGGTAGTCAGTTGTTACACACCAAGTATAGCCCGGCGCAGCGTATTTTCCTGTTCTTGCTGTCTTTTTGCCCGGCGACGTTTCGCCAGCCAAGAAATCAATTTGCCAGCGCCCATACCGAGACCAACACCGCCCAACGCGCCGAGACCGCTCATCAGCAGGATCGGGCCCATGTGCCCCGCAATTGTCGCCGCGTAGTCGCCCGCGGACGCTCCGACCGGGGCATTCATCCCCAGGTATTCGATAGCACTGGCCGCCGGAGACACCATGCTGTGCCCGCCGGCGGCAGCTTCGGGCGCAAACTGAGACGCGGGCAGCAGCGGAAGGTGCATCCCGACTGCGCCCAGCGGTCCGGCCCAGGTACGGGCGGTCATCACACGATTACGATCGCGTTCAATGTCCAAAAACGGCTGAACCACGTCTGGGGTAATACCGGACAACCCGTGGTTTGCGCGGGCCAACGCATGCAGACTGTTCATGGCGGGTAGTGTCATGTTAGACGCAGGCGTACCTCAGAGTGGCCGCCACCAGGTACATGCTGCCCAGGTAAGTGTCAATCGTTCCCTGTCGGGCCAGCGCCTGGCGGGTCATGCCGCCTGTCTGCAGCACCGCGCCAGGGATTGGATAAGTCAGGGTGACCAGCGAGTGCTGTGCCGCCGGAATGATCAGTTGCGCCGGCAGCACCGTTGCCACACCGCCGGTGAAGAGATGTTGCGCGGCAATCACGCTGCGGTAGCTGAGCAACCACTGTGTGTTGACAGCGGCAAACACACCGGGAGCCGCAAGCTGCAGCTGAAGCTCCGCGGTCTGCGACACATCCATGTTGTTGGGCGTCGGGAACCCGCAGTACCAGTAGTTGTCTACGCCGGCCTTGAAATCCAGAGCGGGCAGTCGTTCGCCGGCGCCCGTACCGTACAGCAGGTACTCCGCCCCCTCATCACAATCGAAGAAGGTGGAGCTGAAGCATTTCTCCAGCGACAGCTCACCGACACAGACACAGCAGCAAATCTGCAGCAGCAGCTCTGTGGTTGACACCGCGACGCCGATTTCTACGGCAACGACACCGGGGGTCAGCGAGATCTGTCCGTTCGCCCCCAGGTAGTATTTGGCGTGCTTAGTCAGGCCGACAAAACCGTCAATGATCGAGCCGCTGGTGGCCACCCGGATGTCGGTGCCGTCCGTCGCCACAACCATCCCCAGAATGTTCTGGGTACCGCCCAACGTGCCCGAATCCGCCAGCACGGTGTTGGCGCCGTCGCCGCGGACCACGCGCCGAATCACCATGGCCACGCCGTCAGCTTGACGGTATGAATTGCGGTTACCGCACAGCTCAGTGTGATTCAGGCTGTCGCCGTTATCCAACAACACCCGATCGACGTCGATGTCCGCCAGGTCGTCCTGGCGGTAGGCGCGCACTTGTCCCTGCTGAAACAATGTGTGTTGAATGCCCATACGCTAAGTATGCCTACTTTCCGGACAATCTCTGGTAGGTTCCTTGGGACCACAGCAACGATCCGCTATCCGTGCGCAGCAGCAGTCTGTGCGGGCTCCAGTGTAGTGACCAGACGCCACGAGATGTGCCGGCGCGGACAATGCGCCCGGTGATTGCGTGAGATCTGGTGTACTGGGCGTTGAACTTTTTGGGGTCGGTGTTCGTGACAACGGATCCGTCCAGGTTTTGCGGCAGCATGGCAAAGCCCAGCCAGGTGTCGTCTGTTCCGCGTGTTTCACCAACGTACACGGTCATTGTTCTGCTGCTGATGGCATGAGCGGCCAGTCCGTATGCATGGTGCCGGTCCATGAATGTTTCGTCGTCCGCGGGAAATTTTTCCACGAATGTCGCGCGTGTAGGCAACACGCCTTCCTGGATCACTTCCGGATACACCGTGCTCTCACGAAACTTGACCTTGACCTCAAACCCGTCATGGTCCGCGTGCATCGAGTACACGGCCATTGAGACGTCATCAGAAAGACGAAACACAGCAAGCGGCGCCGAGCACCCGGCGGTCAGAAGCAAAGCGAACAGCACCATTACCATGTTGCGCATGCCGCTAGGTTCCGAGTTCCACCATCCGTACGGCGCCCATCCAGCGCACCGTGGCGACACCGGTTCCGTCGTCAGCAACGTTTATGCGAATGTTGCTGCCGGTCACCGCGAACACCGGTGTTGTGTCGAAACGAGCACCGTCGTCGTTGGCGATCAGCGTCGTGATCGTGGCACCAACCTGCGTGACCGTGCCGGCTTCGTTACGGAACAACGCTTGCAGCAGCCAGGCCGCGGTCAGTCGCGTGCCGGCACCGCTGTCGATGATGCCCATGACCATGGCCTCAACCGCGTAAGCGTGCCCGACAAACGTCTCGATTTCTTCTGTGCCGGCGTCCACGGCGTCTGTGTACATGGGGACGACGCCTGCTGCGACCAGGGCGTCACGATGCACGTCCACCTGACGGGTTTGCGACCACTCGACACCGGACCATTGCTGGCCGGCGCGGGCGAATTCACCTTTGTTGCGTGTCTGGGCATTCCGCCCGAACGCCTGCGAGTACGACATGACCGCCTTGGTCTGATAGCCGATGGCGCATGCCGCGGTGTCGGTCACCGCAACGCCTGCCAACGCCTCGAAGCCAAGTGCCACTTGGTACTCACCTTCAACCTGGCTGCCTTCACCGCCGGCCAGGCTGTGATGCGCGCCCGTGTGGACGATGACGTCCTTACCGAATGCAAATGACCGCTGTGCCTGTTGGTTGAAGGCCACGCGGCCGGCCGTCGCCGGCGAAACGTTCACACCGCTCACTGTGATTGTGGTGTCGCCCAGCGCGAACGCGATCGCACCAACGGTCATCTGGTGCACGTTGAGATCCGTGCGGTTGTTGTGACCGCCGCCAGACAACGCATACAGAATGAGTTTGTCACCGCCGGCGATGCGACCGGTCAAGTCCTCACCGGCCACAACCAGCTCCACGTCCGGGCCCACGTTCGTGATGGTCACGGCTTTGGTCACCACGGACCCGATCTGCACATCCAGGCCGATCGCGCCCGATTGGTCACCGTGCACCTGCACACCGTGACCGACACCAACTGCTGCGGCGCCACTGACTTCAGCGTCTTCGACACCGGCCATACCAACCGCCAGTGCGCGGGCGCCAAGCGCCAACGCGGCCTCGCCGACCGCCAGCGCTCGTGTGCCGTACGTTTTACCGCCATTCAGCGCCGCAGCGGCGTTACCGTACACGGTGGATCCGGTACCCAGAGCCACCGCACCTGCGCTCGTGCCGTCGCCGCGGTACGCCGCGGCCGCATCACCCACCACAAGGGAATTCGTCTGGTTGGCCACTGCGGCGTTACCGCCGGCAATTGCGTTCTCAGCGTTATCGATATCGACTGATGTGCCGCCGAGAGCTACCGCCTGGTCACTGCTCTGGACGGACCCGCCGTCACCGCCGACCAGCGCCGCGTTCGAATTCAGACTGAAAACCTGCGGACCGCCGCCGCCAAGTATGATGTTCCCGGTGCCATCAGGAACCGTCATGGTCTCGTGAACAAGCAGACCGCCGGCCTCCCGTTTTACCACCAGTGACCAATCAGAGTTTGTGGCGCCATGCGCCAGCCACACGCGGCCAAGCACAGTGTCCACATAAACCTGGCCCACGAACTCGGGCACCACCGCGCCATACGGTGTGACCACACCCTGTGCCACTGCGGTTGACTGGCGCCAGTTCGTGTTGAGTGCGCCGTAACTGTACCAGATCGTGTTGTCGTTGGTGTTGATGTACAACTCGCCAAGATGACGAGGAACGAGAGCGCCGACGATAGGCGATCCTGCGCCGCTGCGCGCCGGATTTACCTGCTGGTACCAGTCGGCGTTCGTGGCCGCCGCGGCCACCCACTGGGTGAGGGTCGCCGTGTTCACGTAGACCTGACCGACAAAAGCGGCCGTGACAACACCGTTGGGGTTGGCCGCGCCGCTGAGCACCAGGCTGCCGCCGACCAGCGCGCCAATTGCGTTATCAATGCCTTCGAGCTGCCCGTGAACGTACGTGTCCGTCGGTGTGTAGTTGACAGGCGGGGTCAACCCGTAAACACTCGGCAGCGTCGTGTCGTTGAGTTCGCCGGCGCCGCTGCCAAGAGCCATGTACTTGAGACAGACGACGCCCATGCTGATGTCACTCCGCCGGTGGCGCCAGTACCGTTTCCGGGTTCCCCTGCTTGGGGTGCATCAACGGTGTCAGCAGCACCTTCTCAAAATCCCTGATGAGCGAGCTCGATTCCTTGTACGGAAGTTCCTTCAAGGCCTTGATGATGGTGCGAATGTCCGAATCAGACATCGACACCTGGAAAACATGGTTCATGTGCATCTCCGGTTGGGGTTCAGGTGGCGGGCATAGTAGCACCAACGCCACCTGAACCCAACCGGCGAAACTAGATGCTCAGCTCAAGCAGCGCGATGTCGCTCAGCGTGGTCACCACCGCCAGCATGTTGGCCCCGCTGGCGTTGATGCGGCTGAGACGGTCCAGTGTCGTCACGCGGGAGCTCACCGGCACCATCGAGCTGATCTGCCGCTTGGCCCCGACACCGAACATCAGCACGTCCCAGGGCGTCGCGGCGCCGTTGACGGCGATCAACCGCTCACCGTCGGCGGCGACGGCCGCACGCTGCATGTTGGCGTTGCTCACCGCCAGGCTCGTGCGGGGCAACGGCCAGATCGCCGTCCCGTCCGTCTGTCCCAGGATCTTCTCGACCACGACGTTGCCCGCGGTGTCGCCAGCAGCCGGCGTGGCCGACCGCACAACGACCGGATCGATGGTGACGACGTTGATCGGGTTGACGCTGGTACCGGCCAGGTTCGGTGTGAGGAATGCGCGAACCTTGCGGTCCGGCGTCATCGCACTGAGGTGGAAGCCACGCAGTTCCGTGGTGTCAACCAGGGCGCGCGTGTAGTACGGAATGACGTCGCCGCCCACGCTGTTCGCCACCTGCGGCGGAGCGCCAACGTTGAAGTCGAGCGTGGTTGTGGCGTTCCCGTCCGGCAGCTCGAAGAACATCACCTGCGACTTGTTTCCGGTGAGCTGCTGAGCCATCAGCACGGCGTGGTCGCCCACGGCGAAGAACGCGCCTTCGAAGTAGGCGCCGCCGGTGACACCGAGCTTGATGTTGGAAACCACAGCAATGGTTTCTTCACCGGTGCTCAGATTCACCTTGTGGATGCGCAGGGCATTGTTGGTGTCGTCGTACTCGAACGCCCACAGGTTGACACCGTCACAGAAGTCCTCGATGTGCGGGCGATCGACGAATGTCGCCGCACCGGCGGTCAGCGTGATGTCGACGCCGGCGTCGTCCTTCAGGTAGGCCGTCTGGATTGCACCAGCTGCGTTCAGGTAGACACGGCGAATCTTCGCGTCAGCGCCCAAGGCTGTCGTCACGAGGTCGTGGTTGCGCACGAAAATCTCGTAATCGTTGCGCTTGCTGATCATCGGCAGTTCGCCGGCAGCCAGGTTGTGCGCAAAGATGCCCATGGCCACGTTGCTGCTGGGTGCGCCCGTTTTGTTGGACGGCAGGAACGTGTAGGCGGACACAGCGGCGGCCGCCAGGAAGCAATGCTGGATCGTGCCGTCAGGGCGCTTGATCGTGAACGGCTGGTGGACGTTGGCAATGCTCAGGACAGGGCGAATGCTGGAGTCCAGCACCGGCTGCAGCGTGACCGCCGTCTGCATGCTGAAACCGGAAACCAGCGTCCACATGCCCTGCAGCTGCGGCCAGGACAGCTTCATGATTTTCTGCGCGGACACGGGGTAGCGCGCGGTGCCAAGCAACGTGCTGAGCTCATCGTGCGCGCCCTGGCTGCGCAAACGGATGCTCTCCATGGCATCAATGATCTGGTAAGCCAGCCGGTCGTCGCGGCCCTGTCGGTCGTAGTTACGCACAAACGTCTCCTTGAGAGAAAGATTCCATACGGTTGAAGGGTGTCACGTGACACCGTTGAACCGTCCTCTAAAGTAATAGACGTCTGCGTCGCCGTTACAAGGTCGCCAGACCGGGTGTACCTGTCCACCGGAGCCACCGGATTACTTCTTGCCCTGATATGCGGCCGGGACCGCGTGTTTTCTCGCATACTCAAGCACCAGCGCCTGGCGTGCTTCCTCGCTGAGAATCCGCCGGTAGACTTCGTTCCGTCCTGCAGCCGCACGAACCTCGTTGAGCGACCGAGCCAAATTGCTGCCGGAAGGTGCGATGTCCGTGCTGCCCAGCTTCGAGAAGTAGCCACCGACGCCCTGGCCGCCAGAATGCCCTGTGACCGTTGCGGACTTCATCTGGTAGAAGTAACCGACACCGAACGGCGATCCTTCCGCGTGAAGAACAAGTGTCAGATGATTCCTGGTGACGAAGTCTTCCAGTGACACCGTCTTTCTGGCCTGTACACGGTTGGCCCAGGCATGGACGTCGCCGGCGGTCTTATGCTCCTGGTACTCGGTGACGTTGTTGCTGTCATCAGCCAACGGAAAGACTTTGCGCGCCACGCGAATGAACGCGTCGTACGCCAGCACCGTGTTCCGCTGAATGTCAGGACGATCTGAGCGTGTGATATCCAGAAGCGTCGACAGCGCCTTAGATACCGCACCGTCAAGGCGTGTCGCGTACTCGCCCTCCGGGTATCGCGGCTGAACAATCGCCGCCACCGCCTTGTCGTACTCGGATACAAGCGACAGGGCTGTGTTGGAGAACGGGAACAACGGCGGGATCTCCAGCTCGTTGTCCTGCACCATGCCACTGACCGCGTCCAACTTCTGGCGAACACCGGCGATAGCTTCGTCAAGCTCGCGCAGCGCCTGGCGCTGTTCATCCGTGAATGTCACTTCGGTCAGTTCAACGTACCGCTGCCCAAGATCCCCGATCACGGTCGAAAGCGGCACAGTGAGCATCGCGTTTCGCACGGAACTGGCGGACGTGTCCGCCTCTGCGTTCGCTTCCGCGGCCGTTACCCGCAGATAACGGTCGTACAACAGGCGAAGGTCGTCAAACACCTTGTTGATCGACGACAAGGCACGTGACTTCGAGATCTCGGAGTAGGCACGGTTTGTGACGGCGCCGGTAGCGTACCCAATGCTGGTGACTAACAACTGCGAAAGAACCGGCATCGACGGGTACAACGGGTCGGCCGCGTATTGCCGGCGCCACGCATCGAGCGTAGCCAGCCAGTCGTAGCGGGCGGGCTGGTCGCGCAGTTCTTCCCGGGTGGCAGCCAGATCTTCACGCTCCCGGATCATCTCATTCCGCATGCTGAACGCTGTGCCCTGCGCGCCTTCAAGCGCCGCAATCTTCTTGTCAAGCTCAGCGATCCTGGCGGCAAGCTGGCGGTCTCGCTCCAGCGACGCCAGGTACGCTGCTTCATCCGGACTGCTGCCGCCTGCCACCGCGTCACCGGACGAGCTGTCCAGGCTGACCGCCGCGTAAAAAGACTGCATCAGCCGCTTAGCCGCGGACAACCAGCTATGATATGCGCGCAAGAGCGAAGGCAGTGGCTTGGACCCAGCATACCTGGCCAGCTGCGCTTCCCCGATCAGAGTAATGTCCTGCTGGGTCAGCCCCAGGGCGGAGAACACGCGTGCGGCGTCGGCGGCAACACCTGACTCAACAAGCGAATCGACGTCGGGCACAGCGGAACTGATGTCGGCAGACACCGTCGCATACAACGCCAGTGACCGCAACGTAGCCGCGCCGGTGCTGGTCCCCAAAAGGTACAGGACGTTCCTGGCGTCAATGCGTGCGTTTGAGTACTCAGATGACGCCGCCACCTTGTTCACCGCTTCCGACAACAGTCGGGCCTGCTCGTCAATCTCGTCCAGCGTGTCGGTTGCCTCGCTTTCCACGCCGACTTTGTCGGAGGCCGCACGCAACGCGGCATTCGCGTCCGAAAACGCCTTACCGACTTCCTGGGCAGCGGTATCGACGTCAGAAGGCAGCAAGGTCGGCCGCACCAACATCCCGTAATCAATCTGGTATGACGTCTGAGTCTGGCCGGTGAAATCGATACGCGATGTCAACGCTGTCAGCAGCCCGCGGTAGCTGCGCCCCTGGCGAACCAGCAGCACAGGCAGCCCCACAACAGGCCACGGGTTGAACGGGCCCGAAACCGCCACTGCGCGCGACAACTTACGCATCGTCAGCTGATACTCAGCGAGCCAGCGCGTGTAGTACGGGTAAGATCCTGCGGTGTTGACCTGGCCGGCATACGTTGTCCCCTGCTGCTCGATGCTGTCGGCGGAACTTGTGTCGGTCTTGGCGGCAACGGCTGCACGCGCCAGAATTGCCTGATAGTCGTTCTGATCCTGCTGGTAGATGATGCCCTTCTCAATTTCCTCCGCCGACAGGTACTTGAGCAAATTTCGTGTGGTGTTCGGCGTTCCGTCGGCATTGGCCGCGAAGAAACCGATAGCGGCAAAGCGCTCACTCAGTTCCTTGTCGGTCGGCAGCGCTGACCCCTGGGACCCGAAGACATCAGCCGGCGTTGTGCCGGCACCAAGGCTCGCCAGGATCTCACTGACCAGCGCGTGCGGCGCCATATGGATGACGTCGCCAGTCGCCTCGGCGAGGCTCGTCTTGATGCCGAGCCGTGTCGGTTCATCCATGAACTCGCGCCCGATTGTCCGTTGCTGATACTGATCCGGAAACAACCAGTTACAAAAAGGCGGCAGCGCGTAGTGCAGGTTCGGGACGACCGCAAGTGACCGGTACTGCTTGTCACCGGGCAAAGGAAAAGGCAGCGTGACCGTGTGATAGAAAAACTTGGACAGCGTGCTGATCAGGAGACCCCATACGGTTGACGCGTCATACTGCGGCGCGGCGCCCCGGATGATCTCCTCAGCCATGATCTGCGTTACGAACTTGCCGAGGGTCGCGTCGTTGATGCCGGTGAGTTTCGCAACCAGTTGTGACCTGGCGACCTGCAGACCGTACGCCGCGTTATACGGTGCGAGAAACTCCAGAAGAAGAACCGCCAGATCTGCCAGTCCTTTGGGCGGTTCTGTGGTCTCCTTAACCGGTGTCACGCTATCGCCTTGCGGTTGGCGAAACAGAAACGCGATCAGACCGTTGATGATGATCTCGCTGAGCGACCCGTCATCACCAAGCGCCGCCGGTACAAACGTGGAACCGTTTACCAGCGGAACAGACAGATCCGCCCCGGCCTGAACCATCGACAACTGCGCTGTCTGCGGGATCAGCCAGGCATCCATGCACCGGATCACGGTCTGCCGGCGCTCCGCGCCCTCCTCGTCCGCGATCGACGTCAGCTCACCTTCCCAGTACAGAGCAAACGATTTCTTGTCAAAGTCAACGTCGCGGGCGCGTCCCGCCACGCTTTTGTCCTCGGCAGGAAGATCATCTGAGAACGGAAGGCGAACAAAGATGTGAACGAGACTGCGTGGACGCCACCGATCCGTCAACGCATCTGGTTCCACAGAGATCGCTGCCGTCGACGGCTGATCCGCCACGAACGAAACCTCAAGCCACGTGAAGGGAACCTCGACCCCATCAATGAACACCAGCGCGTCTATGCGCCGTGTTTGCGTGAACCTGGTTTCCTTGTTGTCGGTCATTACCGTTACGTGGTCTCGGTCGTCTGCATAAACCGTGGTGTCGCCCCCGGCGACGGCAACGGAAGTTCCCGGGACGCGGTTACCCGTACCGGTGCTCTCGTCTGGTCGTTCGGCTCCGGTAACTTGATCCGCTCAGCGTGCGTCACCAGGAATTCCATGGCCACCGGAACCATGTGGTCGGCATCCGCTGCCCATCCATCCGTCATGGAAACCACCGCGCCATAATAGCGCATACCGTGCATGTTCAGCACGATCGTCCGCTGCTTCAACGCGGCGACACTGATCTTCAACTCGTTCTCGTACAGCCACAGCAGGTGCTGATACCCTTGATGGCCGTCGTTATCCACGTTGCGGTCGGCCGCGTCCATCACGATGAGCTGCAACGACAGCATGAGCACGGCACGGTCGAAACTGTAGAGCTTGATCGTCCGGTTCGCTGACTGCACGAAGCTGGTGTGTTCGGCGTCAAGTTGCGCCACCTGGTGGACAATCATACGGTCAAAAGACCAGACCGGCTCCGAGAACACCCCGGTTCCCCTGGCGAACACCTGGAGCGAGACCAGTTGTTTTACGCTGTCCGGCCCACCGCTGAGGAAACTCTGACGGTAGAACTGCAAGTCCGCTGGTGTGATCAAATTGGTCACTACACGACCTCCGGCACCGGCGCCTTCACCATCGTCGCGATCGACTCCATGACGAACATTTCAAACGTCAACTCGTTGACATCCGCGGCCGTTGCTGTGCGCTCAAGCGCGTAGCGGATCAAGTATCCGCGGGTCACCCGGCCCTTCGACCAAAACTCGACGAGCCCGGTGGCGTTCCTGTCTTTGCTGCCGACGGCGCCGGCGACGCGAAAGTACTTGTCGTACAGCGCGCGAAAATACTCAGCGGACTCACCGAGATAACCCTGCCCGTTCGTTGAAAAGAACGGCGCGGTATCCGGGATCGTGACGGTTACCGTCATGATCTCAGGCCCGGTGTTCATCACATCGACGAGCGGCGCCCCGTTCGTGTAGTGAACGACGATCTGGTCACGTCGATTTGACGACACACGCTGAACAACAAACGAGTCAAACAACACAACGAACGGTACCGCCGGCGGAACCGACACAAACTTAAGGTAGTTCGGGGCGATTATGAAATCCGCCCCGGAAGTCAGGTCGCGATTGTCGGCGCGAACACCACGCGTAGCAGGGGCCACCTCACGGGGCAGCCGCCTGAGTGCGTCGTTCAGCGTGCTGATGCCAGCCATTACAGCACCGTTTTCGGGCGCTCAGCTTCCGGCTGAAGGTCCTGAACGAAGAATATATGCCCGCCCTGAGTTATCGAGCCGGATTCCACGTGCAAGGAGACGTCGGGCACGGGGCCGTCCAGTCGTACCTCGATGGCCTTCAGCACAATGCTTCTGCGCTGCTGGTCTGCGAGGTGCGCCTGGTACGTCCGAACGGCGACGTGTCGTGCACGATCCACATCCCTGCCACGCACCGCCATTACCCCTCCTGGGTGAACTCGCTCAGACCTGCCTTGGCCCCGCGGATGAAAGCCAGCAGACGGTCGCGGATAACCTCTGGGATCACGTCGTTCAGGCCTGGTAAGTTGATCTGACCGTTGAACAGGTCAAACGCGTCCTGGGCCAGCTCCTGAATGTCCGGCGTCAACAGCTGCAGGTGCTCTGCGGTCTTCGCGATCGCCGCCTTCTGCCAGTCCGAGGCGTTTTTCGATGCCAAGACTTTCTCGACCGTGTCCAGCGCCGACACGACCTGTTTGGCAATGGCCGTCTGTTTGGCGGGGTCGTCGACCAGTCGCATGCCGATTCGTGCGATCGGTTGCGCGGCCCGCTCCAACCGTTGCTGGAGCTTCTCTTCGTCCTGTTTTTGCTCCTGCGTCATGTCAGAGTAAACCAGCGGGGTTGACCCGCAGCCGGGCAGCATCATGCTCACAAGGGTGAGCAGCAGCACAAGAATGCCGGACATCGTTCTGGTCATTGGTCGCTCCATTTTTGGCATAAGAAGATGATGCGTTGGAGGTTACATGGACAACAAACTTCTGTCATCTATTTTGTTATTGCCGCGTCGGCGCCGGGCAGAGCCCGTCCCTTTTTCGGAGGTCGTCGCCGTAAACAACGATTTGCCGTCAGCAAGCAGGCCCCTGAGCGAACACGGGTTGACGGTTATTGCCCGCATCATGGAACGGGCGACTGGCGGGCCCATCAGTGCGGTACAACAGATGAACGTGCTGGACATCCTGGGACAGTCGTACGCTGTTTACGCGGTCGTCGATGCCAAGCGCAAATTTGCAGCTGATGACTGCGTCATCCGCCACGATTTCGGGTACGTTCATTGTGCGGGGCCGCTTGTCTTTGCCGAGGCCACTGAAGAACAGACGGCCCGTCTGTTCTTCAGTGGCTCCGGTCTGCTGCGCCACCTGAACACAACGACCCAATGGTGCGTCCCTTTGCACGCGGACGGAATTTTCTGCGAGTACAAGCTGTACGACAACGGTACGACCGCCGGTGTTCTGGCTGAACTGTGGCCGGTCTCAGAAGGACGGTGGTCGCAGAAAAGAGGGGCACTATTGATTCCGGCCAGGGAGTTGTTCGTCATCGACCAAACTATCCGCGCCCTGGTCTACCGGCAGATGTCGCCAAGCACGCTCGAATTCATACGTGTGCTGTACAAGCGCGCCGGCACATTCATCTGTCAAAAGCTGTCGCTGTCCGCGGACCACATCACGGAGGTGCCGTCTTTTGTTGCCGCGGACATATAAATAGCGAAGTCATCTTGAGCAATGACCCGCAGCAGGTTGTGCCGCCGCAGGATCTCGATTGGTTTCTGTGGCACGGTCCCGGCCCGGATCACCGCCCCGTCGGCGCGCTCTACGATCATAGCACCACGGAAAGCAACCCCGAGAACAACGACGGAGGTCAGGCGCAATGTGTGCCAGAAAATCCGGGCCGATTTCCGTCTGCGCAATGATGCCGGGAAGGGAACAACTGTGCCGCGGTACGGAACCGGCAGCGTTGCCACATCGTACGTGCCGACTCTCCTGGCGATGTGGCGGCCGAACACGTCCACGTACGCCATCATGTATGGTCTGGACAGCAGGGTCCCCAGGGGCGCGGCCCGATAAAATCCAATACGACGAGCGGCCTCGTGCCGTGTAACCAGCTTACCCGGTGGCAGTAGAACCAACCACCGAGCCGCCGCGTTCGACATCTTTGGATGACTTTGCCGGCCTGATGTTGAACGTGATGGTTCGACCATCGAACAACTCCACGGATCCTCTGGTCACTCCACGGTACAACAGCCTCTGTACTAACTGTAGCGGGATCACAAACGGATCCGTTGCGACCGCTTTCCGCACAGTCGTCGTATACGGACACACCTCCGTCCCGTCGCGAAACTTGAGCACACCCGGGCAACCCAGGCCTAAACACCGCAGGTGACACCGCTGATCACCGACCGTGGCCAGCTCTTTCGTCACCATGCCCGTACCAGGTACCGGCACCAGGTACAAGTCACCCGGACGAAAATACGCGCGTTCCTGCTGCTCCAGAAACGTCAGAACGGCGTCCAGAAGCTGAGTGTCAGTTGGGTTCTCACGCAGGCGGCGAACGACATCACTGATATTGATTGTGTCCATCGTTAGCTGCGCCTCGGCATGTTCTCGCGAAACGCCCGTGCGGCAGCGGGCCCCTCACCGGGCTCGGTCGAGAAGTGCAGACGGTTGTGCTCATCGATCAGATTTTTGAACCGGCGACGATCAAGTTCCTGTGGCAACACCGGAGGCACCGTCGTGTGTCCGTCAGGGCGCAGCAGGCGACCACCAGCGTAGGCTGTTCCGGCCGGGTTCGCGGCCGGTAAAGGAGCTGCCGCGCGCAAGTCATTCACCAGACTTGCCAACGTGTGGCCTTTTGCGCGTGCAAGTGCCTCTTCGGGAATATCAACAGGCGTCGGCTTCTCCCGACCGAACACCCGTTCGTATGTCTTGACTGGCTTGCCCCGCTTCATCCCCCTTGGGGTGAGCTCCGTCGTACTGAACGGCGTCGCCACGGTCGGCGCCGGGGCCGGAGCCACAGGCGGTGTCGTCGGAACATTCGGCGCCGGGGCACCGATGATGGCATTACCGAACTTTACGCTGAAGCCATCAATGAACGCGGCAAGTTTCGCCGGTGTGCTCAAGATGCCTAACGCGGCCGGCCCGTTCGCGGCATGCGCGAGGCCCGCAATAAAAGCTGTTTCCAGTGCTTCTTTCTTGGCGACCGTAGAAGCGGACATATCAACCATGCTTCTCGATTCGGCTGGTTTCTTCTTACCGAGATTCAGTGCCTGGCGCAGGTTCCGGACGGCCGTAAGCCCGCCGTCACGCGCTGCCGTGTCGATCGAACGCCCTTCAGCGGCGCTCTTACTGGTCGGGGCGTTGGCTGACTGCGACGGCGCAGTGTCCCTTTCATCCTCAAGGTTGAAAGGGCGATCTGCTTTCAGGACACCAAGCATCTCCGGCGCGGTCGAGTCATTCTTGCGCCGACGATCGTTCTCCTTCTGGCGCAGAAGGTCGCCGAACCCGAAGCGCGACAGCAACACATTGCGACTGTATTCGGTGTCGCCAAGCTGAAGCATTTCCGGTGGCGCTGTCTGCTGACCGCGAACATCCGCCGACTCGTACTTCAACCGCGGTGTCTCCGCGGCCAATGTGATCTTGTTCGGCATCTTCTTCTCCAGTTTGGCGCCAAGCTCAGGATTCAGCACACTGATGACCTGGGCGCGAACACGGTCGAGCATACTGACCTGCTCGCGGGACCGTCCCTCCAATGGATCCAGTTTGGAGAAGTCGGGCGGGTTTCCGGCCTTGAAAGACTTGAGGGGGTCCTTGCTCATTTCAGCAACAACAACCTTTCCACGTACTGTCCGAACTGGCGAAACAACCGCTCATGCGCCTTACTGTCGGCGTCAATCGCGTTGTTCTCGCGATAGTCATCAGGTAAATGATAGGTGGTTTCGGCCAGAGACGGGTAGCTGATCTCTTCCAGCAACGCCGCGACCGCGTCCGGGTTGATTTTCCGAGAGGACGTCTCCTGCTGGCCGACCAGCACAGGCTGCACCGGGTTCTTGTACTCAAGCACGGATTCGTCGACACGCACGAGATCGTCGGTAAACACCAATTCCACGCCCATGCGCAGGAGAGTGTCGAGGAACACCGATGGCGCGGCGCTGGGCAAAAACAACTTGATGAACTCTGTCTGATCTGCCGGAGCGATCTTCAGTTCTTCGGCAAGGTCGAGGATTTTCTGGTACCGCTCGGGTCCATCCTCGCTGCCGACACGCGACCGCGGAGTCTCCTCGTACATGGGCGCCAGTGCGGGGTTGTTCAGGTTACGCAAGCCCTCCAACCACGCCAGGACCACCCGTCGAGTAAGCTCTTGTGCGGGCGCGGTCTCCTCAACAACTTGACCCGACAGCACCACGAACTGCGGCCGTGGCTCTACCACGGTCACAGAACGATTTGGTGTGCGGTCACCGCTGATGTCCATGACACCCCTATCACATCACCGGCGACACTACCTGTCCCGCCGCGTTACCCAAATTCTGTGAGAAAGTGTTAACGGCGTTTGAGAGCATGTTCACCCCGAACATGCCCCGCATCATCCTGCTGGTTCCACCACCACCACGGTTCCGCTTATTGTTGACGCCGGCGGCGAGCCCAGGTTTCACCGGCTTCGGCATCGTCATCCGCGACCCCGGCGCAGCAGAGTTGAGCTGGGCCATCGGCTTCGGCGTCGTCATCTGCCCCGTGCCCACAGTAATCGGGTCCGCTGTCTTCCCGAAGTGAGCGCTGAGATCCGTCAGGATACGATCAAGTGTGTTCGTCATTTCTTCTGTCCTTCGTTGACGTTGCGTACGGTCATTGCGCCGTCCTTGATCACACCAACTAATGTATCAAGTGTATTGCGCATGTTCGCTTTTTCTGTGACCGCGTTGGCGAACAGCGTCGAGAGCCCGCTGCTCTTGGACAGCCGCTGCATCAGCGCAGCCACTTGCGCGGTATTACCGCTGAGCTCCCTGGCGTCGATGGTACCGTCGCCCAGAATGCCGGCGTACGCCGGGTCATCCGCCAATTTCTTGTCCAGGCCACTGGCGCGCAAGGCCGCGTTAATCGAGCGCAGCACTGTAGAGAAATCTTTGCTGTCAGTGCCACCGGCCACAATCGCGCCCAGGGCCCCGGCGTTGCCGTAATCACCCAGCAATGCCGCCATGTTCGCCGAAAGACCGAGTCGCGCGGCATTGGCGCCCTTCAGAGACGCTTGGAGCCCAGCGTACGACGAAATATCAACTCCGGCCGCGGACAAGAACCCGGCGTTCTGACTCAGATACGCGCTGACATCGTCGGTGGCCCAACCGCCTTGCGCGAGCTGCTGCTGACGAGCTCTTTCTTCGGCAATCGCCTTTTTGCGCGCCTCAGCCGCAGCAGCGCCGGTCTCGCCCATGCCGTAGGCGTTTGCCACCCACGACGACAGTCTTCCCCAAACCGTCGACCCTTCGCTCTGGGTTTCCGCATACACTCTTCCGGCCGCGGCATCGCCCGCACGCTTAATCTGCGCCTCATCTACCGCGGCTGACATGTCGCTGAACCCGCCGACACCCAGGGTGACCTGTCCACTCATCACGTCGTCAACCGAGACGCGTCCCTCCCGCATGGCTGCCAGCACGTCCTGCACATTTGACCCGGTGCGTGCCGCGTACGCCGCGGCGGCTTCCATCAACGCACCACCGCCACCGGTACGCGACCCGGCCAGCTGCGCAAATTCACGGCGGTTCTCCTGATGGAATCTGATCAGCGTACCCGCCTGCACACCGGTCATGCCCATACGCTGCAGGCGGCGAACAGCCGCAGCGGCGCCGGCACGAGGATCACCGAACATCTGCGCGGCCTGCGTGGACAGCGTGTCAATCAACCGGAACGCCGCGCCCTGGGTCACCCGGGCGTTCGTCATCGGATCGGTTTCCGACAACACCAGTCCCCATGGATCGTTCACGGCCTGAGCACCGGCAGCCGCCAACGAGGTCAACAATCCGCCGCGCATGCCGGTGCCCCCGCCGACGATGTTCGCGCGGAGCATCCGGCCAAAACCAGAATCGGCCACTTGCTGATTCAGACTTTGCACGGCCAGCGACATGTTCTGGGCGCGCTCCTGAATGGTGGCGCCACCGAATGCTTCCAGCTGCCCGCGAGCATACACATTGTCGACGGCGCCACGGGCGATCTCGCGCACCAGGGAGATGGCGCCACCAGCCGTCACTCCGCCGTCTTGCCCGGTCAGGAACGCACGCTCACGCAACGCGGCGCCAAACTGCATCAGGCCGGCGCGAGATGTAATACCGCCGCCTTCAGCCGCCCGGTTGACCTGGTCCACCATGGCCCGCAACTGGCGAATTGAATCCGGGCCCTGGCCGAACTGCATGCCAAGTTGCGCGACCTCCTCAAACGTCATGTTGAGGTCCGCGGACACCGAGACCAGCGTTGCCATTTGCTCGCGCAAACGCTTACCGCCGTCGCTGGCCATTCTGCGCAACTCACCCGGCGACTGCATCTGCGCAGCGGCCGCCAGCAGCGGACGATACTCGTCGGCGTTCATGGCGAGGAACCCGCCACCGTACAACTTCTGCTCTTCTTCAATGAAATCCTGGGCGTACATCGACAGTACCTGACCGGCCCGACGACTTGCCTGGTACCGGCCAACGGTACCCGTCCCGCCAAACTGATCGCCGACCATCTGCTGCAGCATGCGTGCCTGCCCAGGACGCGCCAACGCCGCATCCATCCCGAGCGCGCGGAGCGCCCCCGGCATGGCGATCTGGCCACCGACACTGATCAAAGGTGCAGTGATGAACCCGCCTGGGAGAACCGCGGCGCCGGCCGCCATCAGCTGAGGCAGCGTCTGCGTTAGCGTACTGCGTGCAAGGTTCGCCGCGGCGATCTCGGCGTTCTGCCGCATGACCAACGGTGCCAATACCTGCGCTGACTGCGCGCTCATGCCTTGCATGCCGACGTTGAATCCGGCGGCTGCCCCCATCATCTGCAGACCACCGAATTGCCCGCCAGCGCCGGTACCGGCCACTAACGGTGAACGCTGAAGCATTGTGGTCAGCCGCTCAAGCTGACGTGCCGTCATGTTGAGCGAGTCACCGATCGGCTGCATCACCTGCGTCAGTGAGTTGCCGGCGCCGCTCGCGGTCGTCGCCAGTGCATCCTGAAAACCGCTGGACCGCTGCTGGTAGGACCGCATCTGCGCAGCCAGGCCGAACAAGGCATTGGCCTGTGCCGACGCACCGCCAGGATTATCAGGATCACGGTAGAAGGAGCCGCCGGCCATACTTCAAGTTTACGTTTTTGGTTTGTTTTCCCACGTGCCGACAACCTGGTCGCCGCGCTGCTGCACCTTGAACGTCTGCTTGGCGAACTGCAGCAGCTCCTCATTCTCTTCTTTGGCCTGAATGTCTCGGCGTTCCCGCAAGCCGGGAATCCAGACTTCTTCGAGAAGGCGTACCAGCTTCTGTTTGTCGTTACTGGCCGCGGCGGACGCCGCGACGTTGGCGATGTGGCCGAAAAGCGCGAGCGTGTTCTCACGCTCCACAGTGGCCATGGCAATGGCCTCACGATGAATGTCAATCAAGTCGACATCGTCGGCCAGCTGTGCATAGAACCCCCTGACGAGCAGCTGACCCCTGCGCCAGGCGTCAGGGGTCGCTAGGGGTTTTTCATGTCTCGCATGATCGCGAAACCGTACGCGGCCGAGATGTCAACGAACGTCGCCAGGACCACGTGGAACACCGCGACACTCCAGTTGTCCAGAACGACCAGGCGCTTCTTTACGTCGTCACTCTCCGCCAAAGCCGCCAGCTTGGTGTTGGTGTCGGCGACAAACCTCTTGGCGGCGCCAACATTCGGCACAACGATCGGATCGTATTGCTGTTGCCCGACCCGGGTGATGGCAAACACCAGAGACCACTTATTCAGGTCTTCCGGGTGGTACACTTGGCGACCATCCTCGGAAAGTTCGCCTTCCGCCAGGAGCGACGCAACGCGCTGCTCGTTCTTACGCAAAGTGCGCACGGTGATGGTCGAGCTGCCGATCTTGATGTCGTGCGTGGTGTAGCCCTGCAGCATGTAATTCTTCTGCTTGACCTGCTCGACAATGTCCGGGTACTTGGCCAGCAGCTCGTCCTCGGTCAGCGGGCCGTGCAGATCGGACACATGCACGATCGGTGGCGGTGCTGCCGGCGCCTTGTCCTTGTCTTTCGCCTCGGCGGCCGCGGCGGCTGCCTTCTTGGCGTCTTCCGCCGCCTTCTTTTCCGCGGCAACACGCTCATCCCGCGCATGCTGTGCACGGTCACGCACGTCACCCAGCGGAGCAAACGAGCCACCAGCCATAGGTCGTCTCCTGTTTCCAGAGCCCGCACTCTACTAGTTGTGTATGAAGTTTCGAGCCCAAAAATAAGCACAGGGCGTGGCATAAGACAATAGATCAGATTCTAGCCCGACTGGCGTGCCGAGTGCGCACGCGATCAGCGGGCTACGTTTGTTTTCCTTGAAAGGGGGGAAAACATGACAGCACTAAGTGCTGGCGCAGCGCAGCTGCGCGATGAAATCGCGGTCCAGGTGGATCGCAATTTGAACAAGGCCGGCTACGTGGCGGTTCCGCCGGCAGCCATAACCGTAAAAGCAACGGTTACGGCTGACCTCGTTTTCACGGAGGTCGGGCCGCAGATCACAATGCAGGAGTACAAGGTACTCCTGCAGAAAGCGCGGCAGCTGACAATGATGCCCGCGCAGCAGCAGGTGCAGTTGACCCGTGAGGGCCGGGCGGCGGCCTACAAGCTGCTGTGCACGCCAGAATTCGGTGTGTACCGGCTGTTAGTTCTACTGAACAGCCGGCTGCTGGCCTGGTTCAGGCGCGAGATGCTGGCGGCAATGTTGGACCCCACAGAGTTCGCCCGACGCGGCGAACTCATCTACGGCGACGGTCAGATCGTCGCCACGGTCGACGGCGCCCCGCTGTCCTGGGAAAAGATCAACGCCACCCTGGCGCTGATACCGGCGGTGGACTCCGTCAGTCTGCCGCACATGATCAGCGGCAACACGAACGAGGACCCGGGGGTCTTTCATGCAAAGTTGCCAAAGAACCACGAAGAGCTGCGTGCGGTGATCCACACGAAGCTCTTCACAGATCTGAGCCAGACTGGAACGGAGGTCCTGGCGCTGCTCGCCAAGATCTTCCGCGACGACAACAACGAACGTCCACCGCGGCATGGTCCGCGAAAGAAGGGATAATGCGGAACGCAATGACGTTCGGTGCGTTGGTCCTCGGGACCGTAGCCGCCGGACGTGTCGTCTACAGCGCCGGCTGTTTGCTGCTGTCGCTGTTACCCTAGACAAGCGAGAAGACGCGGTGGCTCCGTTCACCGGATCCACCGCGTCTTGTTTTTACCCCAAGGACAAACAACATGCTTGGCAACGAGGCACGTTTGCTGGCCACACAACTGCTGCTGTTCTATCTGGAGAAACCGGCCGAGTTCCGCCAGGAACTCACGGAAGCACTTACTGCGCTGAAACCAATGTCTGAGGCGGCCGTCACCAAAGTGATGGCCGAGCTCGGTCTCGATCAAGGAACACAAGCACAATGTGCATCACCCCGGAAGCGCTAACAGAGTTCGCCCGCAGCAGCCTTCACTTCTCCCTGCCCCAAGACGAGGCTGAGCGCCTCAGCCGCCTGTATACGGCGATGATCCGCTCGGCGTTGGCCACCGAGATGGCTGCCACACGAAAAATGCACCTGACCTCGCAGCCGTTACCGTTCAAGATTCGCAACTGGCGCGAGCTCTCCGGTTTCCGCCGGCGCCTGTTCGGGCACGTGGTCAAGAAAGGCGGCAAAACCGGACGCGCCAGCGGCGTCGAAACGTTGCCGGATGGAAACTACGGGATCGCCCACCGGCGCCAAGGCCGCCCCGGGCACATGGCCATCATCATGCAGCCGGCGCTCTGGTTTGCGCCAACGACCACGCCGGGTACCGGGGAAATCGGACAGGTCTACAAGCGTTGGCAAGAATCCCCGGAGGCAGACCGCAAGGTCATCATCAGCGGACACCGGTTGTACGATGCGATACCAAAGACCCGACAGAAGCAACAACAGAATCGATACGAGATCAGAAACGACCCCGAGTTCCCGTTCAGGACGATTCCGCGGGGAGAAGAGACGACTGCCGGGATCGTCCTGACCGGTGAAGAACTTGCTTACCTGGCAACACTGTTTGGTATGCACAGCGGTGATCACGCAGATTACTTTCGAAGCAAAGGCGTCACTGTGTGCTTCAACGATGGCAAGAAGCCATTCGTGTCTTTTGCGCTTACCCCGCCGAGCGTCACTGTGGTCTTCACCACGTGACAGGAGAACGGTGGAACGGCGGGCGGGGCGCGCAGCGCCCTGGCCGCGGAGTATCCCTCCCGTTTATCCCTCCCGTCATCTACAGGGTGTCTACGTAGTGTGTAGTTCTATACTACTTGGGTGTCGACTTTGCAGGAAAATGACCCACCAGGTGGTGACGACTTTGCTTAAGGTGGTGACGACTTTGTACATACTGGTGACGACTTTGCACATATCGGTGACGACTTTGCGGAAGCCACCAGTAATGGCGTCGTTGGCGCACCTCGACCCCCAACAGTTAGTTCTTGTTGACTAGTGTCGCTGTCTTTATGGTTGTCACTCCGCCAAACCGGCGCCCACCCAGGAACAATCATGCTGATCACCAAACACAACGTGTGCTTGGCCAACTCCCTTGACGACTGTACGGCCAACAATGCTGTGATCTACACGGGTCTGGATTGCGCCAACGTACCGTTCATCCACAACCGTTTGCCCGAGCTGATCGCCCGGCGTCGGGACATCTCTCCGTTGGCCAAAAGAATTTACGCCGACCGGTTCAACCACTTGTTCCAGGTGTGCTGGCCGGCGTACCGAAACGCCCAGCGGCAAATGGGGTCGCTCAAGTTCACCGTGCCGTACACGGCATTTTCAACGCTGGTTCAGCGTATTGGCAGCCAGCGCCGGAACATCATCAAGGCTACGCAGGCGCTGGAGCGTGCCGGGCTGTTCCGTGTCAAACGATCCAGCAAACCGAGTCACCGCTGCAACCGGTTTACCCCGTTGAATCACACGGTGCCTGGTGACGCCGGCCTGACACCGAACCATGGTCTCAGGAAACTGCCGACCAACGGCAGCGTTCCTGTGCAGGCACACTTCAACAAAGTGCGCCACATACCGGTGCCGTCTTTCTGCTCAATGATCTTCACTGCTCTGCTGGGGAACGCGCAGACTGCGTCACTCGACATGTTGATGTATGGATTGATCGCCAGATTCGCACGGCCGCTGTGCTTTCTGTCGGTGAACAGCCTGGCGCACGCGCTGGGGGTTGACCGCCGCACAGCCGCCAGCAGCATCGAACGGTTGATCCACAAGCGGCTGATCGGTGGCACCGTCACGTTCAACCGCGTGCACTTCTTTCTGGTGGCCCACCCGGCTCTGGCCGAGAATTCCGGTGAAGTCGAACGATTGACGAAGATGGTGACGACGGCGCCGCCCCGAGAACTGCCGGAACTGTACATCGACGACGGTTCCCGCGACAACGAGGTTCTTGCCGTGCTGGAACAACCGAATGAGGACGGCCTGGTCTGGTCAGCAGCCACCGACGAAATGTTCGATGCCACTGACGACTACCCGGTGGACTAGTCAACCGGAGCCACCGGGTGGAAAAAACACCGGCAAAGCGCGGCATAAGATACTGGAGAAAGTTTATGGCAACTTTTCAGGTAGACATCAGCGGCGTCATGACGTTCCAGGGTTTTTGCCACATCGAGGCCCAGAACGTGAACGAGGCCCAGCGCAAGGTAAAGGAAAAACTCCTTCCGGCGTTGATTCGCGGGAAGGAGTGCCGCGCCGCACGTGACCTGGTGGCGTTCACACTGAGCGAGGCGAAGACCGCGCACGCACACCGTGTTACCGAGCACCACACAGACGACCTGGACGATGTCCAGATACGACTGTTTCCGTCTTACCTTCTGAAACTTGAGGATGACGAAGGTGGAGCGTGACCTCCTTTCCACGGTCCACCATCATGACGGGGCGCGCTGACACCACGGCAGCGCCCCGTCACAATTTTGGAGACACATGACAACACCACGAGCAGCCGCGAACGCCGTCAAACGCTGGCTGACTGACCGCAACATCACGGTTGAAAAAGTAACCGGCAAGACCGTTAGTTTTCAGGACCTGCTGGGGAAAGACGGAGTTTTCGTTTTTATCCGTCACGCACGCAGCGCTCCGGAGCCGTGGATGGCAGAGCTGAAAGCGGCGTTCCAGGCCAAGACGTGCGGCTTCATCGTCATGCTGGATCCCGACACCTTTTTTGTGAGCAAGTGATGTACCACCAGGCCTTGCTGGAGCTGACCAGCCAGACAAAAACGGTTGAAGAGACGAAAGCCGTAAGGGCGTCCTTCCGTCGAGTGCGAAACGACATCGCACCAGAACAGGCATGTGCGCTGCGAATGACGCTGCTGCTCCGGTTGAGCATGCAGCGAAGTGCGGAACAGACGGCGAAATGGACACGAACATGATCGGGATGGGATCGAAACGATCACAAAGTGCGGGGCTCTCAGCCATGAAACTGACCAACAAGATCGGCCTGTACAAAGGGCCAGACACACCATGCGCGTTCCTGATCTGCTGTGTCGTCGAGAAGGACGGTAAAGAGATCATCGACAACACGGGTAAGCTGGCCGTGGTGGCCGACGATCTCTTTTCGGCAGACGAACTCAAGGAGATCGAAGCGAACCGCCCGGACTTTGCGCTGACGAGCTACACCAAGCTGGTCCAACTGGATTATGACTGGCCCGGCCTGGCCGCAAGTTTTGGTTGGAACATCCGGCAGGTGAAAGGTCCGCTCGGCGGCGCCTGTGACCATGACAGTACCGACGGCACAATCGATTGTGGCTGCGGCATGAAAGCCGGCGAGTTCATCAGTGCGGCACGCGCGTTTCTGGATCAATGCGTGGCCGACGGCACTACTGTCGAAGATCCAGGTTACTTGACGGAGTGACCTATGCGCATTGCGAAGTCAGAACCGGGCACGATGCGGTCAGCAATACCCGCGGCGCGGTACGCGGAGTGGAGCAAGGCACCCATCGTGACAAACAGCGGTGGTGAAATCTGCAGGCGCGGCCGCAGGGAAACGGTTGTGCTGGATCGCGAAGACTTGGAACCCGATGCCCGAAAGTTCATCGAACGCGTCGATGCCTTTACCAAGGACCTGGGCTCGGCCGACTTCCGCATCTACTCCCATTACTGGTCAGAGCGCAGCCACAAGAATCGCATCTACCTTCAGCTGGAGCTTTTCCACTTTGCCGATGACATCAGGTTCTGGGCCGAAGTGGACACCTGCGCGCTGACGCTTGGCGCCATGACCTCGGTGATGGACCGCGGAGTCCGTCACGGGGAAACCCGAGCGTATCTGCACCTGGAACTGCTCTGGGAGATCACGAGCTACGCCGTCACCGATGCGTTAGCGCTCAAGCACAAAATCATCGAAGAGCTGCGCAGAACCAAGATCTGGAACTGCGCCGGACACTCGGTGCTCTGAACAAGGACAAGCATGAAGAACTACGAAGTCGTGAGTCCGCGAAAGACCGCGGACCTCTGTGACAACGCACCTATCTATCACTACGGTCTCATGGATCAGGAGACCGGGTTGATCGTCGGATTTTTCGCGCGTAAGTCCATCGCCGACCGCTGTGCCGCCGCGCTGAACGCGCCCAAGTTCCCAATGAAGATTGTCGAGTTCATCCGAGAAGGCGAAATCGTGATCGACAAGGAATCACGGGACAAGCTCACCACCCAGGACCTGATCAACACGGCCGGCCGCATGATGGATCGGGCCTGCACCTACGACATTCTCGGGGACGTCGTCTTCCGCTGTGAAGACAACCAGGTCTACGTGATGAACATCGAGGCCGAAATCGGCCTGATCAACCCTGACTACTTGAAGCAGCTGCGAGAGGAGGACCGCGAAGAAGAATGAACGACACACCAGTTCCGCCGGCACCGGCAATGTTCCCCTACGCCGACGTGAGCACCATACTGGTCGACGATGCCGACCTGATGCTGCTGACCAACGTGCCGATCGAAGGAAACAGCCTTTTCGTAGCAGAGTACCCTGAAGGTGTCTTCATCCATCTGTCGAAGGACGACAGCGATTTTGTTGCCAACGAACTCGACTTTGCCCGGTCGCTTGGTCTCAGCGAAAAGTTCTGTCAACTCCTGACCACGGTCCGTGCCTGGGGCTTCATGTACCTGCGGCTCGACAGCGATGGCCTCGTTGTCGACCCGATCGAGCCCCCAAAAACAAAAGAAGAGGTTCAACGAGCCAAAGGCATTGCCGACCTTGTTGATTGGAGCCGCGGCTACATCAAGAAAGCACCGTTTGGCGACTACCGCAGCGAGTTCAAAGAGCTTGCCGGCTATGTCGAACTACTCCGCGATGGAGCGCTTAGCGACGGTGACTGGCCCCGGGTCAACGAGTTGATCGCCGAGGCCGGAAAGATAGACTGACTTTACGGGCGTGAATCAGAATCGACCCGGATTGACAACTGAAGAGAAGCGTGCCGGAGATGGTCTTCTACTCCGCCAAAAGAGACCACAAAGTACCTGGCAACGACAACGTCGTTTCCATGTCGGCAGACGAGTTTGCCTTCGCCTACGGCGAAAGCGAACTCGCGATGGCTGCCTAGTAGCAGCCCCGACGCGGCCAGCAGACGGCCGGTCAAAACAACCTCTATGAGGACTGCCGAGCGCGGGATGTCATGGGAAGCCCGCTGGACAATGCCAACCATGTAGGTCAGCTGCAGTGTGTTGCTCTACGACAGCTGTGCCGAGATCAAACGAGTCAACTACGCACGTAGAAGCCTTCTAGCAGTCAAGCCAGGCACGCGGGGCGCGATACCCCGCCACGTCCACCATCTTCACGGGTCACAAAGGCGGCGTAACTGCCGGTCCGCCTTGAGCAAGCGGGCGAGGTGTGCTCGCACTAACTGGAGTGACCCCTGCTCTAAGGGCCGTTCGGAAACGAGCGGCCCTTTCTTTTCCCTGGAGATTACCGAACGGATCCGGAGGACCCCACGGGTGGACTGGCACGGCCGGTCCACCCGTTTTCTACCGCGGAGCGCACTGATGTACTACCACAACATGAGCGTCAAGTTCGCGGTGGCAAAGCACTACGCCAACGTGGACATCGAGAAGATGATCTGTGAGCACAAGCTGTTTGGTGAGTGGGTGTCGGGCTACAGCTTCAGCTTTGACAAGGCACCAGAGCTCGGACCCGAGTGGTTTGAGATTTCGGTTGAGGACGAACCGTCAACACACGGTGAGGCCATCGCGGCCAAGTCCCGCGCAATCGCGCTGGCGCTGATCTTTGGCCAGGCAGACCGGCCGATCCGAGTGTTCGACCGCTGTGAGGAACAGGGCGATAACGACGGGTCGTACGAGCTGGTCTGTAAAGACAAGGCAGTGCTCATTCGCCACGCCATGGACGCCAAGCTCCGGCAGATCATGGAGTTGCTTGCCGACGTCCAGGAACTGCGCGAAGGCAACCATCTCGTGCCCGTTGACTTCAGCACGATTGATGATGACCCCGCGCTGGACGACTTGCTTGCCGACGCACAGAGCGTTGCGGTGACCGCCGAGTTCCTGGACACAAAGACACTTTGAACAGGAGTACCGATGCAACGCCTTACTGAAGAAGAGGCGCAGATGTTGCGCAACGCTCTGGACAGCTACGTCGTGCGTGGGCTTGCCCAGGGCAAGGCGGTTTACGAGCCACGAAAGGCCCTGCAGCAGAAGATCAAGGACCTTGGCTTCGTCCTCTTTCCCGACACGCTCCGGCTCAACGCAGAAGAGGAAGCGGCTCTCCGCGACACGATCGATCTGAATGACGACCTTGAGGTCGACAGTGGCGGCGACCACAGCATGCTGCTTTCACATGGCGATGACGGTCTGTGGGTCAACAGCTGGACATTTGTGCCCAAGCACGCCATACCGAAGAGCATCTTTGCCAAGCTGTACCCTGGCGAGACACACCCCGACGATTGCGACTAAGCCGACGACACCAATCGAAGGCGACAGTTACCGGCGGGATTGTTTGGAACCGACTTAGTCCCTTTTCTTTACCCTGACAAAAAAGACCACATGCATTTTGCGCAACAAGAACAACCGTTAGACCTGATCCTGGACCATCTGAAGCACCGGATCTTGTGTCACCTCCCGCATTATGTGCGCAAGCCAACGATCAAGCAGCTGCACCTGATGGCTGACGACATTATCGCCGTTGAAATGATCGAAGCCATGCGTGTATTTCTGACGAACACAGTGGATGACCTGACGGAGATGGCTCCGCATAGGATCACGATTACGAACGCCCACAACGATTCCGCTCGTAAAGCCGCCCTCCTTCGGACGCGCTGCATGGAACAATGCGTCAGGGATGCGTTGACGGTGCCGCTTGGTGATCTCCACAAGCAATTCAAGGAGCTGATCGTCCCGACGACGCAGGCAAACTACCCCTGGCGTCATCATTTCTCCGATAACGGCCGGATGCTCACGTCCGTGTTTTACGCCGCGATCCAGCCGAGAGTTCTTGAGGTGTTGCGTGTTGCACGCACCGATGTGCGGCGCCTTTTCGCCAAAGCAATTTCCGATGATTATGTGCTGGGGTGGCGGTCGGCCGATGTAGTCGTCGATATTTCGAACCCGAACGTACCAACCCATCCTGACGTTGACCGGCTGCGCGAGTTCGTCCGAATCGTGCGCGATCGCCGATCATTCGACTACAGCCCGCGGAACCATTCGGTGCCCGGAAAAGATGCGGCGTCCAAGCAGCTGTCGATTGTGCTCTGGCGTTTTGAGACAGACCCGATGACGCCGAATGTGCAACGACTGGTGCTGCGCAAGTACGAGCACACGCACGAAAACGACTGGTCCGTCACCAGGAACAAAAAGACGGACATGCCCCGCCTGGATGTGCGACTGGTCCACACTGATTTTGTCGTTCTGGACAACGTTCCGGTGTCACGCGCCGTGTTTGACCGCACGACTTGGACGCTGACTCAGTTGTTCGCCGAGGTACCGGATGTTGAGCACCGCCGTGTGCTGCTTCTCCGGTACGGATACGACAAGCTGATCACAAAGGACAACTCCAAAGTCCTCGACATGGACGTTGCCACCATACACGCCGGCGACAACACAGCCGTCAGCATCACACGCGCCCTCATCGAACTGGCTGAAACCGTGGAAAACCGCACGCTGAGATTGCGCCTGGTTGTTGGTACAGACGGATCGACCAGGCGCGTCCACTACATGCCGGCATCACGCCGTGAAAACGACCACTGTGACTCACTCAAGGAGTGGGATATGGCGGTTGGACAACCTGAATCGTTGTATGCCCAAGCCTAAGAAAGGAAGCCATGACACAACTGCTTGAAATCAGCGCTCACGACGTCATCCAGAAGATCAACACCGAAGCCATTAATGTCAGCACCATCGCCGTCGCGGACAAGCACGTGCGCGATTGCCGAAACATGCCGCTGTTCGCTGTGGCGCGCCAGGGTGATGTGTACCTGGCAAAGCTGTTGACGACGGCTGAGTGCGTTGCCGCTTTCCCCGACATGTTCGCGGTAACCTCGGCGGCCGAAGCGGCGTTCACAGCCAGCGATACGGAGACCTGGAGCGGCAGCCGCCACATCATCCACACCCCGCACGGGCGCTTCAAACGGCTGGACGATCAGCCGCGCCGCTGGAGCCGTGTCGAGGACACGCTGTCCGGAGTGATGGCCGAGGTGTACAACACGGCTGTCCAGAAGCTGTCCCGCAAGCTGGACCATGTCGCCAACGCGTTCATCCGGAACATCACGAAAATTGTCATCGCCCGCGGCCCATGGTCGCTGCAGCACCCCGAACACGCCCGCATTGACGTCGATGGCGGGTTGTTTGTGATCAGCCGCCAGCTGGATCTGGCAACTCGCCAGTTCGTCGTCGACTAGCCTTAGCCTTGGCGCACACAGGGCCCGCGTGTGCGGGCCCTGTTTGGCTTTCTATAACAACCACGGAGAATCGAAAGATGGCCACAACCGAGAGACCTGTTGCCTTTGCCGGCACCGACGAATTCACGACCAGCACGCGCAAGCAGCGGCGCGTTGAACGCAAACTGTCTTTCCACGACGTGCGCGACCGCCTGCTGGACGAAGGTCGCCGCGCCAAGGACCTGCTGGTGCCGTACAAGGACCTGCGCGCTGGCGTTCGCCAGGTTGCCGAGAACCAGTTCGTGTTGACGTTGAACATCAAGGGCCACGGTGCGTACCGAGTGTACGAGCCGGTGCTGGATCAGATCTCGCACCACTGCTCCATGGATGACGCCCGTACGCTGCCCACGTCGTACCTGCGCACCATGCTGTCCTACGGCGACAGCGAACCGACCGTGCTCCTGGCCGCCGAGAACATCAACCGCTGGTTGACCGCGAGATCCGGAGAGCACCACAAGAACCGGAAAGGCCAACCTATCCGGGACGGTGAGAAACGCGTGCGTGTCCGTTTGCTGATGTCGATCAATGGGCCCGACAAAGGCGAGTACGTCTGCCGCGCGCTGCTGAGCGACCGTTACCTGGTGATTCCGAACGCACAGCTCATTTTGACCGCGTTCAACGTCGTGACGGGTAACGACGGCAAGGCCGGTTCTTTGGTTGAAGCGGCGTCCGCGGCCCGCGGCGCCGTCATGTTTGACTGGGCACACACGCCGTTCGAACTCAACATGGGGTTTGTCAACCCGATGTTCGCCATGGACCTGCGCCATCCGGAAAAAGGCGTCGTAACCGCGCAGACTTCCGAAATGGAAGGCGGCGGCCATGCGTTCCTGTACCCGGGTGCCAGCAAGGCGTACCGCCCTGGTTACCCGCAGCGAGATCCCGATCACCACTGGGTGATGCCGGCCGCCTTCATCAGCAACAGCGAGACCGGCGGCGGTTCAGCGTCCGTTGAAACATCACTGCTGGAGGCTGTGTGCGAAAACACAGCGAAGCTGGTTGCGTACTCGCGCCGTCACACTGGGGCCCGCCAGGTCTCGTTGGAGGATTACGAAAGCGAGTCCACCCAGCGCAAGTACATCGAGTTGATCGGCAGCCAGTTTGCCGACTCGTTGCGCCAGGTCTTCGACGTGAAGAAGTTTGAGGAAAACTGCCGACGCTTCCTCGGGTTGTTTGACCTCGGCGTGACCAACGTCGAGGAAACCACCAAGTGGATGCTCCAGCAGGCCCAGGCGCTCGATCTTCTCGGAGACGCACTCAAGGCGTACGAGCAGTTCAACCCGGGCCGCAACTCGGTTGGTGACGTCCAGCGGGTGCTGACCAACATCGCGCAGGAACAGCCGGCCGCTAAGGCCGACCGTCTCAACGCGCTGGCCGGCGATCTGTTGAGCGGCGAAATCAAAGTCAAAAAGGATCTGCTGGTCACGGCCTAGTCACGGCCTAGTTTGTGTCGTAGTAACCCCCGGGTGGCTCTGCTCACCGGAGCCACCCGGGTTCGAATCTAACCAGAAAGTGAACGACGATGTTCAACGCGACAACCTACAGAAAGACTACTGACTGGCGCTCGCCGGCGAACGATCCGACGCTTCGTGTTCATCTGCACTACGGCCTGTCGTGGCTCAAGGGTAACCGACAGGCCTATATTACGGTCACGCACCACAGTGAAAGCAGGCGCGGTCGCTTCTGGTTCGCGCACAGTAGCGGGGCTTGTTTGGGCACACACACCGTTGATCTGTTTCCGGAGTTCGCACCACTGCACCATCTCCACCTGGTCAATTACCCTGACGGCGAGCCGATGCACTTCGTCAGCAACGCCAAATACTTTCGTGAGCGGTACATCAAAGAGACGTTCAGCAAGTACGACCCGACCGCCGCTGTTCTTGAGAAACATCCTGATCCGACAGTGAAACAGATCAACAGTTGGATCCGAAAGGAACAGGAACAACGCTCCGTCTACCTGTTGCCGACAGACCCGAAGCTGTACATGGATTACGCGAAAAAATGGCGCGAGCGTGCCCCGAATACGCAAGAGATGATGGAACACAAGATTCGGAACACCCTGCGCACCTTTGACCGCGAGTTGATCCAACCTCTCCGTACGGAACGCGAGAAGACCGCGGCCCGGCTTATCGCCGAGAACAAAAACCCGACGAAGCGTGCGGAGGAATTTGCCGGCGCGGTCCGTCTCGGATTGTTTCCAGACGATCCTGCGCCGACCATCGACGGGCTGCACACGTTGCTGACCGCACGTGAAGATGAACTCGACGCCTGGCTGTCGCGCCGCCATGCGGCCATGGCGCAACGTGTGGAAGAAGTGATCAAGCAGTACGAGTTGAAAATTCCGACCGAACCTGGCGTGACGGACCACCGCACCAAAGACGACATGGAACGGATGTTTGAACTGTCCGGAATGGGCGAAATGTGCCGTGAGCTCGGGCTCAAGCTGGAAACGGTACCGACAACCCGTCCGGCAGTCACGGACTGGGACAAGGCAGCACGCCACTACATGTGCACGCTCACGCGTGGACAGAACACGATGAAGTTTCCGTTCTCAATGGGCAGCGGCCTGTTGTGGTCGGTGCCGGGCGGACACACCAACAGTGAGAGCTGGCACCGAGTGCTTCGGCCGCCGCTGCTGGAAGATGTCATGGAGTGCTTGATCTCTGACGCTGAAACCGCGGAGAACGCGCGGTCATTCGAAGATTGGGCGACCGACCTTGGCTATGACGTGGACTCGCGTAAGCACTACGACATCTACCAGGCCGTCGTCAAACAAAAGGAAGCCTTTAAGGAATTGTTGGGTGAAAACGTTTACCTGGAAGTGCTCGGGCACACAAACATGGAAGGTGCCGACGCCGGATCGAACAATATTCGCACCTGACCGCCGGGTGCAGGCAGCCAACGCCGTTGCAAAGTGCCCATGGTGGTACAATGCGCGCACCGGAGAGCCGACCCTGGTCGCCGCGCCAATCATCGAAAAACTGGCCAAGTTGGTGGGAACCTGGGAAACGCGCGTACTCCCGCGCTACGCGCACGACAGACGATTCCATCAGATCACGGATTGCTACGGGCTCAGCATGCTGCCGAAAGCGATTCGTCACTACGTGAACCAGTCAGGGCTGCTGCTCGATGACCCGAACGCTTACCAGAAAAATCTGGTGCTGAAGGAGGCCCTCCGCCGCGTCCGTGAAAGTTACGGCGACATTTTGAAGGTGCTGACAACCACAGAACAGTGCGCGCTTGTGATGTCCGTGCGATCGTCCAGCTACGACATAACGACCGAGGAGGCGATGGTGTTTGTTCGGTTGGCCGCGCAGGCACCTCCTAATGATGTTCATTTCAGAGAGGTGAACGCCAGCGACAGCCAGAACAACATAGCCGTAGACCGTCTTCGTGTGTTCATAGTCGGCGGTGTCGGCGCTAATGAAAAGGCCGACGACCACCTGGTGCGGGTGACTGAACGGGACACAATGTGCGTTGTGCCGGCAAACACAGCACTCGCACTTCTGGGGCGAGCGTGGCCTGAAATCGTTACCGTCCTCGCAGACGCTGACGACATGCGCCACTCAATTGTCGAAACAGTCTTTCAGCATCTTGACTACGCGTCCCGCAGGATCCTGGGCCCCGTGGTTGACACACCGTTATGCATCCACCTGGAATGTCCGTCTTGGACATCACCGATAACGTTGCTGGACAGACATTACGTCGGTACGCATCACGAGACACCCACACAATGGACCAACTGGGTACGGCAGACTACGGACTCGTTCGGCATCACCACCTATTGCGTCGTGTTCGACGACGATCACGACGACAATCTGAACGACTACTTGACATTCCTGCATTTGTGCATCGACAGTGGTTTGTGGGAGTGGGCACCACTGGGGACGCTGCTGACCCAACATCTGTTTCTGAGGGATGCTTCCTCGTTCGGGTACTTGCGCTGGATCGGCGAGACGCCCGACAAGGAAACGACCGTGCACCATTCGTATCAGACAAAGGAGATCGATTGGCCGACCGCCACACAACTGCGTTGAGTATTCTGGACGGTGCGTCTAATCCGTTCGGTGTAGCCAACGCGCTCGTTTCAGCGTTCAAGGAGATTCTGGAAGAGAAGGGCTCGATGAAGGATGACGCGGCGGCGCGGCTGATCGCCCACCAGCTCGCCAACATCATGCGGGTGAACGCGACCGATGAGAACTTCGGTCAGATCTACCAGGAGTGCCTGGAGCAGGCCAATGCGCCAGAAACTGTACCCGCAAATTGATCTGCCGTCCGGGTGGACCGCCTCCCGTGTTCACGAGCTTCTGGCGCCGAAAACCTGGAGCGACGACGGCATGAAAATGCTGATCAACACCGGCAACAAGACGTTCGACCGCCAGACCGTCACGATCAGCACCGGTAACGTTTTTTCTCCCACCCAGACGAGCTCGTACCTGCGAGCGTTCAACGATGTGCACATTGACGGCGACCCGCGTTTACGATCTCCCGGCGAACTGTTGCGCTTCGACTGCGACACTGTCGATCGGCACATGCCGCGGCAGGTCGTAGACGCGGTGACCGCGTTGTGTCATACCAAGGGCGGAATCCTCTACCGCTGGTCACATATCCGGCGTGCCCGTCGACGCGGCGAGGCCGAACGAGTCGTGCACGCATACGTGCTGACCACGCGTGAGTACGTCGTGCGCGGCACGTGGTGCGGGCCAGGCATGTACAGCGCCAAAGTGCTCCACGGATGTCTTCCGTATGTTGGTTTGACGCCGGCAGTCATTCAATCACTTGCTCCTCTCGTTGCCCGAAAGCTGACCGTGGACCTGTGGCTGCATGCACCAGGAGACGTGTCGGAAGAGGAGTTGACAAGGAAGGTCAGCCAGAAAATCAACGCCCGATATTCGGCCCGATCCCGCATGGACGGTGATGACCTGTTGTTCTTCACCGAGTGCACAATGCACCACAAAAAGATAGGTGCAATCAAGGCATAAGAAAAAGGAACGTGTGTTATCTCCGGATTCATGGTGGATCCGGTGACCAGACACACCAAAGAAAGGAACTGTTGTGAGCAAAACAAAGAAGGAAGTGACGGCTGCCGAGGAAGAGCACCTCAAGGTCATCATCAAAGACGGTGACTTTTCCGACTACATGGACACGCTCAAGGGCAAGGAAGTCCTCGTCCGCAGCAACAACCAGGGCGGCGCCCACGTGGGCATCCTGATCGCCTACGAAAGCTCGGCGGCTGGTGTCAACGTGATGCTGGACAAGTGCCGCTGCCTGTGGTCGTGGTCCGGCGCGTACTCCAGCCACGAGATCGCGGCTGACGGTGTCGCGGTCAACTCGAAGATCTCGACGCCGGTGCGGTCGTTCCTGGCGAATGTCTGCGAAATCATTCCGGTTGCGGCCAAGGCGTCGGCAACGCTGGCGTCGCGCTGGAAGTAAACATGAAAACAAAGAAGCCGAGAAAACTGCTTACGCTGGCGGACCGGCCGCCAGTGGCTTTGTCGATCGTGCCTCCGCCGCCGGAGCTGGCGGTCACCAGCCCTTCCCTGACCCAGGTCGTACGGGAAGTTATGCAGGAAGCCCTTCGCTGCGAACTGGCGGAGGAACTGAGCTTCTTCCTGGAACCGGGCACGAAAGCCACGTGGTCTTTCCACGTGCATCGAAAGGGATTCGCGGCGAAGATCGCGACAGACCCGTTGGAATACGGCGATCTGCTCGCAAAAAACGAGATATGCCCCATCCTGGCGCTGCTCGACAAGGACGGTGCCTTGCATTCCTTGGCGGCCCCCGCATTGGTGGCGCCATTTTTCGGTATCAACCGTTGGTATGGCTGGGGCGTGGTAATCTCACGAGAGATTGCCAACGGCGATGTCGACGCCATCCTGGCCGCGGAGAACTCCGAGGCCAGAGCAATAGGTGTGCGCATCGTGGGCTTCGATAAGATCGCGTCCGCCGCAAAATGGACGACTTTCGACGTCAGCCCTGGCAAGATCAACGTCAGGGCGATGCGCGCCCTGGTCGGTAACAGCAAAGAGCGATTCTTTGTCTGCACCGACGGCAGCAGCTCACGGACATTCTGCATCCCGGTGCCCGTGGAAACGAAAACGGCCGACGAAGCGGCCGAATGGGTAAACGGGGTACCAGACTCGTTCCTTCAGTTTGAAAGTTAACTGGCCAGCCGGTACTGTACTGTACTGTAACCACACACAGGAGAGGAGCTTTATGCAAGACAGCACGCTCACCGACCAGCTGCGCGCCGCGCACGAAACGACGACGACGACGGCGAAAACCAACAACGAAGTTCGCAAGCTGCGCCAAGGTAAGGCCGGCCGCCAGGGTGACCTGATCATCGCGGCCGGGGACTTCAGCTACGTGGTCGACACGTTCGGCCGCCCGCCGGCCAGGATCACGTTCGACGAGATCGCCGACCTTGACGCCGTCGTCAAGATCGGCGACACCGACCACCAGCTGGTGGCGGGTGCCAGCGTCGGCAGCCGTCACGTCGCCAAGGCCGGCGCGTGGAAGCTGTTCGAGGTGCAGAAGAACCACTTCCGCCGCGACTTCATTGTCGCGGTCGGCATCGCCGAGGCCCCGGTGCTGTTCACCCACCCGGTGCACGGCGACTATGAAGTCCCAGCCGGCAAGTTCATCGTCACCCGTCAGTGCGAACTGGCGGAGAACAACGAGCTGCGCGTCAACCGCGACTAGAAGGTTGACGTAGGAACTTCATCAGGTAAAAGTAAGTTGGCTCAACTGGGTGGGCCGACCTATGAGGACGCCATGCGTGGCGAACGCACGTACCTGGTGGAGTTTCGCAAAGCAGGAAGAGGCAATCGGCAGTCAAAAGTTCGCCTGGCGAAACTGACCGCGATGAGCGTCAGTCAGGCCACGGAACTTGCCAAGGCCGCCCCGGAGCTGACAGGTATGAAAATCCTGTCGGTGTACGTGGACCCGAAGTTTTGGGACAGCCTCAAGAAGAAAAAGAAGAAGAAGTAGCGTGGGGTGGAACACCGCGGCCGACTACACGTTGGCCGCGGTGTTGCTTTTTTTACCAAGGAGCGCCGTGCCTGAACAAGTAATGCTGGTGGTCCGCGCGTACAAATTCCGTGACCGTGACTTGAAGGAAGCCATGGCACTGGCTGCCAGGATCGGCGGACGACTGTATACCGGGCTGCACGCCGACAACGACGCCGGCGGCGCGTACCTGGTGGAGTTGTATCCAGGCAGTCATGCCTACGTGAACATAACCGGAGATGTGTACGTCCTTCCGCCCTGTGCAACGGGCAGTATCCCGGTCGTTGATGAACGAGAATGGTCACGCGAAGAACAAGAGGCGCTGAATGAGCGGCTGGCGCTCATCGGTGGACACGACATGATCCCCGGAGAAGACGAGGAGTAGTCACGAATGGCCCAACGTAATTTTCGGCCAGTGTTGCGGAGCACGTACCCGCAGCCACCGGACATTGACCCCGTCAAGTTTCCCGTTGAAAAGTACATGCAGAAGTTGACGTTCGGTGAGTTGTTCCACGAGATGTACCGCCGAGCAGTGAATCTGTATGACGTGGCCAAGACCGGGCCTGGGCATGAAGGCCCGGCGATGGAGCTGATGACGAACCTCGTTATCAGTTTTCTGATCGAGACCGCGTCGTGGGTCGAGGGACAGGTTCCGGCGATGCCGGACGTTCGGCTGTTGTACGCCAAATTCATGGACTTGCGGCGTCAGGCTTTCCGCTACGAATACGAGCACCAAGATCAACAAACACCGGCAGTGTCCACGTTGGTCGCCGCCGCGGGTATCTGGTTCATTCCTCGGGTCGTGGTGCTGGCGGAGAAGGCCAAACAGCTCAAGTCCGAAATACGTGCCGGGCAGACCCGTGTGCGCGTGACAGCAACGTTTGACGTGCTGGTAGACGTCAAGGCGGAAAACGCCGGCAGCTATGTGAAGGAAACCGCGTGCAAGGAACTGTTCGCCGCGGACAGCTGCCAGTTCATTGGCATCAAGGCTATTTACATCGACACCGACAAGGACGAGGACGCATGATCTACGGCAGTGTCACAAAGCGCGGGCGGGACGGCATGACGTTCGCACTCCACGCCATCGAGACCCAGAAGGCGATAGCCCTGGTTGAGAAGTTGGAAAAAGGCGTGCGCTCCGAAAAGGTTCTCGGCGTCTCAAACGAGTTCGTTAACGACATCCGACCGGATGCGTCGCCGATTCGCGTGCTGAGCGACCAGGCAACCAAACACGACGATCATTACCAATACGACGAAGAGACGGGTGCCCTGCTGGTCAATGGTCGTGTGTACTCACCCAACCAGAAGATCACCCACACGACGGAACAGCTGGCGGTACTCGCGGAGCACATCGTCGAGCACCTGCTGGAGCTACTGAAAACGCCGGACCTCGACGGCAACGTCAATTACGCGCTGCTCGACAAGGCGTGCACGGCGCAGGAATCCGAGTTGACCATCCTCATCCTGCACAATGCGATGTGGAACGCGACCTGTATCCAGACAATGCACATGGCCTTTGAGCTCCTGCTGCGCGATCACATCAAGACAAGACTGGCCGTGCTGTTCAAGAAAAGCGCCGGACAGTATCTTGCGTACATCAACGGGGCGGACCTGGCACCGAAACGTGCCGTTCGCAAACTGCACCGCCAGCTGCGCACCATTCAGGCGGACCTCCTGGGCGTGGACATCGACCACTATGACCGCCAAAAAACGAATGCTTGAGATCGTACGGCAGTCCATCAAGGATGGACACGAACGCAAGAAGGCCCGCATAGCCAGGCAGCCGCGGGCTGATGTCGTGTTCCGCACACCGGTGGCTCAGCTCAAGAAAGCCACCGGTGACACCGGCGACTACACCACCGAAGCGTTGAACGCCTGGACAACGAAGGAGTACCTGGACTATTTTTTAGCCTGCCTGCGCATGGAACGCCCGTCGTTCCGTCCAGGTGGAGCGGCAAAGAAGTACCTGGCACAGATGAGGCGCTTTCTGGACGTGATCAGCACGCAGAACGCGGCGCCACGTTCGATCTGTCTTGTGTTGAGTTCGCTGGCGGTAGCGGCGCCGGCGCTGCAGCTCAAGTGGAAAATGAAGATCCCGTTCGGTCCGTGGGTGTTGTCGATGATGACCGACCAGGTGCTGGAAGAGTTCGCTCACCTGATCTACACGAGCGACTCCCCTCAGTACTTGCTGAACGAGAACACGGATGTACAAGAACTTCCTATAGCAAAAACAACGACCGGCTGGTTGCTGACGTTGGCCTCCGGTCAGGTCCTGCAGATACTCGATTCGGAAACAGATCGCATCCTGAATCCGAAGCTCAGGCGCCGCCTGGGTCTTTCTAAACCACGGCCGGCCGACGATGACCTGCCGATTCTGACGTGAGGTACCATGCGCAGCCTTTCCGGCACCGTGGCACGTGTGTCTGTGCGCAAACACGGTGGCTGGGGCATCGCGAGCATTCGCGTTGCCAACAGCAAGAACAGAATAACCATTGTCGGGCGCGGTGTTGGCGATCTGACCGAAGGCGACAACATTGTTGCTCACGGTGATGACAAGCACCACGAACGGTACGGTAACCAGTTTGAGGTCGTCGACATCGAACTGGTGGAGCAGCTCGGCCACCCTGGCGTTGAGCATGCCATCATCTCGTTCCAGGGAATCGGCAAGGTGCACGCGGCGCGGCTGGCTGATATTTACGCGAACGACGATCCGCAGGACCCGAAAGAGTTCATGCGGTACCTGATGAATCACCTGCGCGTCAGCGATGTGCTGGCAAACTGGCTCGCTCCAGAACTGCCAAAGTTGCTGGCGGTGACGCCGAAGCTCGGCCCGCGCGGCCTGTCAGCGTTCGTCTCCTGGCTCAAGAGCAACTACGCGCAGTACGAGTCGCGCGTCGATCCGGAAACCGGAAAGAAGATGAAGAGCACCACGGTCCGTGGTTTCCGTGCCAAGATCGAAACGGCGCTCGACAGATGCCTGACGGTCTTCTCGACGGATCCGTACAGCGTTATGCGCCACCAGTACAGCTTCCGTGAAGCGGACACCATTCTGGTGAAACGCGGGTTCATCGACAAACACGATCAGGTACGGATGCGGTACGCGCTGGATGATCTGCTGACCGAGAAGCCTGACACGATCATGCCGTACCACGCGGCGGTGCACCAGGCCAACGCTGAATACGGGATCGAGCTGGAGACCGATCTGTTCGCGGACGACGAAGCTGAGCCCGCGGAGCTTCCCAACAACATCCTGCGGGTCGAGCTCGCCGGCGGCGACTACCTCGCCGAAGCCAAACTGTTGAAGGCGGAGCACGCCATTCTGCGCGGACTGTCCAGTCTCATGCGGTCACCGGTGGTTGAAATGCCGAAGTTGACCGCCGAAGAAATGCACCACGGACTCGTCACCGGCATCACATTGACCCAGGAACAGATCGATACGGTAACCCGCAGCGTCTGTGCGCCGGTCTCCATCATCACTGGTGGCCCTGGTGTCGGCAAAACATCATCAGTCCGTGCGCTGATCAACGTGTTGAACCACGCCGTCAAAACCGACATCCTGCTGGCCGCGCCAACGAATAAGGCGGCGCGACGACTGCACCAGCAGACCGGCTTGTCAACCAGCAGCGTTCACCGGCTGCTTGGTGCGTTTCCAGACCACAGCTACGAAGGTGACGAGTTCGGCAACGGCTTCGTGTTTGACAAGAACGCGGCCAACCCGTTCCGGAACACAACACTGGTGCTCGACGAAAGTTCCATGATCGACACCCGGTTGTTTGCGGCGATCGTGTCGGCGCTGGGTTCCGGTTGTCGTCTGATCATGATCGGTGACCACCAGCAGCTCCCGCCGATTCGCGAGGGTTACCCGCTTCGCGATCTGCTGGATCGTGTTCCGACATCGCACCTGACAAAGATTCTGCGGTCGAACCCCGGCCAGATGCAGCTGAACCACGCGGCCATCCGTGCCGGACGACTCAGTCACGTGCGGCACGAAGCAGCGGCCGACTGGCAGTTCATCGAGTGCGCGAACGACGATGAGATCATGACCGCCCTGTTGCGTGTCGCGGCGCCGTTGTCGGCTCAGACGGGCCCGTACGGTTTTCAGATCATCACACCGAGACGCACGGGCCACGCGTTGAGCACTTACGAGATCAACAAGAAGTTCCGCGAGCAGCATCTGCGGACGACCGACTACCGTTTTGTGGTCGGCGACAAGGGTCTGTGCTTGGCGACGTTCCCGTCGGCCAACATGGTGAACGGCGACATGTTCATGGTGACGGGGGTTGACGAGAAAACCGGTACCATGGAGATCGTCAAGGAACTTCGTCAGCCGGGAGAGGACGACAAATACCTGGTGCCCCGCCAGGCTAAAGGGCTCGACTTCGCCTGGGCGATCACCGTGCACAAGTACCAGGGCTGTGAGACCGACACAGTGGTCTTCCTGTGTTCACCATCGTTCGGCCAGTTTATGAACCGCAACATGGTGTACACGGCGATCACGCGAGCGCGGAAGAAGGTCATCATCATCGGGGACAAGCAAGCCTTTCTCGACGCCACACGACTGGAAGAAACCGAACGACTGACCGCGCTCAACCTACTGACTCGACCGGGATTGGACCATGGAATCGCTAACCGACATCTTATTGATCCCGTCGCGGTTGCTGCAGCAAGCAGAGCAGCTGATGACGACGACAGTGTCGATGAAGCGGAAGAAGCCAACGACGGCGAAGACTTCTTCGACACCTTCGCCACGTGATACGCTGCCGGAGAGCCCGGTCGACGCCTTGTTGGCCGGGCTTGACGTACATGTCATCGCGAAATCAGCGTTCATGGCAGCGGCGTACGCGACACTGATCGCCGGTGAGTTCCTGACGGAACAACCCGGTGTCTACTGTCTGTACTATGACGCGACGTTGTTCAACCGGCATAAGCACAAGAACACGTCACCACACCCGGATCTGTTCGACAGCCTTGACCACTGCTTCGAAAGCTGTCACGTGATCGTCTGGGCGAACCTGTCGTACATCGGGTTGGACGCCGCACACGAACTGGACACGGTGCTTCAACGACGATTTGCCGCCGGCCTGCGGAACATTGTGTCGGGCTGGAATCCGCCGGCGGTACTGGCGACCAAAGACAACAGCGTCGCCAACCTGGCCAATCCGTACCCGTTGCTTCACGAACGGGCCGGTGACGCCAGACTCGTGTACCGTGTTGCGTTAACGGAGAAAGCATGACAGACACCGGAGACGACTTTTTCGAGACCGGAGCTGACGGTCTTCCGGTGGATCAGCTCGCCGGAGCCACCACCGACACGGCCGCCGAGCTCGTTTTGGCAATGCTGGACAGTGTGGACATCCTGAAAACCGTTCACGCGTCCGGTCTGCATCCAGAACTCATTGGCGATGCCCGCTACCAGGAGGCCTACCAGGACATTCTGTCGCACTTCGCCCAGCATAGCGAACCGATGAGCCTGGACCGGTTCCAGAAGCGCCATCCAGGGCTGGAACTCCCTGAACGCTACCGTGTCAGCGCCAAGGAGATACTGCTGGACGTGATGCTGGCGGCCAAGCAACGACACATCGCAACGTTCCGTCTGCAGATCGACCAGGAGTTGACCGCCGAAACCGGCGGCAACATCAACCGGGAAGAGAACCTCGAAAAGATCTACGAGGGCGCACGCATGTTGCTGAAGCAGCATGCGTTGTGGTTCACCTCGGTGGCGGATCGTGTTCAGACGTTTGGTGACGGGAAGGATGTTCTCAAACGATACGACGACGTCCGGCGCGGTGTGGTGTACGGTGTGCGTATTCCGGGCGGCATGTTCCAGGACGTGATGGAGGATATGGGGCCCTTGGGATACGGGCACCTCACCGGTTTGTTCGCCCGCCCTGGCGTCAAGAAGACATGGGCGCTGGTGCTCATGGCCTGCATGGTCGCTGCGGGGCAAAAGAACACGTTCATCTGGTCGTCGGAAATGGAACCGGCGGAACTGAAAGAACGCGCCGTGGCCATGCTGGCCCAGTTGAACTTCACCCGGTTCACCAAAGGCAAGCTCGCTGATGACGAGTTCGCCAGATTGAAGAAGTTCCTCGGGTCAACCGTTGCGACAATGCTCGACAAGCATCTGTTCATTGCCGGTCCAACGGCAATGAGCACAGTAGAGGATCTGGAGATCTACTGCGCGGACAACAACATCGAGCTGGTGTGTCTGGACAACGTACACACGATGGAATCCCGCGGCGACGAACACATCAAGATTGCCAATCTGATGTTTGACCTCAAGTACATGGCGATTCGCCGGCGCGCCGCTGTTGTCTACACCACCCACCAGAACCGTTACGGCGGGTCCGGCATGGAGGGTGTGGCGTACGGCGACGCGTTCAACACGTGGTCGTCCAACATGATCAACATGAAGCGGATCGACGAGCGCAAAGTCCAGGTCAACACGATCAAAGTACGAAGCGGTATCGGTAACAAGCAGTACGCCTGGACCATCGACCTTGACAAGGCCGAGTTCCGCAGCATGCGCATGCAGAGTGTTGGCGCCGACACGGCGGCAGCACCGAGACAGCAGAACGCACTCACTGAAGGATTGTAATGACACCGGATGAGGCTGAAGAGCTGCTCCGCATGGTTGGCGCGGATCGGATCAGACGCTCCTCAACCGGGGAGTACATTCACTTCCGATGCCCGTTCGCGCCATACAAGGCAGAGCACGCAAACAGTCAGGACAAGAAGCCGTCGGGCTGGGTGTCGCTACGGACAGCCAGGCCCGTCCTTGGCTGCTGGACCTGCACACCGATCACGACACCCTTGGTTACGGCCGTCGAGACATTGAACTTGATGGCGAATGGCAGGTACGCACGCGCCGTTGACCGCGCCAGAAATCTGGATGAAAACGCTGGACGCGTGTTCAAGCCGTGGGTATACCTTCCCACTGACGTAACAACCGACTACCTAAACCGATACCGAAAACCGAAGCAGGTTCCAACTGACTTTCTGCGTTCCAAAGGCGTAACCAAGACCGAAACCATTGACGCTTTCAAAGTAGGAGTCGACACGAAACAGGGACTGATCCTGTTCCCCATTATCAACCGTGAGCAGGTGATTGTCGGCGCGCAAGCCCGGCAGTTTGTGAACGAGGGCGGTGACGGCGGTAAGTACTTTTCGTTCTACCCCCACACCAGCAAGGCCCATCACCTCTTCGGCGAACATCTTCTTAACTTTCAGACCAAAGACACCGCTGACGGTCGCCGTCTCTGGCGATTCACAGGTAAAGGTCTGATCGTCTTCGAAGGTCCGCTGGACTGCATGCACGCTTACGACGTTGGGTTGCGCAACGTTGTTGCGCTGATGGGGGCAAAAGTATCCGAGCCACAGATGCGCTTGTTCGCCGCGTACGCCAAGACGCCGCCAGGTCATCCACGAAAAACAGTGTATTTCGTTCTGGATCCGGATTCAGCCGGCCGGGCGGGCGCCAAACGTTCGGTGGATGAATTGTTCCTGGACATGAATCCGGACATCGACGTGCGGATTTGCACAGTACCGAAGGACCCGAAGCAACTGACGCTGTCTGACTTTCTTAAGGCACTGAACGACAGGGAAACCCAATGGCAAAAAACAACTCTCAGGGATCGACTGCTGGCGCTGCTGCAGGCGGGAAGGCGGGGGCCAACACGCCGAAAATCACCATCGCCCAGCTGATGAACCAGGCTACCGGCAACGCCGTGGCCGCATTGAGCATGGCCAAGAAGTCCGAGGGCATGCGCACCAGCGACACCAAGCTGGTGTACCCGGGATCCGACAAGCGTGAGTACGCGCGCTGGTTCATCTCGAAAGACGCCAAGCACACACTGATCATCGCCGGGAACCCGGTGATCATGTACATGTACCGTACAGCGTGCGGCGTCAAGCAGCTGACCAACCGTCCGCCCTTCTGCCTGGACCGTCTGCACCGCAGCATGCGTTACCGTGTGGGCGTCCAGAACGGGATGATGTACCGTGCGGACGATCCGCGTGCCACCGACCTGTACGCGGAAACGTTCCTGGAGCCCGAAACCTGGACGATCATCCCCGTGGTGCAGAAAACACCGCTGCTCAACGCCAAGGGCGAACCGGTGGTCCGCATGGTCAACGGCCGTCCTGTCAGCGAGTACCGCTACGATTACCGTTTCGTCGAGATCCCGGGCGGCGACCCGGTACTGGCCGAGATCGAAAAGGCGGCCAACATGAAGTTCTTCACCACCAAGCAGACCGGCCTGGTCGGCGCCCACTTTGAGGTCGTCAAGTCCTCGGAGCGTGGCGAATACCTCGGACGCTGGCAGTTGCTCACGACAGACAAGGGCGACGGCAGCATGATTCCGCGGTACATGGAACCGACCAAGCTGTTCGAGCAGATCGCGCGGTTGTCGAACCGTGTACTGACGGACGAAGACAAGAAGCAGGGCAAGACCAAGATGTACGCGGCCACCATTGACGAGGCCTACCCGCCGGCGACCGCGGACAAGCAGCGCCTGGTGCTGCAGACGCATTTCTCCATTCTGCAGGCACACCCGGAGTTCGATCGTCGTTTCCCGAAGGCTGTGAAGATCATCGGGTCCGACGGTGCCCTGATCACGGACGACGCCGGCGCCATCACGGATGACGGCTCCGACTTCGACGACGGCACCGAGGTCAGCCTGGAAAGTGCTGACGGCGACAACGCCGAGCCGACCTTTGACGCTGATGAAGGGGCGACGACGGAAGCCGCGGCCGAAGAGACCACGGAAGAAGTCGCCGAGGAAGAAGAAGAAGAATCCGCGGAAGAGGAAGCCACCGAAGAAGCCACCGAGGAAGCCGCGGAGGAAGAGCCTTCCGACGAGGTCGTCGAGGAGGCAGCGGACGAAGGTGAGGCTGCCACGGAAGACGCAATGCAGGAAGAACCCGTGGTCGATCTCGAAGGCAACGTCTCGGCGTTCGACTACGTCGACGAAGAGAAACCGGCGGCCAAGACCACCGCAACGAAGACGGCGACCAAGCCGGCAGCAACCGCCAAACCGGCGGCCAAGGCGACGACCAAGGCACCGGCCAAAGCGGCGACCAAGGCACCCGCCAAGGCGGCGGCAGGCAAGGCCGCCAAGAAGTAAGTACGTGAGAATGACGGCGGTGGATCAGGTCAACTGGTCCACCGCCGAATCGTCCCTGAACCGGAGCGGTGATGTCACACAAGAACAAACTGGATCCGGTAGCGTTTCTCAAACTCGCGCATGACGCCGGCGGGGTAGTCACCTTTGACTGTGAAACCACCGGTAAGAACGCGTTCACCTGTACGCCTCTTTTGTACACGTTGTCCGCCGGTAAAGGCGCCGGCATTCACTCGATCGCGTTACGACCAACCAAGATGGTGCATGAATACCTTCGCGGGATTTTCACGGACCCGACACTGAAGGTGGTCATGCACAACAGCAGCTTTGACTGCAAGATTGTGCACCGGTTCATCTGCCGCTTCCGCAAAGTCAAAGCGACCATTCTCGACACCATGGTGCTTGCGTGGTTGGTCGACAACCGAGGGGCGCGCAAGTACGGCAAGCCGTTCAGTTTGAAATCTCTGGCCCAGCACTACCTTGGCCACAAGATGAAAACGCTGGACGAAATCTTTGTGTCGGGCCCCCTGGCTCTCCGGCGCAAGGCCCTCGAAAAGCGCGCTCTCTCGCTGAAAAAGAACTGGGAGCGTTTGGCCAAACGACATGAAGCGCGTTTCAAGCGATTCCTCCGCATGGAGCATGGCATTGCCCGCGCCGCCGTTAAGGCGGATGCTACAATGCCGCCGGCCGAGAAACGGTCGTTCAACGCGCAGTTGACCGAACAGTACAAGAGCTACCGCTACGACTTTCCTCGCGCCAGGCAGGCCATGTTGCGCCGGCTCGCGTACTACAAGCGCGAGCACGACAAGATCACACCGGCCCTGCAGGCCATGTTCGTTCAGTATGCGCTGGACGACGCCTCGGTTACCTTGCGGTTGTTCTGGTTGTTCAGGAAGAAACTGGTACAGCTTGGCCTGGACAAGTGGGCACGTGTGGAAATGGCCTGCCGAAACCTGGCCACCGACATGGAGCTGAACGGCGTTGAGCTCGATCACGCCATGCTGACGAAACTCGACCAGCAGTTCGTCCCGGAAATCGAGCGTGTACAGGAAGAGTGCTACAAACTGGCCGGCGAAAAAGCCGGGCAGGACCGGCTGGTGTTCAACCTGCAGTCCTTGCACGAAGTGTCGGCGGTGCTGCACAACCTGATTGGCGCCTTCCCTGATCCGCAGTATGTGACCATTGAGGAGTCAGCCGAGTCAGCCAAGAAACGGGCAGCCGACCCGACGCTGGCCCCGTGGTTCAAAACCAGCAAGCGAGTCCTGCAGTACACCAAGCATCCGCTGGCGCAGAAGATCCTTGAGTACCGGGCCCTGGTGAAGTTGCGCGGGACCTACACGAAGAAACTGAGCAACGTGAAGGGACGACTGCACGCGTTCTTCCGCAGTTCCGGTACCGATACTGGCCGCTTCAGTAGTTCAGGTCCAAACCTGCAGAACATCCCCAGTCGGTCACCTGTAGGCAAAAAGATCCGAGAAGCGTTTGTCGCCCGACCAGGCTTCGTCCTGATTGTGGCTGACCTGAGCCAGATCGAATTGCGTGTCGGTGCCACTGTGTGCGATGAACCGGTGATGCTGGAAACATTCAACCGGTACGTCACGCGCCCGGACGGCACCAGAGACTACACGGTCGGTGACATCCACGATGTGACCCAAAAGGGCCTGCAGGAGATTTGCCCGTTTGACGTCACGCGCGAACACGCCAAGGTCGCGAATTTTGCGCTTCTTTACGGTCAGAGTTCGGTTTCGTTCGCCCTGCTGTACCTGCTGGCCTTTGATGTCGCGGAGGCAATCCGAACAGCGTTCTTCGAGAAGTATCGCGCGGTGATGGCGATGCTGGAGCATCTTGGGGCGCTGTGGCGCTACGACAAGATTCGTTCCTGGCGCATTCCGTTTTCCGGCCGGCACCGTCACTGGGACCGTTTCGACTACGTGTACGACGCCAACACCGGCGAACAATTCCGCACAGACACCAAGGTGTCCAAAGGCAACATCCTGAACACACTGGTTCAGGGATCTGCCGCGGACGTATTCAAGATCGCGCTTCGGGCCTTCTGGCAGTGGGTTGTGCTCCATCCTGATTTCGAGGATGCCGTGTTCCCAACCATGCAGGTGCACGATGAAGTCGTGGTGGAGGTTCGCGAGGACGTTGCGGTCTTTGTGGCTCAGCTGCTCAAGTACTGCATGGAATACCCGTGGTTCGACACACCGTGCCCGATCCTGGCGGACGTGCACATTGTCAACCGCTGGTCCGAGGGCAAGAACGGCAAGCGTGAGAAGCGCGACGAAAACGGCAAGCCGATCATGGGCGAAAACGGGAAACCCGTCATGGAAGAGGTTTTGCCGGAGATGAACGCCGGGCTGAAGTACCTGACGCCTGACGTGTTGGAGAAGTGCCGCAAGTACATACCGAAGCTGCCGTCGATCGACATTCACAAATCGTACGTGCTGACGGCAGAGGAAGTCGCGGTGACACGTAACTAGGAGAGACCATGCCGGAGAAACCGAAGGTGATCGTCCGCGGCGTGGTTGAGGTGCCGGTGTCGATACTGACTAAGGCTGAGCTCGCGCACATTGAAAAGACATTGCTGGTGCACAACAAGCGTGATGCAGCGAAGTCAGTCAAGGCATACCGCTTCAGCAGAGACCTGACGACGATTGAGCTCCCGAAGTACTACGTGGTCAAGCACCTGCTTGACCGGGTGCGTCCGTATCTGGTAAACACGGAGCTCACAGAAAAGCCGAAAAAGTGGACGTTTGCCGGCCAGCTGCGGCCGCACCAACTTGCCCCCAAGTCAGGTTGTGTGTCGACTCCGCAGCTGGCCGAACTCGTCAGAAAGAAGAAAGGTGTCTTCGCCTCGGCCCCCTGCGGGTCCGGTAAGACCATCTCAGCCATCTATGTGATCGCCGCCCTGGGCGGCAGCTCGCTAGTGATCGTTCCGAACCAGACGCTGCTCAAGCAGTGGTGTGCACAGCTCAAACGGTTTTTGCCCGGCGCCAGAGTAACCAAGTACTGTGGGTCCGCGAAAAAGGACCTGACCGGGGACGTTGTTGTCGCGTCACTGCAGCTGTTGGCGGCCGACCGCATAGACAGGAAGTTCTCGTTGTTGATTTTGGACGAGGCGCACATGGCGGCCACCAACGTGTTCAGCCGTGCCATGTTCAATGTCAACTTCAAGCACTCATTGGCATTGACCGCGACGGGCGACCGGTTCGATAGGATGGACCCGTTGTTTCGCTGGCCGTTGGCCCACACCACGGTCACGCTCGACACCGATCAGCTGCCTGTGACGGTACGTTACGTCCCGTTTACCTACCGCGACAAAGCCATGCAGGATGCGCTGAACGCCGTCGACCCGATAAGAATCGACCACTCCCTGGCGTTGTACGCGCCACGAAACACAAAGCTCATAGAACTGTTGTTGGACGCGGTGGCCCGTAAGCGCCGGATCATCGTCATCAGCAAGAGCATCGTGCAGTTGCGGTTGCTCTGGACGGTTTTCACGAGCGTGCGTCCTGATATCAAAACCGCCGTGTATACCGGTGATCCTTCGATTGGAGGAAAACGAGTCAAGGAGACCGGCAGATCCGCCGCGGAAGTACTGCAGGATGAACGCTATCTGAACGACCCGGACGCCGTTGTGTTCACCACGGTGGGGAAGGCCGGCGTTGGTTACGACGATCCCAACAAGGATTACCTGCTGATGGCGTTGCCGATGCTGGACCCGCGGCAGGTCATCGGGCGTGTCCAACGGGCCCTTCCAGGCAAGAACCCGCCGGAGGTTGTGGTTCTTGTCGACGACCTGACGTCTCCGAAAGACCGCATGTTGGCTGCGTACTTCATGGCGCTGCTTCCGCTGAAAGAGAAATGCATCGTGCACAACCAGTGTCCGTGGTACCGAGGAAAGATTGGAGGACAAAGTGGCAGACAAACCGAAACAATCAACAGCGCCATCTACCGCTGGCAAGTCACCCAGCTCACAGGTAACCGCAGTAACCCTTCGGTATAACGTACGATCGGCATTGTTCGCCCAGGCGGACAACGGAGCACAGACCAACATGTACTCATCGTTGGAGACCGGGCTCGATCTGCGCATCAACATCACGCCAGGGGTGGACGTACGTAACGCAATTCGTGCCGGCTTCGCGGATCTCGGCAGCATGATTCGCGACGTGATCAAACAGGAGGCCAAGAAGATGGGTCTGGTGGCTGTGGTCATACCAGAACCGGCGGCCCCGACAGTCTCACTGGACGATGACCACTTTCAGGAGTAACGCATGGCAACAGACATCAAGAAGGCAATGACGATCTTGTCCAACAAGGCCGAATCGTTCAAGAAATCGGAAGTGGAAGCCCTGACGGAAACGCTCAAGAACGTTTCCGTCAACGAGATGACCTCCGACAAGGATAAGGAGTCCTTTCTGAAGGTCGCCGTGCTCGTGAAGGATCTCAAGGGCCGTTTGAAGAAGGCCATCGGCGCGCTCGACGAGAAGCACAAGCCCGGTGTGAAGAAACTGGAGGCCGAACTCGCCAAGGCCAAGGACGAGTACAAGTCGGCCGTCGAACCGTTCAAGGACGCCAACCGCGAACTGGACCGCATCGACGACGAAGCACGTGATGCCATCAGCGCATACACGACGGCCCAGATCGAAGCCGCGAACAAGGTGGCGGCACCGGACACCGCGGATGGCGAGCCTGTTTTCATGCCGAAAGCGTCTGACGCGGCGACGCACGCCATCAGCAAGGGCGGCCACGACCTCAACTACACGACGCGTCGTGTGGTCAAGGTCATCGACATCAACCAGGTGCCCGGTGACTACTGCAACTGGGTTGCGGACGCGGACACGGTGAAGGCCTCGCTGGAAAAGCTCGGCGTCAGGAACCCGCTGATTCAGGTGCAGGCCGACGGCACCTTGATGGTGAAGGTGAAGCCGCTGGACCTGCCGGAGAACCTGCGCCGCCGCGACACCGTCAAGGACGCTGTCATTCTGGGCCTGGGCGGTTGCCCCGGTGTTGAGATCAAGGACGAGTACCGCGCGATGGTCAAGTAACACGTGGTGCGGGTGGCTCGGTTCGCCTGAGCCACCCGCACCATTCTTCTGTTGCTAGTTTCACCTACCGGGAATAAACAAACAACCATGGCCAAGCGCAAACAAACCAGACAGAGCGATGACGCTCCGGCGACCAAGTCCAAGTCCGCCGCACAGACGACGTCGATCAAAAAGTACGTGCAGCAGAACGTCGAGAACCGTCAGTGGTATGTGACGGCCGCGGACTGCATCAAGGCCGGATCGATCAAGTTCTACACGGGGTTCCTTGATCTGGATCTCAACCTGATGGGCGGCTTCCCGTACGGAAAGATGTCGCTGGTCTCCGGGGCCGACTCGTCTGGAAAGACCACGCTGATGCTATGCACGGTTGCCAGGATGCTGCGTACGTGCCGCCAATGCTTCACGCCAATCGTTGACTTCATCAACTACCAGAGCGGCGAAATCCGGACAGCGTGTCGCTGTGGGAAGATGCAGCCAATGAACGGTTTGTACATTGACGCCGAGGACCGGTACGACGCGGTGTGGGCCGGCAAGCACGGTCTTCCGGTCAACGACGCCGATCCGCTGAGCGAACACCTGATGCTGGTGAAGCCCAATACCGGCGAAATGGTCGCAGACAGTGTGCGCAAAATGATCCAGGACGGCATTCTGGACTTCCTGGTTGTGGACTCCTACGCGGCGATGTTTCCGGAGGCCCGTGAAGGGCGCCTGGCCGGGCAGCAAATGCCCGGTGACTCGGCGAAGATGATCCAGAACCTGCTGATGACTATTCTGCACGAGAACATGCGTGACGGCGGCAAAACCAAGCGCCGCTGCACCGTGCTGGGCACTCAGCAGTATCGGGCGAACATCGGCGTGATGTACGGACCAAAAGTGATGATTCCCGGCGGCTGGTACCTGCGCCACGGACTGACCACCCATGTTGCCATGATGTCCCCGCGGGCCAATGAAGGCATCGACAAGAAGAAGGTCGCTGATGCCTCCACCCATTACGTGGACTTTACCGGAAAGATCGCCAAGGCCAGCCTGGGCGGAAACGAGAACAACCAGGCACACTGGCGCCTGTACACGAAGGCCTACTCGTCCTACCAATCCGGTGAGAGCGACGAACCCAAACGCGTGCTGGAGGCGTTGAACGCGTTGAAGATGGCGGGTAAAGACGGTGACGGGTACCATATTCTCGGGCTGCCGTTCGCCACGATCAACGACATGATGGACGCCGTCCGTAAGAATGAGACGTTCTCGCTGGTCGCGCGGTACGTGCTGCTCTACAACTATCTGCCGGCCGACTCCCGCAGTTACCTGGACATGGAGCGGTTCAACTACGACCCGTTCTATGAACTGGTGTTGGATGCGCCGGAGCAAGGTGATGGCGAAGAAAAAGCGATTTCAAGATTCCGACTGGTTGCGCGGGACAGCGTTGGGGGCGGCACTAAACCACGAGATCGCCGAAACAACAAAACCGCCAACGAAGAGCTTGCCAAGATCAATCCTCCGGACGCGACAGCAAGCGCTGGCTGATTTCCATGAGAACCTGGTTGCCTCCTGGTCTGGTGTCAGACGCACACCGAGAAGCGGGGCAGGCCGCACCAAAGGAGACATCACCAACCAGGTTCTCATGGTCGAATGCAAGGCCACCCAGCGCAGCAGTTTTCGCGTGTCGGCGGGGCTGCTCAGCAGTATCTACCGTGAAGCCGACCGAAGGATCCCGACGCTAAGTGTGATGTTCATTGACGGCGACCCGGATCTACCGTCCATGCTGACCATGGCCTGGTGTGGCTTCTTCTGGCCGGTGCCGGACACCGCGGGCGTCGCAGAAGACGCAGGAAACGGGGTCACCGTCAAACGAACATCACCTGAAGGACTTTTCCGACTGAGCACAACGATAGGCGTCCCGAAGCTGTGGAGGCTTGGATGGACAAAGGAGTGGCTGACCCATTGCCGAAGCACACGAAGCTCCAGAGAGAGCGAGACGAGTATCTTGCCCAATACATAGCTGACCAGCTCAAGCTGCGTGAGGTGCGAGATGACGTCAAGATGTGTTCCAGGTGTGATCTTAGGGCCCATTGTGGTGCACGCGGCTCACCGCACGCCGGGTACACTGGCGCCGGCAACCCGCTGCTGCTGGTCACTGGGCATCCGGAACCACACGAAGTTGATCCTGACCGTGAGCTGTCCGAAGGCACACGGTTGTTGTACCGCATTCTGCACGAACTTGGCGTCGTCAATCTGATGGCGGACCGCACGAATTTCATCTTCCAGGGCCAGGGCGTGAGCACGGTGTCTGCTGTCCGATGCTTGCCGCCCGGGCTGGAAACGCACAAGATCCGCCAGAAGCACATTCAGGCGTGTCTGCCGTGGCTTGGCCGACAGATCGCCATCATCAAACCCAAGGTCATTGTGGGTCTGGGAACCGTCGCGATGTCTGCGCTCAGCGGCGTACCGCTGACCCAGTGCAAGGTTATCCGGGGCATCGGCACCTTGTTGAAGGCGCCAATTCCGAACACGTTCCTGGCCTTCACGGTGTCCCCGGAGTACGTAATCCACCGACGTCACGCCGCAGAAGGACAGAGCCGCAGCTGGTTGAAGCAGGTGTTGTCGTTGGCCTGGCAGGCTTGTCGGCCAGTAACCACCACAGAGGACTAGGCACAAACTTACACAGGAAGTATTGTCGACAGACCTTACTATGACCAACCCGCCACCAACCGACACAAGTCTTGTGATTGCCACAAAGAAGGCGCCGGCCTTCAAGTTCGCTATTGACGCCAATTTTGACAAGGCGACCGGCACGATCATCAGTGATGTCCCGGTGGAAGTTGCCGACAAGAACGTGCATCCGAGCTCGTTCAATCGCTGGTGTCGGCGCCGAGAAGTGTTCCGTGTGCTGAAGCAGCGGCTGAACATTGCGGTGCCGCGTTCGAAGTTCGACCCGAGAATGAAGAAGTTGCTTGAGATCGGAACGGCGGTGCACGAGCACTTCCGGGACACCGTGCTGTCTGAAATGATGGTGGGCTCCTGGACATGCCGGAAATGCAGCAAACTTCACGGGCCACTGATCAAATGCCCGTCTGTCTGCGAAAACTGCGGTAACCGGCGATACCACTGCCTGTGGCATGCCTTTCGGTACGAAGAGACCAAGGTGACCGCGGCGGACCGACCACTCACCGGGTCGCTTGACGGTTTCATCGACTACCGCGGGAAATTGCGTGTCGCGGAGATCAAGTCTGAGCGCGAAGACGCGTGGAAAAAACGGATGGCCCCGTCAGCCGGACACGTGCATCAGGGCCATGTTTACGCCGGCCTGGCGAAGCATGTTCTCGGCGTAGACGTTAACTCGATTCTCGTCATCTACGTCAACAAGACCAATGGGGCCATGAAGGCTTACCTGGTCCCGTTGTCGGAGCAAGTGTTCAAGTGGGTAATGGCCGAAGTCGCCGCTGTCACCGACGTCGCGGAGGCGTGGGCTAAGACGGTCAACAACGCCCAGGACCTGCTGCGCATTTCGCAATTGGAAACGTTCAAAGCCAGCTGCCCCATCGTCTGCAAGAGTGATCAGGTATCGAACGCACGTTCCTGTCCCTCACGCAAAGAGTGCTTCAACGGAGTCCCGAAAGCCAAGAAAGGGTCATAATCATGGCATTGTCGAAAGTTCTGACGCTCAACGTTTCAAAGGCGGAGCCCAAGCCAAAGGCGGAGCCCAAGCCCAAGGCCGCGACCAAACCCAAGACCGAGGCCAAGCCCAAAGCGGCGGCCAAACCCAAGCCCAAGACCGAAACCAAGCCCAAACCCAAGCCCAAGGCCACGGCCAAGCCCAAAGCCGACAAGAAGCGTGCAGGAGCAGCACCGAAGAAAGAGCCGGCCGCAGCGGCGAAGCCCAGCGCTGCCGTGATTGTTCCGGCGACCGAGGACATCAAGTCGCGGGCGCTGGCGCATGTGAACAAAGATCGCGCCGAGAAAGCCAAACTGGTGCCGACCCTCAGCACTGCTGACTCGCACGATCTGCTGCCGCCAGTGTACGACGAAGGTGAAGTGGTCGAACGGCCCACGATGAAGGTGCTGGACAAGCTGTTTGCCAAGGCCCACAAGGATCAGAATCGCGAGCGTGCGCGTACCGCCGTCATCATGTACAACCTGAACAAGAACGGAAACTTCCGTGAGCTCGGCTACGCGTCGGCCGGCGAATACTGGGAGAGCCGTTTCGGGAAAGGTGCTGGCGCCGTCAGCGTGTACATCACCGGTCTCAGGTTGTTGATGGATCTGGGCATCAACCCCAACAAGGTCGAGGCGGTGTTCGCCCAGTACAACCACACGCGGTTGAACCAGTTTGCCAAACTGGCGTACAAGTCCCGCCGAACTCTCAGGGAGATTCAGGAAGACGTCTCCATGTGCCGTCTGGACGCAAACACCGGCACCAAAGAGTTCGAAGGTATGCTCAAGCGCAAGTACCAGGCGGACGCGCTGACGGCGGACGCGGCCGCCGTGGATGCCCTGGCCGATGCGGAAAAACCGGTGAAGATGCCGGCGTACGAAGTGCGCAAAATCGATGAGGCCACCATCCGCGCCGCACACGACGTGTCATGTGAGGAAGAAAAGAATCCGAAGCTCCCGATCGGCGTCACCATCGCCAAGGCGTGCGGCCTGTACCTGGGGAACCACGGGACAGCCTACGCTGAGCTGCCCAAGCTCATCAGCGGCATTGAGCGTGGTTACGGCCTGAAGATTCTGGTGATCCCGCATGCCGGACGGCAGCAGGCCATGCAAGGCGTACCGGTGGTGAACGCCTACGCCAAGGACGGCCGGTATATTCTGCACACGAACAAGCGGGACGCCGCGCGGCACTTTGGTGTGCCGGTCGGCGAAGTCACCGAGATCCAGCTGGACGCCCTGCCGTACTTGTCGACCCTCGGGTACTCCGAGGAGATGCAGCCGGCGGAAGAGACACCGATGCACATCGACAAGATGTCGGCCAAGCAGCTGAGCGCGCATATCGCGCGTCTCCGCAAGAACCTGGACATCGCACCTGACGAGTGGGCAAGCGTGGCATTGAACAAGTCGCTGCGCGATCAGCTTGCTTACTTGCTTGAAGTGGCGTCAGGCAGTGCTCCGATGCCTTCCGCAAGCGATGAGACCGCGGCAGCCGACGCGGATGCAACAGACGAAGAGGATCCGGAAGTTTCCGAAGAAGAAGGTGAAGAAGAAGAAGCCGAAGAGGTCAAGGACGCCGACATCGTCACCCATGAAGAGGACGAAGAGGTCAGCGAGGAGGAGGAAGAGGACGACTCTGAGGAGGAGTCGGCCTGAGCGTCACGGAAAAGGAGCAGCACGTCTGCTCCTTTTCTTTTACTTGGACGGAGGAAGCCATGGGTCGTCGCCGCCGCAAAAAGAACCACTACGCCTACGCACCGGAAGCCAGGAAGAACGAACTGGAGTCCGGTACAACTGTGCCCATGAGCAAAGTTCCTCCGGAAATCAAACGTAACTTCCCGCTCGACGACCCGACTGACGGCGGTGACAACTTTCCCGGGTCAGAGTTTATTGATGGCGTTGGCGACGCGCTGGACACCGCCAAGGTGCCGGAGCTTCCGCTGCCATCTGTCGCGATGGCGACCCCCGGGCAACAGGCGCCGGCGACAGAAACCATCGACATCACGCACACACGACTGCCGGCGCCGGAACCAGGCCACCGCGAGGAGGAGCTGGTGCCCGTCATGAGCGCCCCGGCACCGGCACCGGCCGTCGGCGACCGCCGGCAGCACCTGACCTGGATCGTGACCGGGGTGAGCATCCAGCATCGTCGTGACGAGGTTGGAAAGCTGACAGCTGACGTCAAAGTAACGGCGATGCTGGCCGTTGTTCGTTTTCAGACCGTGGCTACTGACGTCACACCGAGCAGTACGCGTGAACCGGCGATGCAGGTGACCAAGCTGATGGAAGCCCCGGTTGACCTGAATGTGCCCTTGTGGTTGTTCACGCCAGATCAACAACGCCGCCCGGACATGATCTCATTGCACGAAGCCACACAGGCACTTACCGGCATGTTCGCCAACCTGGCTTTTGAGATGATCCGGGCCGCGCCTATGCCTCGATCGATGGCGGCCGTCCCGCAGTGGTTGCGTGCAGAGATGGCCAGGAGCAAGGGGCTGAAACCATAGTACGGGCTGACCCAGGCAAAGTGACGAAAAGTGCTTGAGGCATTGGTAACTCACAAATCCAGGGAGTACACTCAGAAGGACTGAGAGATCACAAGGGCCGCGGCGATCCTTCACGTGAAAGATCTGACCGAAACAGTTGTCGATAACCACGATCTGGCGGACACCATTGGCCTGGCCGGTGCCGCACAAGTGATGGACGTACCGTCATGATCAAGTACGGAACCCAGGATGTGTGCCCGGTGTGTTCAGGACAAATGCAAGTAGTCAAGGTTGAAAGTGATGCCAGGGAGCGCAGAGAATGGCGGCAATGCAACAAGTGCACTCATCGGGCGTTCACACGAAACGGCGTCGTGGCCCCCAAGGCTTCGCCCGAACCTGCTCCTGCTTCTCCCGAAGGCTCCTGACTGATCTGGACAAGGTCGCAGACGCCGCCAAGACACCTCGGACGGTCGTGGTGCGTATTTTGGCCGCCGAAGCCATCCGCTGTCTGCATGAGATTGCGTCGTACCCTCTGCCCCACATCGAAACCTGCACCATCCGCACCGACGTTGTGCTGCCCCGTGAAACGATCAAATGCTGGCGCCAGCTCGGGCTGAACCGCGGGCTGCTTGGTCTCAGCGGGTTGTTGAACTGGTTGTTGAACGCGATGACTGAACGGTATACCACCGAGCAGCTTGCCGCTATTGTGCTGGCCAGGCCTGACTTGAGGAGAATAGCAGCATGGCTGCGTCATTCCTGACCGCATCTGATCCGGACTATAAACCGTATGCGGACCTGTTCCGCAACCCGAAAGGAGTGTCAGCCGGGATTCCCGTTCAGTTTTCCAAGGGGCCCGAGCATTTTCGTGGTGAGTTCTCCCTGCTGTACCAGATATCGAAAGAGGATGAGAAGGGCGAGCATTTTGACTTCCGCGTGTTCTACCGCGACGTCAACGGTCTGGTGATCAAGAAATGGATCAACAACTTCAACAAGTACTTCTGCGCCAAGGTCATCGACAAGATCAAGCGTGACTCGCCGCTGCTTGTCGTGAGCCAGCATGAGGGCATGCCCCCACTCCGCAACCAGATTGATTTGCTGATCATCGGTGTCCCGGGCCGCTTCATTGAAGAGGTCATTGACCGCTTTTTCACGTTGCTCAAGGACAAGGTATGACCGAGCTCGACGACGAAATGTCGTACCTGTTCAAAACCATGAAGGGCATCACGATCCCTACGGCAGAAGAGGAGCGGGATCTACTGCGCCGCGCCAAGGCCGGCGACACGGAAGCGCGCAAGGAACTGGTCTGGCGGAACATGCCGCTGGTGATCAAAGAAGCCTCGCGCATGGTTCGAAATCACAACTCGGTGTCGTCGGACAAGGTTGACATTCTGCAGTCTGCGCTGAGCGAGGGCAGCATGGGGCTGTGCCGGGCGATCGCCGCATTCGATCTTTCCCGCGGCAACAAGTTCAGCACCTATGCGATGTGGCATATCAAGGAAAGCATTCGACGTGCCCTGGTGTTCGACAAGAACTCGGTCAAGCCGATCCGGACGCTGGAACGCTCCCGGGACGTCAAGATCAACATCACGATGTTGTCGTTCATTGAGGACTTCGACAAGGAGCACGAGGTCGACGGCGACGAGATCAATGAGGAACTTCACCGAAAGACAGTCATCACGGAGATGATGGCCGCCGTCTCCACGATCCTCACGAAGAAGGAACGCTACATCATTCAGAACCGGTACGGTTTCCACGGCACTGAGCTCACCTACAGTGACATGGCCAACATGCTTGGGCTGTCCACAGAGCGCGTGCGCCAAATCGAAAACCACGCTCTGAAGAAGATGTGGGCCCATCTGCGACGCAACGAAATGGCCCGGTTGCATGAGAAGGACGACACGCAGGGAAGCATGTCGTCCTTCTCGGTTGTGGAAATGCTCAATTCGCGCCGGCGGGTGCGTTAGGCAGCCATCGCGATCTTGATGGGGACGATCCGGTCAAACTTGCCGTCGACGCCTTCCTGCATGACAATCTGGTCGGCGTCGATGCTGATGGTGTGCGACCCCAACAGCATCTCTTCCAGGTAGCAGGCGCCGTAGGGGCGGTTGTTGTTGGCCTTGAAGTACAGGCCGAGCCCCAGCGGCTGACGGAAGATGACCGACTGCAGGTTGATCCAGAAGTCGCGGTTGTTTCGGCCACTGTCCTGGGCCTGGCCGAAGTTGGCGCCGACCTCATCCGAGTTGCTGTCGCCGTAGCCAGGGACACCGTCGCCGTTGGCGGTCGGCAGTGTGAGATTCTGGGCGTCGACGTCACTGTCCTTGAGCGCTGACGCGAAGGAACCGCTGCCCGGCAACCGGGATGACGGGTAGTACGCGTAGAGAACGCGCAGCAGGCTGGGGCCGTAGAACTTGACACGCGCCAGGCGCACCGTGCTCTGGATCTTCTCGGCGATCAGGTAACGACGCACCGAGCCGATTTCGAACAGGTCACGGATGCTGCGTCCCTGCTGCATGGCGAAGTTCGCCACCAGGCCGATCGGGAACAATGAATTCGAGCCGTCGGAGATTTGGTTGAGCGCATCCGCGGCCACACCGTTGTTGCCAACAGGCAGCTGGCTGAGCCGCGGCGGGCCCGCCATCAGCAGCGTGTGTTCGCCGGACAGGTATTCCGAGTTGGTCACTTCGGTCTGCACGTGCTGCGTCGACCATGACCAGTTCAGAAAGTTCGTTCCCATTGTCGTGTTCCTTCTTCGTGGTGTATCAGCTCACCGGAGCCACTGACCTGGCTTAGATGAAGATGCGGATGATGCCGTCGTTCGCACCAAACAGCGGTGTGAACACGACTTCCATGATGACCGAGTCCTTACGGTCGGGGTTCTCGTAGATTCTCACGATCTGGATGTCGCGGGCTTCGCGCGTTTCCCGGCGGGTCATCCGGTTGATCACCGACTGCACCTTCGTCGACAGCAGCTCGAAGAAGTTGCCGTCCGGGTCAATCACGTTCGGACCGAACAGTGCCTTGGTGGCCTGGCGGACCAGGCGCGTGAACTTGTCGACGGCCGCGCCGACGTTCTCCTCGACCACCTTGAGGTCGGAGGTGTCCGTGGTTACCCCGCGGACCACCTGGACCGTGCCGCCGGCGCCCTGCAGCTGTTCCAGCAGCATCGTGCCCGTGGAGAGGATGCGCTCCAGCTGGGTCGCGGTGAAGTAGTCGTCCACACGGTGCAGATCGTACGGGCCAAGCAACGGGCGTTTGGTCAGCGGATCCGCCGCCAGCAGGTTCGACCGGGCAGCCATCAGCATGACACCGCCGCCGTAATTGGGCTGGTTCTGCATGATGACCGTTCGTCCTTCGAAGATGCCGTAGCCCTGCTGCTGCAGCTGCTCGCCGGCGCTCAGGTCTTCGAACCGCTCATCGCAGATGTCCGGCCACACATTCATCACTCGACGGTTCGCGAGGTCGCGGGCCTTTTGCGCGACGTACGTGGCCTGCTCGTCGACCGTCAGGGTCTTCGTGGTAATCTCCCAGTCGGTCAGCGGGCTGCCGCCGGTGGCCCCGGTGCCCGGGACGTCCGCGCTCATGGTGACGGGCGCGGTCACTGACGTGATGACGGAGCCACCCAGAACGCCTGTGGCATTCTGCTTGATCAGCACGTTGGGTGAGGTGGTGTGGGCGGACGCCGTCAGCAACAGGCCTACGCCGTTCACGGCCTCAATGATGCGGTCACGGACGTTGGCCGCGCTCATGACCAGACCGCCGATCTGCACCGCGTAATCATTCGGCGCCAGCAGGGCACCGTTAGCGGTGGTCTGGTCGTTCACGAAGGTGAACGTGGTCGGGGTGACGTCATCATCAAGAACAAACGTGTCGCCGTCCTTGATGCCGGTACCCGAGTAGTCCATGTAGCCGGCAGTGGTGAGCGCGCCGCCGCCCGGTGCCAGGATGGAGATCTGGCCACCGGTCGCCGAAATGGGCACGCCGGCGACCGTGTTGAGGAAACCGCCCAGGGTCTCGCGGATCAGAACATACGTGCCGGCGCCGCCGGGCTGCGTGATGTCCAGGCGATCACCGAAGTACGCCTGGACCTTAGCCAGGAAGCTGTCATTGTCGCCGGTGAGGAACTCCAGCGCAGTCGCGGGCACAGCGGCCGCAGTAAACGTGTACGTGATGCCGTCGATCACGATGACCACGGTGTGGCCGTTAGCCGGTACACCTGCCGACACGTCAACACGGGCGCCCACGATCTGGGTCGCGGTCGGGATCAGCTGCCTTTCGGCCTGCGTTCCGAACAACAGTGACGTGTTTGGCGTCGCCAGGGCCAACGTCACTTCGGCGTCCGCCGCCGGGCTGGCCGGTGTCACTGAAATGATGCGGGCCTCACCTTCGAAGCCAGGTGTGAGGTCGCGGAACAAGTCGCCCTGGGCAACGCCCATCATGTGAATGTTGTTCTGGCCCGCCAGCACTTTGATGACGGCTGACGCCGCCACGTTGCGCTCGGAGTCGCCTCCGGCCAGACCAAAGGCCTCAAAGTTGGCGTTGTTGCTGGCTTTCGTTGTGCGGGTGACCAGCGGAAAGTTGGTGATGACGCGACGTTCCTTGGCCTTGTCGACCGTGCTCATCAGGTTGACGTGCGTGATGTACTCGTTGAGGATGTCTTCGTCCTGGGTCAGCGGCGCCAGGTTGTACGGGACATCCGATGCCGACAACACGGCCATGGCCGCGGTGTGCCCGGACAGGTCGTCGCTTGCGACCTGCAGCGCCAGCACGGTCGTGTTGGTGTTGCGCAGCGCCATGCGGACGTAGAAGCCGAGAGGATCCAGAATCGATTCCGGACCGAACAGCTCGTCCACGGTGTCACGTTCAACCGACATCAGACGGTTGGCCATGTCGGCACGGTTGGCCACGTAGGACACGTAAATCTCGCCGCCGTCCGTCACGCTCTTTTCGATGGTGAACGACGCGTCGGTCAATGCCGTGGTGAACGGAACCGTGCCGCTTTCGGTATCCTGCACCAGCAGGCGCGTCTCATTGATCACGGCGATCACGGTGAAGCGCCCGGCGGCAAGCACCAGGGTGTCACCCGCGGCCACACCGTCGCCGATAAAGTCAGCGGCAGACGCATCAAAGTAGCGCAGACCGGCGTTGGCCTCAACGGTCGTGCCCGATGATGCCAGGGCCGCGCCGAGGTCGCCGGTACCGGTCAGGATCGAGTAGGTGAACGAGAGGCCGGCGTCCAGCGTGAACTTACCGGTGCTCTGGTCGAATGACCAGCCGTCAACGCTGCCGGTCTTCTTCGGTACGATCGAGTCACCGAAATTCGGGTGGCGGAACACCACGTTGGGCAGACTCGGTGTGGCGTACAGCTCTTCCGTGTCGCTGTCCTCGTAAGCAAGGCTGTCCAGTTCGACCAGGGTCGCGCTGTACAGGCTGAGGCTGGCCAGCAGCAGGTCGACCTCGGCACCGTCGTAGCTGCCGATGTTTTCGTCAAACACAACCTGACGATTCAACCCGATCACCACGAGCGGCAGACCGGAATCAGGCACGAGCGGCTCACGCAGTCGGAAAATCTGCTCAACACGCAGACTCGGGGGCGTGATCGGACCATTGATGAAGGCACCAGCCATGGGTCAGTCCTCGCTAAAGATCGTCAGCAATCCTCTACTTGGGTAAGTATAGGTTCGACATTGATGTTTTCCGGGTCCCGCAAAACTTGCCAGGAGAAAGGCATCATGATCGGTACGGTCACCGGGACCACGCTCAGCATGATTTGGGCGTCAGTGCTTTGCACCGGCGACTCGTTGCCGACTGTCGGGTTGTCAATACGGTGCAGTCCGGCCTGTTGCTTGATTCGGTCCTGAAACGTCAGACAGCACACAGTGACGATTTGCGCTATCTGTTCGGCTTCGGCCGGTTTGTGGCTGAAGCAGACGATTTGAATGTCGGTCTGCAACAGTGTGCTGTAGTGCCGGCCTTGCCGGGTGGATCCGTCCGGCGGAGCCACCGGCTTGCGCAAAATCGGTGAGACCCGTTCCTGCTGCAGGTTGCGCATGTGCAGTCGTGTGAACCGGATCGGGCCGCGGTTCACCAGGATCATGTGATTGGGATTTTTGACCGCCTGGTCTTCGGTGTACTCCGCGGCGATCACGATCCTGGACTTGGTGCGCTCAGGAAGCCACTGATATGGATTCGGCACACCCAGCATGTTGGGTTCGGCAAAAAATGTCTTGAGCGCGTCAATGAACACGCGGCGCGGATGCGAAACAAAATCAGCTTTGGTGTTGGCGTCCGTTTGGCCCAGAACCTGTGCGACGGCCGCCGGTAGCTGGGTCTCGTCGGCCATTACGTCTCCCACGTAACGAGAAACGACGTGCTCTCAGTGAACAGCGGGTACACACGGATGTTCCCGATAGGTACGCCCAGGCCATTCAGGAAGGTCTCGAACTCAGCCACGGCGTCAGGCCCGCTGGTTTCGACGCCAGTGTAGGAGCCGGCGCCGACGGTCCCGTTGACTGTCAAGTTGCCGGCGTTTGCCGACACCGCCAGGACGAAAGTAATGGCGGCGCCCCAGCTGCCGCGCTGGCCGGCCACCATGACCATTTCGGCGTTGGCACCGACCATGTAAGCGGGTGCCGGGAGAAACGCCCCTTCGGTCTTGCGGTGAATCGCAGCGGCCAGGTTCGTCAATGTCTTCAACCTGTCACCGACCACGTTGGTGAAGTCAGCGCCTGCTGCCACGGTGATGGCCGGCAGACCCATCAACACACGTTGCGGTGTGTTGATCGTGATGGAAATGCCGGCCAGGGTACCGGTAACCCGCAGAGTCAGCGTGGCCGGCTGCAGGTTGAACGTGTTGTAGTCGCGGGTTTTCCCGCTCTTCAGCGGGTCAAAGTCGTACCGGACGGAGTTCAGCGCCACGGGTCACTCCTACGGTGTGTCGTCCCAAATCACCAGGAACGATGAACTTTCCGTGGTCAACGGAACAATGATGATCTCGGCAATCGTCGGCGTGCCCGGCAGAGCGTTGAGGAACGCCTGAAACGTGACAGCAGAGTCGGGCCCTGCGCCGTTCGTCAGCAGCTCAGTGGTGGGGCCCGCGTTGCCGTTGATGCTCAAGTTGGCGCCGGCGGCATCAATGTCGAGTTCAATCTGCTCGCCCCAGCTACCGGGCGTGTGCGCCTCCAGGGTGACCTCGGCGTTACCGGCGACCAGCTCAACGCGCCCGTTGACTCGAAGCAGTTCTCCGGCAGCCACATCGATCGCCGCGATCAGCGCGTACATCGATGCCATGACGTCGCCGCCGACTTCGTTCCATTCGACACCTTCGGTGATGACAATGGCCGGCGCGGTGGCTACCGGTGATTGAATCGTCAACACCATGCCGGCGACGGATCCGCTCAGAACCAAACGGGCGGAAGCACGCCGCAGGTTGAAGTCCCAGCGGTCACGTGTCTTTCCGCTCTTGAGCGGATCCATGTCGTAACGAACAACGCGAATAGCCACGGTGTGCTCCTGGCGGACTTACGGACACATCACGAGTGCTCAGGCCGTGATCGATGCGTTGCTGACGATTTCGGCCGCCAGTTTCTGCACTTCTTCACGGTGCTCCTCGATGTAGTCATCGAAGCCCTTGCGGACCAGCGGATGCTGCAGCAGTGTCGCGGCACCAGGCAGCTCCACGCTGGCTTCCTTGGTCTCGGTTGCGGCGGGCGCGGCCGACTCGGCCGGCGGCTGTTCGCCAGCCTTGTTCTCGTCGACTTCCTTGGCGGAGTCGTCGGCGGACTCGTTGGCGGATTCGTCGGCAGCTTCCTTGACCGCGTTCGCTTTTTCGGCGGCCTCCTTGCGCTGGCGAACTTCCTCCGGGAACACGCGCTCTTCTTCCTGAGCGGTAATCCGGTGGATGGTGTTGGCCAGAAGGTCGCCACGATCGAAGTCGTCCTGGACCGACGCGGTCTTGACGCGCTCGCGAGCTGTCTTTGTGGTCGACACGGCAGCGCGCATGCTTTCGATCAGAGTTTTCACGTTTTCCGACATGTGTCTTCTCCTAAACCCAGATTTCGTCGACGTCGTCATCAAGATCGGCGCCGTACCGTGCTATTGCGGGGTCTCTGGCCATGGCGGCCAGCATACCTTCCTGGACAAAATGCGTCCCGGCCCGAGGCGGTATACGCCAGCGACCGCGGCTGATGGCCTCCAAGGTCACCCGCCTGAAGATCGTGACTCCTGACCTTAATCTTAGAGGAACGATCTTCCCTATCAACGAAAACAATGTTGCCCCGCTCGTGCCCTCATCGACGTACTTGGCCCAGGTTTTGTCCGAGTCGATGACAATCGTGTTGTCGTTGAGGACGGTGGCGTGAATCGATCTTGGCAGCGAGTCTTTGGCCAGCGGCGACGTGTTGGCGTCGGCCGCCTGGCGCACCGAGGCCTCAAGCTGGGCCCGCACACGTTCGAGAACTTCCTTCGGAGGGTCATCCGAGAAAGTCACGATGGCGAGTGGCTTCTTTTTTAGTTTGGGTCCCGGCACGTTAGACCGCCGTAATCAAATGGGATGTGTGCAGATCAGAGGTGACCTGATCCTTGGTCAGGCCTGCCAGATCCTGCTCCTTGCTTTGCGGGTCAAGGACACGCAGCACGAGTTGCTGCATGATGATCGTCCGCAAGTGTTCACGCGGGCTGACCTGGTTCACCAGATACCAGTTACCAGTGCCGATCTCGTAGATGACGTCCCGCGGACTGACGACCGGAAAATGCCCCATGGACGCGTCCACGTAGATAATCTCGCGGATCGACCCTTCGACCATGTTGGCACGCCGGGACGGATGGTATTGAATCAGTACCCGCAGTGGCGGGTAAAACCCGCCGATCACACCGGTGCCGTAGCAGATGGAGCAGTCGCGTCGTTTGACACGTTCCTCCACGGGGTCCCAGCAATTGGGACACGCCTGGCCAGTGGTGCGCTTACGGTAAACCAGGGATTCCCGGCCGATTTCCAGATGACGGAAGTGCAGCTCACGGGCTTTCACGATGGCTAATCCGAGTGCGGACACCTTCTGGTTCATTCGCACGGCTACCGACGTGGACTCCGTGTTCGGGAGCTCAGCTCCCGTGGAGTCCACCTGATACACCCTGACCTTGTAGTACAAGGTCGCCCACTTGCTGAGCTCCGCGGGATCCTGGTCCACGTACACGAACTGGTCCGCGCGGACACCTTTCGCGATTACGATGAACTCATCCTGCGGAGACAGGGAGCGGCTGACATCGACGCGGTAGTTCCCGATGAGATCCACCGTGGGACGGAACGACCAGTTCACCACGAGGGATCTCGCGGTGATGCCGTTGACCGTCAGTTCGTCAAAGTCGAGCACAGAATGTCCTGCGGGCACATCATCACCGGTGGCTCAGGCGAACCGAGCCACCAAAAGACTACACACCGGCGCCGTTACCAGGATCAGGGCCGCCGGCCGACAGCTCTCTGAAGTAGTTACCGAACTCAGAGTTGGCGCCGAGGTACACCAGGTTCGCGTTGATCTCCATCTTGATGCGCATGCGCTCTTGCTTGTACTCCTCGTTGAGCATGTTAGCGGTCTGCGCAATGGCCTTCCACTGATGGTTGATCTGGAAGGACTGCTCACCATCCTGGTACGATGTCTCGTTACGCTGCATGTAATTCATCAGCGAGAACAGCGCTTCAGACGCCGCCTTCTTCAGCAGGATGTACCGCGGGGCGTCCGTGAACGAGAAGATGCGGCTGAACCTGGGCGGCGTCTCGTTGAAATCCAGCAGGGCACGCCCCCAGGCCTCGCGGAGCTGCTGATCCGAGTGTGCGTAGTCCAGATCGAACATGAAGTTTCGATTACGCACGTCCATCAGGTACGACCTGAGCGCCTCCACAAAATACTCCGGGGGTACCGGGTAAAATGACGGCACCGACACCTTGAGCTGCTTGTCGCTCACGTTGATGTGTGGCTTCTCGCCTTCCGGTCCCGGCATTGGTTACTCCTAGTCGCGCTTCTTGGGGCGTTTTGTCTTCTTGGGCTGCGTGTCGCCCGCCAGGGTGCTCTGTTCCTTTGTCTGGTCCGCTGGACTGTCGTCGCGAACACCGGCGTCCTCCGCCACAACCGGAGAAGCACTGTCGTCAGCGGCGGCGACCTCAGTGGCCGCGGCGGGTTCGCCGGGTTCCGGCGGCGCATCATCGACCACCATGTCCTCCTGAGTCACCGGGGGAGTGTCGGTCTCCTGCAGTTTGATCGCGTCTTCCAGCGTGGAATTGGCTTTGGACTGCCGGCGCTCATCTTCCAGGAACTTCTCGTGATCAGCGGCCTGCTTAGCCAGCTCGGCCTGTCTACGAGCATTTTCCTCGGCGGCCGCCGCGGCCGCGGCCTCTTCTTCGGCTTTCTTTTTCGCGTCATCTTCGGCGATCTTCACCGCCGTGATGTCAAGCAGTGCGCGCGCGTCGTCGGCACCAAGGGCCACCACACCATGGCGGCCGAGGCGCCGCTCTGCCATGTCGGCCACTGCTTCCGGCAGCACAGACACCACCACGCCGCTGCGATCGCGTTCCTTGAGCAGACCGGCGTCGCGCATGCCCTTTCCTGTCGTCAGCACATGTTGATCCGGCAGCAGCACGAATGACCTGCGGCCACCGTCAACGATGGGCAGCTTTACGTGGATCTGCCGCGGAACAATCGATTGAACAACCACCAGTTCACGATCCTTGACTGCCCGAATGTGCTGACCGTTGAACGTCTTCATAACAAAAACTCCTGTTGGAAGTATAAGCCCAGCATACCCAGGGACCTCCGGAAAACAAACAGGGCCCTCCGGAAAGAGGGCCCTGTGGGTGTAGGCCTTGACGACTACGCGTCGGGGTCGGCGCCCGCGGTGCGGTCGACACCTTCCGGGTACAGCTTGATCACGCCGGTGGCGTACACCGAAGTGGGCACACGCACGTCCAGCGTTTCGCTGCCTGCCAGCATCAGCAGGGCGCAGCCGTTGACGTTGCCGATGCCGGCACCAACGGTTTCCCAGCCGCGCATGGTGATGACATTTGCCCGCTTGTTAATCCAGAACTTCGGTGCGATCAGCTGCAGGAACTTGCCCAGGGCCGACTTGTCGCAGAACCCGTAGATATGGCCAGGGCGGACCAGCTTCGGGTTGGTCTTGATCGTGGTGATGATTGTGTAGCCGCCGACCTTGGCTTCACGGTAACCGTCCACGGTGATCTTTTCTGCGATCCCATAACCGATTTCATCCGCGAACCAGCGCAGGGCGTCGACGTACGTCGCTTCGTGCATCAGGATGACCCGCAGCTGCAGCTGGCGGTTCGCCATCACCTGGGCCAGGTCCGCGACGGTCTCGCGGCGCCAGTAGGTGTTGGGGCTCATGATGATGTTGCTGGTCACCGGGTTGGCAATGGGCGGAACCGTGGTCGTGCCCTTGAAGAAGGCGTCGACCAGGCTGCCTTCACCGGTGCTGAAGCCAGTCAGACCACCGCTCAGGCGGTCGGCCTGGTTCAGGCGCCAGGTGGCCAGGAAGGCCGAGGCCTTGGCGTGGTCCAGGAAGCTGATGTCTTCCTGTTCCTGCAGGTCCTTCAGGCTGTTCTGCTCGATGATCTTCAGGACCGGTTCCAGGTGGGCCAGCAGCTCCTGTTCGGTCTTGTTGAACTCATCGGTGCTGACGTCGTAGAACCGGATCGGGAAGCGCTTGCCCTGGATCCAGGTCTTGTCGGGTTCACCGCGGACGGCGATGCGCTGGGCGACAGTGTCGGGTTCCAGCGGCACCACGTACTCCAGCTCGTCGTGGACACCGTTGGGGTCGCGCTGCATCTGCGGGTCGCGTTCGGTCACGGTGCCGAATTCGAGGATCTTGCGTGCAAAGCCCTGTTCGCGGATCTTCTGCTGGATGTAGTCGCCGATCGCCGCCGACGTCTTTTCCAGCGCCTCGCCTCCGTAATTCACGGAGTCGATGAAGAGTTCGTTGAACTCCTGGCTCTGCAGGTCTGCCATGGCCAGACTCATTGGTATGTCTCCTGTATGGACACCTGTCGTGGACTGCAGGACAGGATTGAGTTTTGGTTGCGTTTACCTGCTTGTTTCGTAGGTGCTGTCTTTTGGGGTCTGACTCCCGGGTGGTACCACACAGCACCACCCGGGATGCAAAAGCGTGCTCAGGGGCTACTAAGCGGTGACGTAGCCCTGGTTGGAGAAGAGGAAGAAGACCACGTTGCCGTCAACCTGGTCCACGATGCCGAAGCACAGTGCGCCTTCGTTGGCGCCGGCGGCCGGCAGCGCCGAGCCACGGGCCACACCACCCAGCTTGATCTCGCCGGTGCGTTCCGCGGCGCCGTCAGTCTCACGGCGCAGGATCAGTTTGCAGCCCGGGACAGCGATGGTCGCCAGGTCGGCCTTGACGAAGAAACGTTCGGTCAGGGGCAGGCCCAGGCGGACGCCGGCACCGCCGATGCCCACGTAGCCGCCGCTCTCCAGGTCGGTGCCGATCACCACACCACCAACATCGTTGATGGTCTGGCGGTCATAGGCGCTGCCACCGCTGGGATTGGCGAAGTTCAGGTAGACGTTGTTGTCCACCACGTTGCCGCCACCGGTGTTGGGCTTGGCAGCCTTGCCGGCGGCATTGCGCACCATGAGGCCACCTTCGATGATGTCCACGGTGCCGCGAGGGATCGTGAACCGTTCAAAGTTCTCGACCTTGTTGTCGATGCGGAGAACGGTCGAAGTCTTCTGGTTCCCCGTCGTGTCGTTGATCTGAGGCATGTGTAATGCTCCTGTTTGTTCGCCCTGTTCAGGTCACAAGACCCGATGGGGTGCCAAAGCGTTTTTCGCGCCATTGCAGCAACCACGCTGAAACGGAGTCGAGCGCTCTTCCGTCTTCAAGCATGTGTGCTGTCTTCTGGTTTTCAACCTGACCACCAGAATTTTCCGGCAGGATTTCACCAAAAATCCTGTCGGCAGCGCCAGGCGCCACAGACGCTTCTTTGTACGTCGACAATCCTAGCTTGATGATGCGATCAAGTTCCTCTGCGACCTGGCCGACATCAATCTCACCTTCTTTGACCAGGGTCAGTACGTGCGCGTACGCGTCGAGCAGTTGTGCCTGCTTTTGCAGCAAGCTGTCCCGGCGCGCCAGTTCCGTGTGCAGCTTGGTGTTCTCACTGGCCACGGTTTGCAACTCCGCCAAAGTGTCCTTGGCGGCTTTGGTCAGCTCAACGAAGTCTTTCTGACTGGACATAGCAGGCTAAGCCTTCTTTGTGTCCAACACCGAAAGATTGTCTGCGGCAGACAACAACAGATGCATGCCGAGACACACCTGCCGACGCACAACATCCGCGTCGGCCTTCTTCTGCAGTTCGGCCATGTGCGCCTGGACAATCGAATCGGGTTTGTCCTCTTCAAAATGCTCGCCCGTGTCGAACGACCGCTGGGGCGAAACCCCGGCAGCCGTGTGAGCACGATCGAGCAGATCCTGAAGATTCTTCATGGCACAAACCCAATTCGAAAACTACTCGGCCTTGGCGGCGGCTTCCTGCAGGAGGATGGCGGCCAGCTGGCCGGCGGCAAACGCGTTGGCCGCTTCCTTGCGGAACTCCTCGTTGCCGGCAATGGCCGCGGCCTTGGTCAGTTCATTCGCCAGGTGCAGGCGGCCGAACTCGGTCTGCGGCGGGATTTCACCGCGGCCCTCGGCCTCCACCACCTGCTGGGCCGCGTGGAGAACCGCGACCTTTTCGTGCTTCGGGTACTTGCGAATGGTCTCGAACAGGTCGGCGTAGGCCTGGTCGTGCCGGGCCTGGCTCAGTTCGTTGGCAATCTTGGTCAGCGTGGTCATGACAATTCCTCGTTCGGTTGTTTTCTCAAAGGCAGCGGGTATGGCCAGACTACTTCCGGGCGGCTAACCCCGGATTTCAGCTCAACTGCAGGTCCAGCAGATCAGCCGCATTCAGCATCATGGTGTAGGCGTTCTTGACCAGGACCTTCGGGTCCTCGAACGCCTCATTGGTCATGCCGGCGAGTTTCATGTTCATGCTCGACGACACCATGTTGCGAAACAGCTGTTCCGCCACCGTGTTGTGATTCTCCCGCACGATGGTCGCGATCTTTTCGGTCAGCTGCACCACCGTGTCAGCGAACGTGCCGATTTCTTTTTGAGCCGCTTCCTTGTCGTATCCCTTGGGATACTCGTCGCGGCCGCCCTTGTCATCGGCGTCGTTCTTGTCGTCCTTGTCGTTGTCTTCCTTCGGTTCCTTCTTTTCCTTCTTGGCGAACTGGTTGGCCTTCAAGGCTTCCGGAAGCTCGGCTTCCTTCGTCACCAGCTGCGCCTGCTTGCGCTGGAGAATCTCAACGAAGTTGGTCATGTTTGTTTTCCCTGGACTGTGGGCGGTTCATCACCGCCCACAGTCGCCATTGTTCTTGTGCGCGTCAGCCTGTGTTTCCGAAAGCGCCAGTTCACTCGACCGGCGGCCTGCGCTTACTACTTGGAGACCTTCTTGATCAGCTTGTCGGCCTTCTCCGTCTTGGTCGGCATCGTCAGGTTCTTCTCGGTCAGATGCTTGACCGAGGTCTCGTCGATGTCGGACTTGGACGGGTTGTCCTTGTTGGTCGGCAGCTTGTTGGCCTTGTCGGTGACCGACCCGGGCTCGGTGATCTTCGAGCCGGACACGTGGCCACCTTCCAGGGTTGCCGCCTTGTTCCAGGCCGCGGCGGCTTCCTTGCGCAGTTCGAGCACGAAACCGTGGCCCATGAGGCGACCGGTTGCGATCGCTTCGCTGGCCAGCTTCGCGAGCTTCTCGTCGCCGGAAGCCGTCTTGGTCACCGTCTGCTCAGTGATCTGTTCAGCGGCCGTCTTGACGGGTTCATTCTTGGCAGCGGCCGCGAGCGCCTTGTCGATGGTATCCAGAAACATTTTCTTCTCCCTATTGGCCGCACGCGCGGCAAAGTCCCTCTGACTGCTACTGCATGAGCGGGATACGCCCGCCCTTCAGTTTGTGCCACAGCAACGCTGACAATGTTCCAGTTGCCACCGGGTGGTCCGCCACAAAACTGCGGACCGGTCCGACTGGCGTCCCGGAGTACTGCTGACTTCTAAAGTATGCACCGGCGAGCAACGGTGCCAACATGGCCGCGACAAGATTTTCTGCACTAAGTCCGCCAGGCCCACCTGAACCTTTGGCTGCAAACTTCTGCAACTCCGCCAGGTCGTCACGTGCGATGGCCATCTTGAGGCTGAAGCTGTTTTCGACAGCCTTAACCAGCTCGGCCACGCTGTTGCGGTTGGTCAAGGCGTGCTTCACGGTGTTGAGGTACTGACCGTACTTGTCGGTCATCATAATGGGACGCGGTGTCGTTGCCAGTTTGACGTTACGATACACGCGATCACCGAAGTAGGGCAACCACAAAGAAAAGCGAGGCATCTCGGGCCGCAACAGCGATAGCATCGAGGCCGACACTTTGCTGAAGTCAATGGCCACGTCATGCAGCTGCAGCTCGTCGAGAAGTTCCGGACGAAGAATGGCGCCGGCGGCTGTCAACGTTGACAGCGCCGCAACCTTGTGTGCTTCGTCCTGTTCCTTCGGCGCCTTGCCGAAACCAATCGTCCGCCGGATGGTGATAACACACTGTGGCGACGGGCCATCGGCGGTGTCCATGTCGATCGGCAGGATCTGACGGATCATTTCCATCAGTTTTTCCGGCGTCAGCTCCAGTTCAGAGCGGGCAAACGGGCCCCGCTTTTCTGATGTCGCCGGAGCTTCAAGTTCCGGCAGACCCTCACCGGTCGCCGGGATCTCCTTATTGATGTCTGACTTCTTCTCGTCGGCCTTCTTTGCGGGGCTGAATCCGCGGAAAATTTTCACTTCGTGGTTGGCCACTTTCATGATCGAGTAGGCCGATGCGTCGGCCGGACGACCCTGGCCCTGATGCCCCAGGACAGAAATGTCGAAGAAGTTCGGTTGCGGGTTATCGACGTACACCTTGCGCCCGTCGTCAAGCACATCATTCATCTGGTAAGCGGCGTGCTTGCAGTATTGGCCACGATGCTTGGCCTTGTTGCCGCAAATGCTGCAGACGTCAAATGGCACACGGCAGTTATGCACGGCGACGCCGGCCGCCACGTACGATTCGTCCTCATCCACTTCGAAGTTGTAGACGTCGGTCTGGGCGCGATAGGCTTCAAGTTCACGCACCGGAGTGATGATGTAGTTGCCCGCATGCAGGCGAGAGTTCTTGGTCAACGCCACGTCAGCGTGCTGAATCTTGGAGCAGACATCACGCAGGCGCTGTGCCCACTGCTTCCCGACATGCAACACCCACTCATACGTGGTGTTGGTCGAGAAACCTGAACCGGCCTTGTGGGTCAAGCAGCTGATCGAAGCGCAGATGTCGAGCCGCGCCAGCACCTGCAGGAGCTGCCACGCCAGAGCATCGGATCCGGTGGAGAGACGCAGCGTACCGTCGTCAGGGCCGCAGCCATCACCCTCAGCGAACGCACCGATGAACTCGCGCTGGATTTCCGGATGCCACGCCATGAACGACTCGGACAGCTTCTTGTTCTTGGCGTAAGACCCGCCGTGCGCGTAGCATCGTTCGGCAAACTCGGCATCGAACACCTGCACGCAAACAGCATGCTCCGTGTTGTCGCGCTGGCGGACAACCGGTTTGTTCTTCGTGCCGTACGCAGCACAGAGCTCGTCAACTTCCGTCAAAAACTGGTCGGACTTGTTGACCGTGAACTCGACACCGCAGATCTGCTTGTCTTTGTTGCGCAGAACATGGCCTTCAGCGACGTAATAGCCAAGCAGACGGGCAAACGCACGCGTCGCGTACTCCGGGGTCAACACGTCGGTCGGTACCGGTTCGAGCAGGTAGTGCTGCTCCGGGTCGAAGCACTCGGCATGAAGCCACTTCGGCTCCAGCTGCTCCGCTTCTTCGCGAGTCACCCAACGCGGACCGCCTGACTTGTCCTTTTTTACCTGGTCGCGGTCAACCACGAGCAGCGGGTGCTCTTGCGTGCACACAAACGGTTCGTGTGCTTCTGGGCGAATCGCGAAAAACACACCGTCGTACGGACGCTTGTGCAGCTCCGTGACTGGCCGTGCGCGGCCGTGATGCGTCAGCACACGGTCACCGACCTGAATCTGCTCGATCGGTTTGCGCGAGCCATCCGCCATCGTGATCAATGTGCCCGCGATGAAACACCCCATGCTGACGGCAATCTTCATGCCGCGGTCAATCGCATCGACCACGTCACCGGCCAGCTTCTCGCTGACAGGAATCACCAGCTCAACCCGGTGCATCTTGTCGTTCCAGGCAGCCAGCTTGACCTTGCCGCCAATGCTGAGCTTCGGGTCATGGTTGCGGTGATCACGGTAGGTGTGTGCGTTCTTCTCAAACGTCTTGAACCCGTAGCCGCGGTCAACGTTGTCCTCGATGAGGTTCTTGGCGCCTTTCCACATCTCAGGAAAGGCGTCGCCGTTACGATTCGCCCCATAGTACTCACTGGATCCCAGACCATGAACCAGCAACAGACGGTGTCCAGGCACAGGCCTGGCTGTCTTGAGGAACTGTTCGACTTCGGCCGGCATGTACGTGGACGACGCCAGCTTCGCCCAGCTGCGGCTGAACATATCCACCGCGGGCGCCTCGCCGAAGTCCACACAAGGATCAACGAATTTGACGAAGCTCATTACAGCTTGCCTTTCTTCGGTCCTTCCATCCCGCGCATCGCGCGCTCCATGAACTTCATCTGCATCGGCAGCATCATCATCATGTTGATCATGTTGCCGAATCCGCCTTGACCGCCTTGACCGCCAAGCTGGCTCAGCATCAGCAACGGCATCATCTGTTTGATGTCAAATGTGCCGTCAGACTCTGCCGGCAGCTCTTTCTCTGCCGGGGCCTTGCCGGCAGACGGGACGAGCAACGGATTGGCAACGTCCGACACTTCACCTTTCTGTGCGCGACCCAGTAGCGATGGCCGAAGCGTGTCCAAAAACTCATTCTGTCCGCGTCGAGCTTTGCCGTGGATAATTGTCCGCGGATCTATGGAAGCATGATCCTTAAGGAAGTTCCACAGGCCTGGCTGTGCTATACCCAGCCCGCGCGCCAGTGTGGCGTTATCGACCGCACCTTGACTGTAAAGTTCGGGCAACGCGTTACGCACGTCGGCACGCGCGGCCTCGATGTGCCTCTTAAATACATCTTTTGGTGTCTCCAACGTGCTGAGGTCACCAGAAGCGGTCGGTGCGGAGGCCGGTGCGGAGGCCGGTGCGGAGGCCGGCGTGGCAGTCGGCATAACAGCAGCGGTCGGCGCAGCAGCAGCCGGCACAGAGGTCGGCGCAGTAGCAGCCGATGCTTGTTCATTACCGCGTGACCAGGGCATGGTCCCGTATACGGGCAGAATTGTCGGCTGCTGGAGACGCTGTTGCTTCAGCTTATCGATAGCATCGAACGTCGAGTAACCCCTTGCCGGTCCCGTGCCACTCAAGCGGGCACGTTGCACCGCTTTGTTTTTCAAAACGGAGCGAGCGTCCACATCGCTGGGGTGCCGACTAAGCGGCGGCGCGGTCGGTGTTGCGGCCGTCGTAGCGACCGGTTGCGGCGGAAGCGGAATGCCGCGCGGAGGAGTCCCTGGTGCGGACGCGCTACCACCACCGCTGCCGCCGATGAACGGAGCATTCGGATCGATAGTACGATATCCGGCCGCCAGCTTTGTCACCCACAGTGTGTCGATCAGCTCCGACTCCGTCATCTGGGCACGCTTGACGTGTTTGGGTTTGTCCACGGCGGAGCGGATCTTTTCGCGCATGTAGTCCAGGCCAGTTGCGCTGGCACCAGAAAGACCGGCAATCGCCATAAGTTTCCTCAAGTTCAACGGGCTTTTCTTGACGCCCATCAGCATCGCGATCAGCGGCTGCAGTGCGGCGGCGCTCAGCGCACCAGTCGTGAACGCAGCGAGACCGCGCCCCGGTGTGTACCCTGATTGCTCCGAGGTGTTGAGGATCGCCGGGTCATCTGACCGAAACGGACCACCAACATCACGTGAGAACGTGACATTGGCGTCCGGTGCCTGGTACTCAACTGTGGGCTGCTCACTCATGACGGCAGTCGGGTAAACGGCGAAACAGCGTCGATGGTCTGCTTGACACGATTCTGGCGTTCGGCGTCCATCCCTTCTTGAATCTTACGCAATTCGCTGATCATTTGGTGTGTCAAAGCGCCCGGGCCCAGTTTGTGCAGCTGGCTCAGAATGTTCCCCGACAGCACCGACGATGATGCAACATCAGGGGCGAACCGCGCCATGACGTCAAAATGTTCCGCCAAGGTCTTCGGGTCGCTGGCCAGGTGCGGATGCGTCTTGACCACTTCCGCCAGCGCCTGGGCCAGTGCCTCGCTGCGTTTGGCTTCCTGTTCGCGCAGTTTCTGCAGCTCCTTCATGGGCAGCGCGGCCAGGGACGCCTGCAGGCCTGACATCATCGGCGAAAAGGCACGTTTCTCCGTGGCGGTTCCGTGGTTCACAAACACCTGGGCGAGCGCGGTCAGCTCCGCAAGAGCCTCCGGGCGAACCCCCGCGAACGCTTCCTTTACGAAGCACTCCAGGCCGGCAGTGTCCCCGCTGATCGCCAGCTTCGCGATATGTGTGGCGAAGCGAACTGCGGCCACCTCGTCATCCCGTGAGAGGTCCGTAATCCGGAACAATGGCGCGTAAGCGTGCTTGAGCATCATCAGTTACTTTGCCTTGGACAGTCCGGTCGAGTTGATGATCTGACCACCTTCCACGAACGCGGGGGACATGAGATCACGCACGTAGCGAGACATGTTGCCACCGGCCGATTCCGCGGCCTGCCCGCCCTGGTTGATCAGCTGGAAGATCCGGCCGATTTTGTCCAGCATGGACACCACACCGGACCAGTTCGCAGTTTTGGCCAGCCAGGTATTGTCGTTGGCGTGTTCGCGCACGTACGCCATGGCGTACTTGACGCCACGCTGCACGTTGTTGGCGAATGGCTGGACTTCCTGCTCGATGTAACGCTTGACGTCCTTGTCGCTGTTCAACTGGTGAATCGCGGTAACCACGCCGGCCAGGCAGTTGTTCACAGCGTCGCTCACGCAGCCGACGCCGAAACTGTTGATGGCGTCACCAGCGGTCGCTCGCAGATGAATGAACAGGGGCTGGTTTCCGTTAACCACCTCCATGCCCATTTCCTTGCTGGCCTTGGGGTCAAACTTGGCCAGCAACGCTTTTTCAACGGAGTTGGCGCGCTTGGTCAACTGCGCGTGTGCGTCCTTGAAAATGGCCTCCTTCACTTCCGGGTGGATCAGCCCGGGTGAGCCACTGAACATGAAGTGGAACGGGATGTTCTCTTCCAGCATCAGCCGCTGCGCCTCTTTGACGAACTTGGTGAAGTTCTCGTTGCGGCGCAGGTCGACAGCCAGTTTTTCCGCACGAACATCGCGCGAATATTCGCTGAGCTTGGCGTAGCAACGCTCCAGCATGTGCAGCGCCGCGTCACGGCCGGCCGACACATCGTTCATGCGCGTGTACAGCCCTTCTTTCGAACGGGCGGCATCATCGGTCGAGGCAATCTTGGTGTGCGGCGGCTGCCGGCGATCACGTTCCAGCACATAGAACGATTCCACGTCAGCAGCGGCGGTCTTCACACTCTCTGCTTCCTTGGTGCCGAGCAACTCCATCACCTTGTCGCGGGAAGCCAGTTCAAACACGAAGCGCTTGTCCTCCGCGGTCTTGTACTGCCGGGCGTTCACTTCATGGTTCGCGGCTTCCACGACACGCTGGATCTGCATCGGCGTGAGTTCGTTGTCCTTGGCCAATTTGGCCACGGCCTTGTTGAGGTCGCCACCGTTCTCCAGGTAGCCGTCGGCCGCCTGACGGGCGAAGTCAGTAACGCGCATGTTGGTCAGCTGCATGCCTACCTCGCTTGAGCCGGTACCGCCAGACGCTGCAGCAGAAGCTGACGCACCTGGTCACCAAAATCGTCCTTGATGTTCATGTTACCGAACAACGACCTGGCGGCGCTCATGCCGCCAAGCGCCCCGCGGTTACCGGTGGCTGACCGCAGAATGTCCGACAGGAATTCACCAGAGCGGTGCCCCTGCTGCCCGGTAATCGTCTCCAGGTGGTCTCGCCAGTCTTTCCGGCCGACATCACCGTGAGTTGCATACACGATGTGCTTGAGTACTTGTTCGGCATTGTCCAGCGCGCGTCCCTGTCCGCTGATGTGCGCCATGAACCGCCGGAACTTACCGCTGACAGTCGGATCTCCTGCAGCTCCCAACATAGCCAGTGTCTTAGGGTCTACTGACCGTGCCAGGGCGCCGACTTGAGGATTCTCGGCAAACACCGTCCGCAGGATGTCCGGATCAACCGTCAACGCGCGAGCCTTGCCGTCGACCGGTTGGTAAAACGGATCGATCTTCTTGTCGGACAGATCGAGTTTGCGCGGGCCCATCATATGATGGGCCAATGCACCGCCAGCCACGCCGAGCCCACCGGCCAAAATCGACGGCCACGCACTATCGAGAACGACAGGCATGGCCGCGGCGCCGAGACCGAGCGTCAATGGGTGTGTGAGAACTTTTTTGGTTGTTCCCAAGAATGTCGCCAACTTTTCCTGCAGAACTTCCGGCCGGTACGGAATCGAACCAGGCGCCGAACCGTACTTGGACACATCGTCTGCCGGAGACAACGCATGCTGTCCGCGGTTCGGATCATGTTCCGGTTTCGGCGCGTTCTTCTTGATGATGTCAAGCCACGAGGGGGCGGCTTTGGTTTTGTGCGGCAATCCAGCGTCAATGTTCAAGTCCAGCATGGCCTTCTGTTTGTCGGCCTCGCGCATACCCTGCACGTGTCCGGTCAGCATGCGGGTCAGCACTCGCGGCAGAGTTTCGCCAGTGTCCTGCAGGGACGCCGACAGGTATTGTTCGAGCATGCGGCTGCCGAGATCAACGTTGCCGCGCCCGAGGCGGGCGGCGTGTTCGCGCACCAGCTGCCGCGGGATGATGTCCTCTACCAGGTTCCGCACTGTTTCTTCGGTCGTGCTGCCGCCGGCGGCCGCGTAGTGCTCAGGAGTCAGCTGCTTGACGATATTCTTGGCGTAACCGTGTATGCCTTTACCGGCAAGCTCCTCCAGTTTGTCTGGTTTGTCGGCCGCCGCAGTCTTCTTGTCATCCGTCAACAGCTGGGCGCCAATGAGCGGCCCGGCAGCTTCCGGACCGATCATCGGTTTGTTGCCGGACTGACCGGCCACCAGCTGCATCAGCAGGAGCGTCTGCATGGCCTGGGCCACCGGATCCTGGGCGCTCAGTTCATCGAGCGATTTGGCCCGCGGGGTCTTCACCAGGTTGATCATTTCGCCAGGCACACCTTTCCCGGCGGAAGGAAGCCACTGCTGTTTGGTCTTGTAAGGACCAACAGCCGAGAATGTCTCGGATTTCTTGGGCTCGAAAAGCGATGCTTTCGTCAGGCAGTTACGCATGGTCGTCAGCCTAAATAATCTACACCGGGCCCTTACTTTCAAGTCACATCCGGTACCAGATTGAATCTGCTCAGCAGCCCGGCGTCCATTAACGCGGCCAGATACGCAAAGGCCACCGCGTGGAAGGCGTCATCCGGGTTGGTGTGATCGTACCGGCGTTTGTTGTGGTCGGCGTCGAGCTCGACGTAAATCGACGTGAAGTCCTGAATGAACGGCTCCATGTCCTGGCGCCGCGGAAACACGATGCGCCGATTTTTGATGTCGTCAATGACCTTCATGAACATCTCGCTGCGATTGACGATGTACCGTCCGGCGGCGTCGTTCCACGCCACAAACTTGCCCAATGAGTCCGACTCCTGGATCTCAAAAAACCGCGACGGGTCCCAGGCGAATTCGTTGATGAGCCGGCGGTTATTTGGCGCACCAAACCCCCAGTCAGAGATCACGAAGCGACAGTTCATCTTGCGCAGGATGTTATTGATGACAGCCGGCTGGGCCGACAGATCAGAATCCGATCCGGTCAGTCGTTGCAACGACAACACGCGAAAACGTCCTTCACTGTCAAACCCGCCGGTAGCAACCACAGTGAACGAGGCCTGTGTGAGACCGCGGGCCCGTTTGGCCGCCATGTTACCGGTACCGTGGTCAACCCCGCCATGCACAACGATGCCGAATCTTGTCGGGACCCGACGCAACATCGGCGTATTGTCATCGCACGCGTTCAGAATGTCGTCCCTGGTGAGAACGACATCGCCTTCCGCATAGCTGATCCCGAGAACTTCGTTACAGAACTGGGCAAACGGGTATGTCTCCAGCTTCTCAATCAGACGCCAGTAGCGTGTGTTCGGGTTCATGAACTGGGAGATCCGAAAACCCTGATGAACCGAAAAACGATCCGGGTTGCCCATGACCCACTGACCGTTCTCGATGCGGATCTGCCCGCCACATTTCACGCACACGTAGTGCTTCTTGCCGAGGATCTTGTGATCCTGGAAGTTCCAATGACCGCACGCGGCGCACTTGACCAGCCATTCCGCCTGGGTGGAGCGCTGCCATTTTTGTTCCAGAAGATTCTGAAATGTCTTGGGGGTACCGCAGTTAAAGAACCTGGCGTCAGGAAAGTTGGCTGCGCACTCGTCAATCGGCGCCATGTGGTCGGCGATCAAGTCCTGGATTTCGTCCTTTACCAGGTAGCCGGCCGAACGCCCGCGGATGGCGTCCGCTGTGTGGTACGCGGACATGAAATAGAAATGAGCGCCGTTCTTCAGCATCTTCATGCCCAGCTGCCACGACTCATCACGTGAACGCTGACCGGGCACGAACTTGTGCAGAAAGGGTGAGTCGCGCATCATCGTCGAAAACTTATTACGTGACACGTCCTTGGCCTGATCGCCTCGCGGCGTGATGTACATGTGGGCGTAGCCTGGCGTCGTGGCGCCGTGCAGGCCTAAAATTCCGCAGATGGTTTGTGTCTTGCCTACCTGGCGTCCACACTTGAGCGTGAACTCAGGTGCCGACGACTCAAGCAGTACCGGGAGATACTGACGGCTGTCGACGTCGAAGCGTTTATCGCGTTGAACGTAAATCAGATTCCGAAACGCGTCGGTATAGCTGGCAATGACGGCGGCTTCGTCATTATGATCTGGCTTTGACCGGACCAGTGACAATGGCATCGCGTGCCTCTTTTGGAATGTCGTTAATCGACAGCTGATTCTCGTTGACGGTCTGGTTGTGCTTCAGCTTCAGGATTTCCATCATCGCGGCGTCGCTTGTCCCCTCATCCTTGTCCTTGGCGTGCTCAAGCGTGTGTACGGTGTAGTACAGGTCCTGCATGGCCTTGAACGCGCCGACCTGCGCCTGTACTCCGGCGCTTTTGCTCGGGTTGGTCGCCACAAACGCGCGGCTGCGTGTGAGGGCGGCCTCCAACGAAATTCGATGGTCGATCAACGAGCTCAGTTTCAGCTCGGACACCACGGAGCCCAGGGTGCCATCGCGCAAAGCGTTACCGACCACGCTCCGGTATTGTGGTGACGCTGCCAGGTCGGCAAAGGCCGCGGCGCCCTCCATGCCGCAAACGGCGATGTCGAAAAAGTACCGGCGATACTCGCGGATACTCGCATCCGTCACATCGAAACGATGCGCATCCGACAGGTACTTCTTCAAGGTTTGGGTGTCCGACTGCACGGCCAGAAACGCGTCTGTGAGCACGCGAAGATCAGGTGTGTTCAGCCAGTAAAACTTCTCCGCCAGACGCTCCGGATCCTCGAACGCATCCAGAATGCCCAGCTGCTGCATCATCAACCTGCTGAGGTCATCAGGCTCCTGCTGCTGGCCGGTAAGAAAGGGCAAGCATTCCGGTGGCGCCAGGCGCAAAAGTTCCTGCCAGTACACGCCGATCAAGTTCGCGTTCATGAACGGCGGAATGACCCCGCGCTCACGCAAGGACGAGTAGGCCCGTGTTACGTCGGCCTCTGCGATCAGTGCGCTGAAAATGGCGCGCTGACACGGCATCAGCCGGCCACGGAACTGGGTGAACTGCGTGCGGCCAACCCGCAGCCAGCGATCAAGTTCCGGTGTTACTTCGTAGACGATGCGTCCACGGACTGTTTTCTGATTGGAACCGTCAATCAACGGGCTGTCGTCCAGCTCCTCAAGCTGAACGAGCGTTTGCTCGGATAGCGCGTACTTAGCGGCCAGTTCAGACCGACTGAGCGGCATTGGACGGTGCCTTCTTCGGCGGAGACATTGTCGCTTCCCACCGTTGGCGAGCAACTTCCCGATGCAGTTGCCGGCTGACCTTCTGGACCAGTTCCCGCAACTTCGACAACTGGTCAAGTGTCAGCTGGGCGACAGCACTCGATACGTTCGCCGGACGGACATTAAGAAGATGAGCAACGATCTCGCGAAGGTTCTCCGAGGACAATGCTTCCCTCAACCTGAGAACGTTGGCGACCTTTACGTTCTTACCGAAGAACGTGCTGTTCGGATCACGTCTGACGTTTTCAAGCCGTCGCCGTACTGACACACGTTTTACTTTGGCAATGGCGTTCGACATGGCTACTCACCGTCAGAGGCCGACATGGTTGCGTGCCGCAGCTGCTCCAGATCCTGAATGATCGACTCCAGGGCGAAGGCAGCCGTGCGTGCCGCGTTCGCGTCGATGTTAAGACCAAGTCGCGCCGCCAGCAACAATTTCATGCAGAACTGTTTGCACCGGTCCAGGCCGTCGATGCCGTCAAGGAATCTCTGGATGTTCTGGTCGTTGATGATGTTCAAGCCCAGCACGTTGTCAACACTGCGGGCGCGCTCGTCGTCTTCGATGTCGGTCGCGGCTTTGACGATCGCTGCCGCCATCGGGTCCACCTTGCCGAGCGCCGTCGTGTCGTAGTTGGTCAGAGGACCGAAGTCAGCGTCCTTCACCACGAACAAGGCGTCCGCGGCGACTTTGGCCTGTTCACGGATGCGAGTCAGCATCGTGTCCAGGTCGATCGTGGCCGTCTTGGTCTCCGTGACGAACATGCCGGGGTGCGCCGCGATCTTGACGGTGCCGTTGTTGCGCGCGGCCGTCATGATCGTCTGAACTGACTCCGGCTCGTAATAGTTGTGGAGCCACTTTTCGGCCTGCGAGGGCAGCATGGCGTCGTGCATGACATGCCGCATGTTGTTCTGGTACACGGACACTTTGACATTGCCGTGTGCCTCCTGCACCAGCAGGTAATCCCGGGTGAAATTCGTGGCCGGGCGCCCGTACATGGCACGCTTCTGGGGGACCGGCAACCAGAGAGCGGTGCCAGGCACCACCAGCGTGTCGCCTTCCGGGGCGCCGGCGGCCACCAGGTCGTTTTTGGTGACCACTGAGTGGCTCAGCTTGACGGAGCCACCGCCACGCACGAAATAGGTCTGGCTGTGCTGCTGGCGGTCGACGATTCGCGCCACCGAGGTACAGGCCAGCTTGTCCCCCTCGAACCAGAACCAGACACCGGTGTCCCCGACGTTCGGTTCGATGTTCTGGAAGTTCTTCCTGAACTCCTTGAGCTCCGCCTGTTTGATTGACTGTTGCCCGTAGAACACGCGGTTGTTGTCGAAGCCAACGTCCGGTTCGACAAAGAACAGGGCGTCGTTGCGCGTACCGAACGCCAGGTCGTACACACGGTCGAACAACAGACCACCGACCAGCGCGCCGCCCGCGTTGGCGACCTTGACGGTGCCGGCAACCAGCTCGTCAGTCGGCTGATCCGGCAAATGCACAGCAGACTGCTTGACCATGGCGATCTTGCGCTGCGCGTTGGTTTCAAGCATTTTGCGCACGGAGCCGTGGTGCTTCATCTTGGAGAAGTCACCCTTTCTGGCGTTCTCCAGTACTTCCTTCACCGCGGGGTCGCCCGCCATGTAGTATTCGGCACCGTCAGCGCCGAACACGTTCGTCAGCGCCTTCTCAACTTCTTCCGGCTTGCCTTCGGTCCAGGCTCCCAGCTTGCCGTGCGCCTTCTCTTTCTTTGGCGGCGAAACCTGACCGCTCAGCATCATCTGCAAGTAAATACGCCCACCAGGTGAACTGAGCAACTTCTGGACAAGCCGGTCGTCCATGCCGTGGTCTGTGGCGGCGAGCTGTTTGATATCAACATGGAAAGGGTCGCGGCCGCCCGCTCCCGCCTGGTCTTTCCGCTTGTTGAACATGCCCAAAAAAGCATGTTTGTCCTGGGCAGAAGCGAACGTGTACTTGCCGTCATACGGCGGGCGAGAGTTCGTGAGAAACACGTCCGACGACTCACCTTGACCAGGGGGTGTTGCCGTCCCGAAATTGCGAGCCTCCAACGCGGCCAGAAGCGTGCTCTTGTTCAGCGGATGCAACTGGCCGTCCTTGAGAAACATGTCGAACGGCTTCAGCAGGAACTGATCGATAATCACCGGAATCCGAACCCGGTCGGACACGTTGAGGTTGCCGATCGCGTAGCCCTGCTTGACGTTGCGAACGTTCATCGACAGCTGCAGTTGTGTGTTCGGCAGGTACGGGTGCTGTTCGTGCAGCGCACCGATGATCTCCTCCTGCCATTTCGTGCCATCGTACGGCAGGCGCACGTCGGCCACCTTCGTGGTGTACGTTTGGGGGGCGGGCCGTTTCGCGTAGAACGTCGATGACGCCATGGGTCAATCCTCGTTACGGGGTCGGTATCACCGGCAGCACAGCACCGGCGCCAGCCGGCGGACTTGACGGGATCGGACCCACCTGATGGATGTGGGCGTTGAAAGCCAGAATCAGTGAGTTCAACGTGTTGTATACGGTCAACGCGTCAAATCCCTGAATCTTCACAGGGGTCACGAACACCGCTGGCGCGTTCACATTCAACCCCGCGGCCTGCACGTCCACATTACCACTCAGCAAAATGGTAAGGCCTGAAGACACAATCTCAAGGATGTCGGCGGCAGTAAGCGCCAGGCGGGATGCTCCCTGGGTGATGGTCAGCCCGGTGGCATTCCACACGAACTGGGCCTGGCCGAACTGCAGCAAGAACTGCTGAAGATCAATTTGCACCTTGGTTCGCCCATCGCCGTGCGTGTACTCAAGCAGCGGGTTTGCCTTAGTCAACTTGAGCATCAGCTTGACCAGCTGGCCCATCGCCAATGATAGCCCGTCGTCGCCGCTGTCAAGCACACCGCCGCCAAGACGTCCAGTAATCGTGTTGGCGGTATCCTTCGGCACGACTTCCAGCGACATCTGGGGCTGCCCCACGGAGGGGCTTGTCTGGTCCATATCCACACGGCTGACCGCGGTGACACCAGGTTGCGACAAGATGTAGGTGTAGCAGATGTCCTTGATCGTCGACAGCGTTTTGGACATGTAACGTGAGCACGTCACCGCGACCTGCATCAGCAGAGCACCAGTCTTGCTGAGGAAGAATCTGGACGCCCCGCGCCGCACAGACATGTCGCCGGCCTCGGCGTACAGGGAGGCTTCCTTGTCCAGGACGTCCCGGTAGGACAGGGCATCACCTGATTTTATGGAGACGGGCGTGGTGTCGTTCGGTTCTTGTGGTGTTAACGGCAGCTGAGACAGCGGCACGGGCAGGCGCCCAACCACCACAAAACCGTAGTCATGGTAGTGATGCACAGCGACACGGTCACCGACGGCGTACGGACTGTCGGCACCGGTGTCCAGCGCCGGACACTGAACAGGTTGCCGATTGCTGTCGGTGAGGCGTACACGATACGTTTGCCGGTCAACATCGTACGCAAGAACGAAGCCGACGAAGTGTCCGTCGGCGCGGGAAACGTTCTTGTTTACGGTGTCTTTCATTTCTTCTGGTCGCCTAGGTTACCCCAGGCGTACTCAACAATCGGGTGAGCCTTTTCGCCCTTGAGGTGTGTTACTCCGCCAACGGCCGGCGCCTCCCTCAACGTGCGCGGCAGCCGCTGGTACATCAACGGGCCGACGAAGTCCTCCCCGACGAACGGAACATCCTTGATCGACATCACGATGGGCTTGAACTCGATCGGCGTCTTCAGTTTCTCGTTCAACTGCTTGACGTAGTTTACGTTCAGCACGTCGCCGGCCACAACACCTTGCCGCGCCGCGTCACCCGGGTCAAGCACTTCTACACGGTTGATCAGCGGGCGCATGGCCACTTCATAGATGCGACGTCGAATGTTCTGGCCGGCCGCGCTCATCTCCGAGTCCAGGTCCTTGATCAACTGGTCGCGTGCGGCTTCATGCCCGCGCAACTCCGCGACCTCCTGGATCTTCAGCACACCGTGGTTGGACAGCTGATCGCCCTGCTTGACGTGATCGCCGACCTTAACTGCCAGGCCAAGTTCGTTAGGAACAAAGTGCTTTATCCCGTTGACCACGACATCCCAGCCGCCGCGGTCCGTCGTGATTACTTCGGACACCTGACCGGTGTCTTTGGCCAGTGTGGCCTTGCCGCGAATGTTCTGCGGCATTGTGAAAATCTGACGGATGCGCTTGTAACCGACTTCGCCGGCGCCAACCGCGCCCTGACTGTGGAACGCGCGCAACACCATCTGCGTGATCGGTTCTGTGATGGTTGTTCCGGCATAGGCGCCGATGTGAAAACCGATCGGGTGCGGACGACTCGCCTCATTGAGGCCGGCACAGTGCTGGCACACTCCCTCCACGAGCGCACACGTCATGGGAGACCGCACCATGACCGGCTTACCTTCTTTCCGCAGCTGCACAGCAAGATCCGACGTGATCAACTGTCCGGCATGCGCGCCCGAAGCGATCCAGCGCCCGGGCAAATCCGGGTGGTCGGCGGGCAGCGAAATACCGTGTTTGGTGCCGCAGTCCTTGTCGGTCACACGCACTCCGATTGTGGTGTTGACCAGTTCCTTGTTGAACGCGCCGGTATCCTGGGTGGACACGGCACGGTCCGCGATGCCTTTGCGGGCGCCGGGCATGGTCGCCCAATACTGCGGCAGCGTGAGACCGTCAGCGTACGAGCGCATCAGCGGAATGGGCACGATGCGGCCCTTCAGGTCGGTGACACCGCCCGGAGCCAGGATCAGCTGACGGACATTGATTCGGTGTTTGTTCGACGCTCCGGATTTGTACGACATGAGCGCGAACGGATTCTCCTCAGTTACGTGCTTGTCCAGGATCTCCTCCAGGCGCTTCTCGGCGTGACGCACCGCGCCCTCGGGATCCGTCTTCATGATCTGCTCGACTTCTTTGGCGACGCGGTCGCGCTCCGCGTTGTTCTCAGTCAGGCTTTTCAGATTCACAGAGAAACCCAGGCGGGTCACGGCATCGAACCCGAGGTCCTTCATGCGCGAAATGACGCGGCCGGCCTGGTCCGGGTGCGACGCCACCAGGCTGTTGATCAGCGATTTATACTGCTTGCCTCCGACCGCCATCGGCTTCTTCAGCTTGTACTGTTCGGGAAGCTCCGCGTTGAGCAGGAAGTGCCCGACCGTCCAGGTACCGTCACGCCCCGCGACATGCAGCGGAGTGTTGAGCTGAATCTTTTTCTGCTGGTATTTCTCAACGGCCTCGCCCGGACTCTTGACCGAGACTGTTTCCTGATTGCGATGCGGCGTGGTCATCATGTACAGCCCGAGCGTGGCCTCTTTGCCGACGCTGTGCTGCACGTCGCCCGATTTCGGCGACATGATGTTGCGGCTCGGCAGATTCTTCAACAACTCCTCGCGCGCCAGTTCCGAGTGCGGTATGTGAACACCGACGGTATTCGAGAGCACGACACCATCGAGTGACAGGAAAGTTTCGTGGCCGGGCACCGTAAGATCGTAGCCCGTTTCCGGAATGTCCGTTACCTCGACCTTGGTAACTGCCTCAAAGTGATAATGCTCGGCCTCAACCAGCTCGCGCCAGCGTGGGTAGAGAGGGTGGTTGCAACGGTCCCCCACCACCTCGATAACCTTGCGGGCAGTTTCTTTGGTCATGTGCCCGCGCTTACCATCACGCCGCAATACGACGTACTCGCTGGCCATTTTCTGCCCGCGGCTGCCGTTTGAAAAGAACTTGGCCAGTTCTTCGGACAATGCCTGCGGCAACGGAACGAGGCGTTTTTGACTGTAGCTGTTCTTGGTCGCGGGGGCCGGTCCGTCCATGAACTCACGGAAAGCCCGCAACTTGGCCTGGTGCTTCAGTGGCAGATCCAGCCCCGCCTTGTGCAGAGACGGAAGGGACGTCTGAAGAACCCAAGTGGGTTCCCCCTTTGGTGTTTTCGTCGCAACGATGTGTGTCTCTACTCCCAGCAGGAGCATCACGATTTTGATTTCTCTGACCAGCCGCAAGCTATTCGACTGGTAGGTGAACGCGAACTGCGGCTTCTTCTTGCTGTTGCTCCAGTACGCAGTGCCGTCGGTGTCCCACAGCCCGGCCAACATGCCAAGCAGGAACTCGTCCGGAGCCCGGAAGAAGAACGGCGGAAGATGCTTGTTGGCGGCACCATGGCCGACAAGTACACGCATCTTCGAGGCCAAACCAGTATGGCTGATCGTGTGTCGTGTCGTTGCCCCATCAGGATTGCTACCAAGCTTGCCGCCGTAAACATCGACGGAATGCATGTGAGGGCGCTCACCGTCAACGAACAGTGTCGCCGCAGCAGCTACCCAAGCTTCCGTGACTTCAGGGTAGATAGAAGCGAGATGTACTTGGTTTGGGGTGCCGTTCGGTCTGCTACTCGTAGCCCATCCATCGCCGATGTGCGCACCGACAAAGTAACCAGCCTTGCTCGTCAACTCCAGCTTCGTGCTCAGGTCCAGCTTTCGGCCTTCGGTCTGGTCCCGCCAGTTCACGGCCATAACCACTGAGCGATCGACAGGCAAATTGCTCAGTACCGGAACAAGCTGGTTCTTGGCCTCAGTCGGTCTGCGACGGCACCATTGAAGCGACGAAGAGTCAACCCCGTAAACGGCACGTTCATCATCGTCGCTGATGATCTGTTTGCCACTGGTCAGGGTAACGATCTCAACCTGGATGTTTTCGTGGCGTGACCAGTATTGAACCGGGGCGGCGACCATCGTACCGGTCTTCTCGTCGATTGCGATCGCCCGGATGCCTGGTGGCACCGAGAAGAAAGTGCGGTGATCCTTGCGGCCCACAATCTCGCTGCGTGGGAAGTCCTCAAGGTCACAGACGACCAAGGTGTCGTTTTTGTCAAGGTAGGCTACTGACTCTCGAATTCTTGCCGCCATAGGCCCTTCCACCTGATGATGAAGGACCCATTCTGCAAGAGATTCGTGTTTAGTCAAGTACGGTGGTACGGCTAGAAACGTGTAATTGAAGCACGCGTCGCCGTCCACATCGGCGTTGAGGCCACCGAACACCAGTGGATTCAGATGAATGGCGTCACCGGGCACGCGATGCGGAATGAGCGCTACTTCGGAAAACTTGTGCAGGGCCGGTGCACGGTTCAGCAGCACGGGTCGCTGTTTCATCTCCGAGTCCAGCAACGAGTTCACTCGCGCCGACCCTGTCTCGACTTCTTTGCGTGCGTCCGCCGGCTTGAGACCGGCCAGGTTTACCAGGGACCGCACCAGATACGGTTTGTACAGGTCACGCGCCATGCGCTCCGGAATGCCGACCTCGTCCATGCCGAGATGCGGCCCGTTGATGATGGCTGACCGCCCGGAAAGATCCTGGCGGCGCATGACAACCTTGGCCTGGTACAGGCCGTGTTTGTTCTGATTACCGGCGATCTGGCTGATGAATCCTTTGAAGTGTCCGGAACGGGTCACGGGCTCAGTCAGGCCGACAAGGCCTGAGTACGCCTTGTAGAGACCCTCGCGCAGACCGGCCAGGTGCTCGTGGGACACGCCCTGCTGCTTGAGCTTTTCCAGCTCACGGTTGATCATGAGAACTTCACGATACCCGTGGTTGACGTCGCTGACGTTGAGCGAGCCGTCGGGGAGATCGTACACCGGCCGGTACTTTGCCGGGATCACAGGAATCGTCTTGTTGGTGTAGGCCTCAACCGGCGACATCCCCAGTTTATCCAGAGCAGCCAGGTACCGCAGTTTTCGCAACATGCCGTCGCGCTTGGACGCCGGCGCATCCTTCAGGGCGGCGCTGGTGTCCTTCAACTCCTGTTTGACATCGATCTTGCCGAGTATGTGCGCAATAGCTTCGCCGCCCGTCCTGTTGTCGACGAGCTTCCGGCCTTCCAGAATGGCCTCAAGATCCTTCATGGCCATGCCTGTAATGGCTTTCACCGGTTGTTCGTACAACGGGTTCAGCACGCGTTCCGCCAGCTCAATGTGGTTCCAGTGTGTGCCGCCATGACCGCCCGTTGTTTCCGGGTCAAACAAGCCGCCACGTTCAGGCAGCAGCCCGGACTTACCGACACGGAACACTTGCGGCGCCGTGATCGCACCGTTAGAGCGCTGCTTGATATCCTTGTCCGTAAACGGACTTGCCTTCAACGTGTCGCCTTGCCGTTGCACGTTGATACCGGCACCCTGCAGGTACGTTTCGAACTTGTCCAGGATGAACGGCCGCTTCGGCGGCGGTGTGGGCACTCCAAGCTGGAAAGCGGCCCAGTAGTCTGTGTTCTTCGTGGATTTTATGCCCGACACATCGTGCAGGAAGTTGGTGTAGCCGTTGGACAACAAGGCGTAGAGATCCAGAGGGCCGATGCCCTGGGCGGATTCGTGGCCGCCACGGACAGGACGCTCGTCCACGGTGTACGGCCCTTCATGCGAGCGCGCCGCCCATTTCTTCTTCACTTGATGACGGAGTTTCAGCCAGTAGTTCTCCCCGACCATGACGTTCTTGTGCTCTTCGTTATGCGTCGGGTCAACCACAGTCTCCGTGTCGGAGAGACCGTGCTGCTTGAGATCTTTCTGCAGGCGTTCTGCAACACTGTTCGTGGTGTCGAACGCCGGAAACAGATAAGGCTTGCCGGTCTTGCGCGCAATCTTGCTGGCTGCGTTCTCAAAGAGAAACGTCGGATTCACGCGCCCGGGCACGCCGTAGGGGTTGAACAGCACGTCGATGGGCTGCCCGTCTTTGGTACGTGGCATCTGGTCCATCGGTATGATGTGCGTGACGATGCCCTTGGATCCGGCGCGACTGCTGAGCTTGTCACCGACCACCAGGGGCTCTTTGGACTCCACGTACACCTTGACGACGCCGGCGTTCTGAATGACCTTTTTGACTACGCCGTCTGTCCCGCCATCCCAGTAAACGGACGCGTTCATGTACGGCTGCCGAAGTGCCTTGTGCACCTTGGCATAGTCCGTGTCCGGATTGATGCCGACCTCCCGCAGAACCGGAATGAGCAACTGACCGGGCTTGACCACGTCACCGACTTTCGGCATCCGGTGAGTGGTGCTCTTCTCGCGCTCCGCCGGGTACGCCGCGTACAACTTGTCGAACCCGACATGCACACCAGGCTCTTTTTCGGCCTTGTGCTCTGTGAGGTGTTCACTGGCCAGCTTGTGTGCGGCCGCCTCGCTGATGACGATACCGTCCTCAAAGCTGTAACCGCGCCAGGGCATCAGCGCCGTCACCAACGGACGCCCCAACGCCAGGGCGCCATCCTTGGTGAAGTTGGTGTCCAGCAGGGTCATGCCCTTCTTCAGGCGTTGTCCCTGTTTGACGGCGGGCGTCATCTTGAGCACGGTGCCGGCGTTCAGCGGATACGCGTCAGAGTAAAAAATCTTGTGGACGGTCTTCGGGTCTTTGTCGTAGACGACCTGAAGATGGTCGTCACGCACAGACTTGACCCGCCCCGGTCCATCAGCAGCTTTACCGGCGATTGTCCCCATCAGCTGGTCGTAGCCGGTTCCGTGCAGTTCAGCCTGGACCAGCGGCGCCTCACGCTCGGTGAGCGGCACCGACTGCTCCATGTGACGGTCGGCCATCAACATGCGGTTAGCGCTGTTGGCGTGCAGGAACGGAATGGCGTTAGTGATCAGCGAAAAGGCATCCGTGGCGTTGGGCAATACGTACCGGATCTTCGAGTGGTGCACCTGATCGATCTTGCCATCCGGAGTGATCGCAGTGATTTTGGCCGCGATCGGCTCCATCTTACCGGCGCGGTTCTTTTTGTACTGATCCGCGAACGCAATCCCTCCGCGGGCAATCTCGACCGGGCTGGCCGTCACCAGCTTGTTCTCGTGCGTGTCGAAAACTTCCCGCACAAGTTTGTTTCCGACTTTGCGCACGCCCATGGCCAAATGGCCGATGACGCCGATACCCGGGCCTTCCGGTGTGTGCACAGGGTCCAGGAAACCAAAATGCGAGTTGTGTACGTTGCGCAGCGCGTCCGTGATCGCGTGCTCCGACTGAATGCCGCCCTCACCCATGCTGGTCACGGTGTGCATGGTCCCGAGAATCTCCATCGGGTTCGACTGATCCGAGAAACGGGTGAACTCCGACGTGACAAACTTGTTGATGATCGGGCGCGAGAGCTGGTTCACGTTCAAGAAGGACTTCAGATCCTTCTTACGGTCCATCATGTAGGCCAACCGGCGCTTCATCTGCGGGTAGGCCTCTTTGAGCGAATCATCGACGAAATCCTCAATGGAGTGCACGGACTTGTACACCAGGGATTCCATGTCCGCCGGTTGCCGGTGGCCCTTGGCCACATCAACCGCGGCTTTCGCTGAATGCAGATACAGCAACGGTGACACGTGGTCGTGCCGGTGGCCCAGCGTGTCCTGGGTTACGTCAGGGTCAACACGCTTGCTCGCCAGGTACTTGATGATGGAGTCGCGTTGTTCGGCGGCTTCGGCCGGCGGCGCAATGCGACGGTTCAGCTGGTAGAAACGCAACAACTCAGACCGGGCGCCGGTTTTTGGCTGGTTGTTCTGGACCAGCTCAGCACCGAGGTGCTTTTCCAGGTCGGCACGCGGGACGCCCAACTCCTGAAGCAGCGGCACCAGCTTCAGGTGGCTCGACTTGACCTTGAGCAGCAACTGGCCGGTTTCGCGGTCAAGGATCGCTTCGTGGTTGAGCCCGGCCGCGGTAACCTTGGTGACGGTGTTGTTGTCGGCGGTGATCACCGGGTACGCGCCAGGGCGCCTGCGCAGCTGGTTGACCACCTGCAGGTCTTTCCCGTTGACCACATAGGACCCGAGCGCGGTCACATGCGGGAACATGTTCAGCGTGTAGCCCTTCTTGTGTTCCAGGACGTTACCGGTTGCTTTGTCCAGCAGCTTGACGTCGCCGACGATGCGCCCCATGAACGAGCGATCATTTTCCTTGGCCTTTTGAAAGTCAGACCAGTTGTGTGCTCGTTCGGCGCTGGCGTCCTCGATCCGTACATTCGACACTTCCAGCCGTTTGCGCCGGGACTCGATCGGGAAAATAGCCTCTGTGTGGCGCTTGATGTTGTCGGCGTACTGCTGGAAGCGTTCAAGATAGTTCATGTTCGTTTGCCGCGGGTGGCCGGCCTTTTACGTGATCTTGACGCGCTTTTTCTGGTCACTGTCTTTTTGATCGCCTTGACTTCCTGCTTGACCTCGGCGATCTGTTTTTCCGGGTCCACGTACGGCGGCAAATCGACACCGTACTCGACCAGCAGATCAAACGGATCCCGTGTGATGAACTCAGCTGGCTTCAACTTCACGGCCAAGTCGATGAACTCCAGGCTCACCACCTGCTCAGTGAACTTGGAGTCCTTATCTACAATCATACGACTATCGTTCCCGTCGACCATGAACCGTGTCCCGTGCAGTGACGCCACAAGATTGTAGAGACGTCGCTCACGTTCCCACTGCCACAACAGTTTGGTTCCGGTCAGCGAATCGCTGTTGGTCCATGCGGTGTGCAACAGCAGGCTGTATCGGGGGTTGACGTACACCTGGTGGCTCGGGCGACCGGAGCCACCGGCAGCGGCCGGCATTGTCTCCCGCAGGGCCCGTTCGATCGCAGCCTCAGATGTTTGCGGGCCGCGCGGCCGTGTTTTCGGCTTGGCGCCGGGCAGCGCTGTGGACAACTGCTCGGTGAAACGATCCTCGGCCATAATCACACCTGGGCCCGTGCCGGTGACGCACGCGGCGGACGTTGCACAGGCAGCTCCGCCGGTTTCGTGGACGACTTAGTCACACGTTCCATTTCCTGGCGGATACGCTTGGCGTATGTCGGGTTCGTCTGATCAAGCATCGCCAGCTCCTGCTCACGCACCATGGGCGAACGGGTGCGCAGGAAGTTCTGGGCCTGCATGGTAAGAACGTCCGGGTTCGTCATGAAGGTCTGGCCCTGGTTTCCGAACGGCGCGTTCTTGTCGCCTGTCTCGCTGTCGTCCGTTGCTCCGCCCGACGTGAGAATCTGGTTCACCCGTGTCTGGGCCTTGGCCATGATCACCTGGATTTCCGCCTGAACCTCTGCGTCGCGCAGCTGGATGTTTCGCTGCAGGGCGGCACGTTCTTCCAGCTCCTTGGCGATCTGCGCCTTCTCCATTGCGTAGTTCAGGCCGAACTCGGAAGCGACCGTCTGCTCGGACACAATGCCGGACTGGTGCAGGGTCACCAGCATCTGACGTTGCTGCACGTCGTCCGCCATCTTGAACTGCTGATGATGGATGTCGATGCGCTTGTACCGGAAGTACCGAATGATCTTCGGTATCGTGAAGTCCGTAAGGAACGTGTCGAGCTGGTTGACGATGTTTCGAAATTCGTTTTCCAGCACACGCAGCTCAACCGCCTGGCCGGTGTACGTGGCGCCACCGTACAGGAACGATTCCGGAATACCCATGCCGCCGGCGATAGTCTCACGCAAATGCTGCAGACCCTGCCAGTTGTCCAAACCTTTGGCGTCACCGCGCAATTGCACCGCGTTAACCGGAAACGGCGCGATGGCGATGAAGTTCGGGTCACGCCGCCAGCGCGGAATGGCTTCGCGCATGAACGACGTCCACCCTTCCATGTTGAAGTTGCCAATAGGATCGACACCGCCAGAAGTTGTCGCCGGCGAAACCATCAGCCAGGGCAACACGTGTTCAAGTGAGACGGCCTCCTGGGCGCGCCACAGCGTGTTGTACAGCCACACCGTCTTGAAGACCGCGAGAAACGGGATCTCGCCCAGCGAGTTGTCGTCGCGGCTGATCGAATCCCATTTGAAGTGATAGATGGTGTCGCTGGGGAACTTGATCAAATGCCCCTTCTCCACCGCCGTGATCACCTCCAGCGGAACATTTTCCAGGATCACACGGATACTAGCTTTGTTCTTGGAGCCCTCACGTATCCGGTTCGCCAGTGCGCGGGGCACAGCGTACAGGAACTCCGTTTCGCCGCTGACCGGCTCGTAGATCGGCTGAATGTACCGCGGGTCAATGCGGATCAGCTTGAACCTGGACTTATTGCGCGTCGGACGGTCGTACGCGTCCATCGGACCTTCGTACGAGCACTTCGGGCACTTGGCGTGAAATCTGAAGCTGCGAAACGAGTACGAGAGATTGTGAATGGGCTCCGCGGCCGAGCACTTTTTGCACTTCAGCATGCGCTGCTTCGGGTACATGAACCGGGCAAACGCGTTGCCGTACGTGAAGTAGTCGAGCAGCATCAACTTCTCAAAACGTGTGTACTCGACAATCTTGAAGATGTTCTTCCAGTTGTCGACGACCTTGCTGTCGGCGTCGTTGTAGACGAGCTCCGTAGTCACGTAGCCCGCCATCTTTCGGATGGTCTGGTTGACTGACCCGTTGGTCGAGTAGATGTACATCGCCCAACGGAACAGCTCCTTCATCGTGTTGGGGATGTACTTGTCGCTGATCGAGAAAAACTGGTGCGGATACGCACGTGACGCGTCGAGCAGCTGCGGATCGTTACCGAGACCGCCGAGCGCACCACCGGCATTGGAAGAACCAGGACCCATCGACATAACCGACTCCCGCGGATTACTTCTACTTTCCGCCTACACCAGCTCGCGTCAAGAAGTTCTGCACAGATTTATTCTGAACCGCTCCATGCAGCACGGGCGCCAGATGCTGCGCCATCATCACCGCCAGCGCACTCCCGGCCAGTGTGGGCAGCATGCCGGAGCCTCCTGCCCGTCGTGCCTTACGTGCCTCGTGCAGGTCGGCGGCCACCAGCGGAGCGTAGAGGGCGGCATTGAACAGATGACTGCCGGACATCGACCGCAGCGCCCGAACCATGTCGTGCAGGCTGGCCGCGGTCTTCATAGCCGCCACATAGGAATCGTCAGCAACATCCGGCTGGTTGATGTCACTGGTTGGCCGCGCCCAAAAGTCGCCCTGGGGGTACCGCTGGCGAAACACGGCCAGCTTCGAGAAGAACAAACTGGTGTCGTCAGGCATTGCCCAGCGCCTCCTTGACGTAGGACTCAATCGCTTCGTGGTGCTCCTTCTGTCGTGACTGCTGTTCGTCATTCAGCGTCATCCCGGCCATGCGGTCTTCCGGGTCGTCAAACGCAAGCACCACCATGCTTGGCGGAAAAGACATGACACCCTGTTCGCGCAGCACCTCACGGCAATACCGTTTGACCGACACGCCCCACTCATTCTCCGGCTTCAACTTTGTCATCGCCGCTACGGCCACGGCCAGCCGCGCCGGCGCCAGTATCACCGGAAAATAGCCGAAGTGCGGGATCAGCCCGTTCAGCGCTTCCGCGGTTTTCTCAAACGTGTAGGCATCGCCGTATGCGACGGGGTTCACCAGCAGCGTCTGTACCGCGTGAACTTTATCGACGACTTCCTGCTTGAGCTCAACACCATGGGCGCTGGCGGCGTCGTTCAACGCCATAAGCACGGTGACCGGATCAATGTCCGGCCACCCTGGGATCGCGAGATCACGATACTTGAGCGGACTCGCGTCGACACGCAGCAGGTCGGCCGCCAGCATGCTAGTCCTTGACGATCTTTTCGATCACCTGTTTTGGGAACTTATGTGCCTTCCGGTTGTGCTCAACGATCGGATGATGGGGGTACTGCCCGGAACGAAGAGCTTCGGTCTCGCGTTCGATCTGCTCGGCCGACCGGTACGAAGTCACCGGCATGTCCTTGTGTTTGCGCAGATGGGCCTCAAAGTCCGCCAGCAAATTGTCCTGGACGATTTTCGGCAGACGGGAGAACGTGCCCACGGGATCCTTACGGAACTCCCGGATGCCGGCCTCGGACAGCACATTGTGGTACGAGTACGGGTTCGCTTCGGCCGCGAGTGTTTCCAGCTTGTATCGCAAACCGGTTTTGTCGCTGTCGTCCGAGCGCGCGTCGTCCGCGTCATGCTCTTTGGCGACTTTGCCGAGACGGCCGTACACGGCCAGGTACGGATCCGCGACGTCACCGTACATCGCGGCCACTTTATGCTTGCTGTCGATCGTCGACAGCAACGTGGCGATGTCTTCCGGTGGAAGAGTCTCAACGGTCTTGACGATTTCGGAATATTCAAGTGCGGCGGTTTTGTCACCGCGGCGCTCCATCAGGCGCACACGCTGCCTGATGGCCGGAACAAAAAGTGTCCCGACTTTGGTCGTCGGTACGTAATTCACCGCGGACGCCGGGAGGCGCTCCAGACTGCCGGCGACCTTGTAGAGCTGCGCCGCCTTGTCGGACCGTTCCTTTGGGGTCATGTCACGGTAGTTACCGTCCCAGAACGCGATCATGCGCTCCAGGGAAGCGGTCTTGACCGGCGCGTTGGCGGTAAACGGCGGCATGTCCGCCAGGTACAACACGTTCGTTTCCAGCGGAGTGTCCACCTGGGCATAGCGGGCGACCTGGGACGGGACAGCCACACCGAATTGCGCGCAGGCCTTCTTGATATGGTAAGCGGCGACGACTCGAATGTGCGGGTGCAGCTGTTCGGCGCGATCCTGGAAGTAATGCGCGCTCAACACCGTCGCGATCTTGTCAAACACAGGGTACCGGCAATGCTTGGTCTGTCCGCGAAGAATCACAGCGTAATCAGCGTTGCCCAGATCACCTGACGCGTACTTTTCGGTGGTGCCTCCGGTCAATGCCAAAAACTCTGCGTTCTGCATGCACGCAGGGTCGTCGGTGAAGTCGATGATGTGGCCGGCAATCGAATACGCCATGTTGAACTCCGGTGTACCAGGTCAAGTGAGCCACCGGCCGCCTAGCCGCGGATCGGACCGGCCTGCACGGTGTTGCGCAGCTGTTCCAGCAGATCAAAGTCTTCCGGGGGCATTTGACCATTCTCGCTGTACGGCACGGCGCCCATCTGAGCTGCCTGGTCGGGTCCGCCGGCGGCCGCCATGGGGCCCTGCGGCATGCCTGGCTGAGCGCCTGGCTGAGCGCCGGGCTGTCCCTGTGGCATCTGCATCTGCTGGAGCTGCTGCTGTTTCTCCTGGATCTGCACCTGCAGGTCCAGGTTTTCCTTTTGCCGGCGCAACCGCTCATTTTCGGCGACCATCGGGTCATTGACCGCGGTGGACTTGTTCAAGGCTTCCTGGGTCTGCTTGAGCGCAAGCTGGGTAAGCAGTTCGTTCAACTGGGGCAGGCCGGCCGAGGGCTGCTGCTGACCGTACTGGCCAGCGACTTGAACCGCCGGGTTATCCCGCAGGTCCAGTGCTGCCGCAATCTTCTGGTCGACAGAGGCCAACTCGTTATCGATCAGCGAGTGATCGAAGCCGAGCGCCATGTCGATTTTCGTCAGTGTGTTGTGTGAGGTATTCACGGTCAGCTCCTGGCCTTGATTTGTTCTGAAACTTGTCCCGGGATGGTACCACGCGCCGGTCCGTTGAAAATAGAGTCAAAATCAACGTGCTGCCCGAACGGGTCCCCTGGACGGTGTGTTTCCACGGTGCCCAACCCCAGCAGGCGAATCAAGTTCCCAACAAGAGTATCACCGGTTTCGATGGTATTTCCACGTCCGCTGATCGACTTCCTGTTGCCCTGCTGCCCGGGGATGTCCTGCAGCTCCGGCATACTTCCGCCGATGTGTTCTTCGGTGACGTGCTGTTCGTGCTGGGTCATGCCCTCGGCCCCGCCTGGCCCGTGCATGGTATCCGCCCCGAGTTTCTGCTGAGCCGCGTCAAGAACATCGTCGATGCGGGCACCGGTGTCGCGCAGCGTCTGCAGACGATTGGTGATCGGGCTCGGCAGTCGTTTACGCGCCCCGCTGGTGAACGGACGCGCCAGCAACCGTCCGAGCGCCTCGCCACTGAGACCGCCCAGCACACCGCCCGCAATACCAGTGCGCTGCATAATCTGCCCGCCGAGAACATTACCGACGGCCCCCATGAGGGTTTCTGCCCGGCGGTGCGGGTACATCTGCAGCAACTTGAGCGTTGCCGGCAGTGTCAACACGTTGGTGGCCAGGGACAACGGGGTGATGTCGGTCAGCGCCAGTCGAAGTTTCCGCGGGTCAGACAAGACGTCCCGCAAGTGGTTCAGGTAGTGTTTTGGCAGCTCCCGGATGGTCTTCGGTGGAGACCGAAACGCCTTGCGCAATTCCGTCTTGTGAATCAGCGGCGCGTTAGCCTTCTGGGCGACGAACTGCAACAGGTCTTTCAAGTCGGGCATAGCTAAAGAATAGACGCTTTTCGGCATAAGACTATGTAGAGAACTTTCTCGTCCTCCTGTAGACGCCACTAAAACTTTGTGCGAAACTTTCAACAGGAAGGAGGACACCATGCACATAGTTGCGGGACCTTCCATCGCCATAATGATGCGGGCCATGGAATGGGGTAACCATGACCAGCGGCCGTTGCTGGTCTTTCAGCACAACGATGGCTACGTGGAAAGCGTACACTACCGTGTTCAGCTGGCGGACCTGTCACCGAACGCTTTGTTCGTCGTCGCACTGACCACGTCCGAAGGTGTCGACCTGGAGGTCATCTGGGAGCCGCACCGACAAAAAGGCCGTGTCATTCAACCAGCAATGATGTAAGCAACCAGGGGCAATGTCGCCCCTGGTTTCATTTTCAGGAGACATACTGTGGGGCAATACAACCCGGCAGACTACCGCATTGAAACGTTCGTCACCGACAGGCTCACGGAGGGGGTCGTCAAGCTCATACAACGCGTGATCACGCACCACGTCACAGCACCAACGTGCATCACCCTGCAAAAGGCTGTGCCTGGCGTCGGCGCCACGCACTTGCTTCAGGCCGCGGCGGCAGCCGTCCCAGGGGCACGGTACGTAAATCTTAAAGAGGAAAAGTTGCCGACAGACTGCCAGGCTGTCCCTCTGCTGTGCCTGGATGATGTCGACGTCATCCCGGAGGAAGACAGGGCCTGCTTCATCGAGTTGTACTCTGCACGTCATGCCGCGCCGGGACCGACGGCTACGCTCCTGTCGGTCAGTCAAAAAACCATGCGCGAGGTTGGAAAGATCTGGCCTCAGTTCATGTCGAGGTTGTCGTGGGGTCCGCACTGGCCCCTCACGCCCCCGTCACTCGACGTGATGTTGGAACTGCTGCGTCGTGTGCTGACTGCGGCCGGGGTCAGCGCGAACCGGTTCACGCACGCGCAAATGCATGAGCTGGTCAAACTGATCAGTGCTCCGAGCACACGGACCGTCATCACCAGGGCGATGACCCTGGCTGTCGTATGTGACCAGAACCAGAACGACTTTGCAAAGCTGGTCGTTGACGCCAGTCTGATGTTCTACGCCATGGGGGAAACCCCCAACGCCGTTGGTATCGCGGCACCGTCACCGTTGTCGATCATCCGACCCGATTACATTCTGTCGGCGGTCGCCGAGGCATTTCAGGTAACGGTGGCAGACATCATCGGACAACGTCGTACGAAAACTGTGTCGACGGCACGGCATTACGCGATGTACATGATCCACGCCAACAACGCCGCCATCACGCTTTGTGAAATCGGCAACAGGATCGGCGGGCGTGATCACAGCACGGTGCTGTATGCGGTCAACAAGATCAAAGGCATGTGCCTGGCCGATCCGACGATTCGGGCGACCATTGACCGCTTGACGTTCAACGCCCGGGTCAACCAGCAAAAGGAGGAAGAGAATGTACAAGGTGCAGCGGCCGCTAATCGCGGCGATCGTAACAAACAGGGCGGTACCGTACCGACAACTGGCGAACGCCAAGACAGCAGGTAGACGCGAGCTATTCGATGAGACCATCTGGGTTGACACGAACGAAACCCAGGACAAGTCTGAACTGGAGCGCGTCAACATTGTGGTGCTGCACCGCAGCGGACTCACGGCACCACAGTTCAACACATGGATGCAGTATGCTCGGGATAAAGGACTGCCTTCGGTCGTGGTGGCGACATCCGCCGACCTGGTTCAGAAGATCTCGGACGATTTCGAGATCACGGAGGCCGTCTTGCCCATCGCGCCGCCGGCGGGCGTCAACCAGCAAGTGGTGGCGGCTAGTCCAGTGCTGATGCAGCTGCAGCAGGTGAACACCGAGTTGGAAAGCGCGCTGATCCTGGCCAAACGCAAGGAACAACAGCTCGTGGACGAGTCGCTCAAGATCATGGAGGAGGCGGAAACGCTGCAGAAGAACACCGTCCTCCTTGAAAATGAGCTGAGTCGCCAGCGCACAAGGATTTCCGCGCTGGAAGAAGAGATGGCGCTAAAGCAGCAGAAACTGGATACTCTGCTGCAGGAGCACGAAGCCGGCGCCAAGGAAACGATTCGAGAACTGAATCGTCAGTTGGCGGAACGTACCGAGACCATCGCAAAGGCAAAGGCCGCGCTGGCCGCGTTCAAAAACGTGGAGACCACCACCGGTGTCGCCGTGTCACTGCTGCCGGCGACGACCCAGGACTACGTCGGCGTCGCGACCGTCCATACGTTGACGTATCTGATCAACATGGCGGTGATGTCGAACCTGTGGACATCCGATCTGCGGATTCAGCAAGTCGAGATCGGGGCCGTCACCATGGACCTCCTTGGGATGATATGTAAGCACCCGCATCTGCTCAAGGCTGTCATAGGTGTCATTGCGCCCACACGCTCCCAGCTCTCGGGAACCGCCAAGTTTCTGCACGACGTCGAGAACATCACCGACCCGGATGCCCTTATCGAAAGAATAAGACAGATCGCCGCCAGGGACGAAAACGACAACGACAACGCCGACACGAAACACGCCAAGAAATTCAAGAAGCTGTGGATCGACGAAATGATCGGCAGCATCGATTCTGTGAGGGCCCCGAAAGACGACGGCCCATTGAAAACCAAAAAGGAGCCGGTGGATCCGACCACCTGATACACCCATGTCGACCAAACGACGCTTACTGGCCGGTGACAAGTTCAGCGGCAGTCATTCGACGCTGATCAAGGAAGCCGAAGAAGTCGTCGCCGCGCTTAAGAAGCTACCGGAAGTCACGAAGATTGTGATCGACCGGATTGTGCCGGTCGGGCGCGTGAAATCCGGAGTCATCAAGGTCACCGAGGAATCGAAAGCGTTGAAGATCTCGGTCAAAGGTTCTGGTGCGGTCCAAATCCTGTATGTGTACGGGACCGACTGGAACAAGATCAAGGACCTGATGCTCTGGATGAGTGCCGATTAACCGAAAAGTTCTGGCATAAGAAAATGAGAACCGTCCTGAGCACACAGGCGCTCAATGTGTAGTTGAGTGTCTCGTGTGTTCATTTGATTGGAGAAGCAGTATGCCCACGTCTATGCTCAGGTTTAGTAAAAGGGCGGCCACCCTTCGGTGGCTGGCCGAGAACAAAGACACCATCCAAAAACTTCGCCCGTTCGAGGTTGCGGCGAAGCTGGCCACGGCCTTCGGAATCTCCCGCGGGGCCGCTGCACAGCGACTGAACAAGGCGAAACAGCAGGGGCTGCCGGTTCAAACTGTCCGGCCCAAGCCGCAAGTCGACATCGATCCTCTACAGAAATTCGATGTCGACAAGCGCGACAGCGCTGAGCGCGACGACAACCTGGCGCAACTGAAGAAGTTGCTGGAACAGTTCAGCCGCGAAGAGATCATCACTGCCCTGAAGGTGAACAGGGCGGTAAACGCGGCGAAGTCACCCGAGAAGTTGCTCGGCGCCCTCGAAGCGCTGACAGAGTAAAAGAAAAGCCGGGGGCAACCCTCCCGGTTTTTCTTTTACTTGCGCTTGTCCAGGAAGGCCAGGACGGCCGCCATCAACCGGTTCCCGCACACGAATAGCCCGACGCACATCACCAGAAAGAGAACGGCGATAACGACACGCGCGATTACCGGCAGATCGGTCATGATCACACCTGATATTCTGGCGGAAGCACGTGGCCAAAACTTCCGCGGACAAGTGTCGACGGCTGGTTGTACTGGATCTCGTTGAAGTTGGCGGCACGTTGCGCGGGCACTTTCACACGCTGACCGTACCTCAGATCCTGGATCTCCAGTACCACTTCGGTGTTCTGCAGAAGATGCATGGCGAAGAAACCGTACTCGTTCGTATACACGGTGATGGGCGTGAGTGACACACGATCGTAGCGGTTACCCTCGATGATGTACGTAGCGCGAACGGCCGCGTTGACCAGCGGACGATCCATGTTGTCGACGAGCTTGCCGTAGACCAGGCAGAGGTTCGCGCCGCCGAGCGCAAAGTTGATGTCGTAATCCGTGTCGACCACCACAAACGTGCGTGAGCCGGTCGCGCTGTAGCCGGCGCCGGCCACCGTAAAGAACACACGGTAACGGCCAGGCGGGTAAGTACCGACCGGCAACGAAATGGTGTCTTCGTAGATGTGCGTGTTGGGGGCCGCCAATGCCGGGATCACCACGGGTGCGCCGAGCAGGTCGGTGTCGGTGTCGTCCCGGATCTCAGTCACGGTAACGGTGGCGCCAGGCAGCGGCGTCTGTCCCTGAAACACCGGTAAACGGAACAACAGTTCGGTGTCCGCGACAACGACAGGTACCGGGATGTCGCCGACCAGATCTGTGGTGTCGATCAGGATCGTTGGTGTCACGCGGGCCGAGTACAGCGCCCCGGACTTTGCACGGAAACGCAGCGTGAACGTGTGGTACGTGTTGTCCGGGAGCTCGCTGATGTCCCAGATGAAATAGTGATGCGGGTTGATGATGAACGGTGCCTCACGAAACTCAAGGTAGAACCGCCCCTCGTGCCGCGCATCCGATGATTCCTTCATGCGCTGGGCGTCGCTGAACGTCCCGTTGAACGAGTAGTCGGCCTCAATCAGCTCACCGAGAATCTGATCCTTGGTGTCCTCAAGACGGTAGATCACGCGAACTTTGGTTCGGCTCTCCTGTACGATTTCCGTGATGACAACCTTCGGGTCACCCAGGTGGGTGTCGTGCGTGTCGGTCTCCGCGGTGACCATCTGATTCGACGGCAGTGAGTACTCGCCGCCGGTGTCTACCGCCACAGCAACCACAGCGTATGCCCGATTGGCCGTCAGTGGCGGCGTCGAGTATGTCGGGCCCGCCACTGCACCGGATGCGTGAGCGATGGCGCCAGTCAGCACATCATACACGAACACCAGCATGTGCGAGTACAACGGGTCTGTCGGCGGGACCAGCGACACCGTGACCGCGTTGACGGTGGTGGTCACAAAAGCAATGGTCGGAGGTGATGTCGCCACGTGTGTCCTTGTTTAGGTGTTCTTGACCGCCAGCGACCGATCCACCAACGACAATGACGTCAACGCCGCCTGGGCAGCGAACGGCACAATGAACTCGAAGATCTTGTCGAAGAAGTTCACCTCGACAACCGTGCCGCTCATCAAGTGCACGCCCCATTGTCCCAGATAGTTCGGAAAGGCGTACGCGTCCCAGAAGATAGGCAGTGTCTGTTGGACGAATGGCTGCACCCGGTACGGCTTCGGGCGGAACGCGATCTTGCTTGGCCATCCCGGGTAACCGGTCATCATGGCCATGTCACCGTACACCAGGCACAACGCTCTGGTGGTTCGGAACCGTTTGACAATCTGGGTCTCGCTCGGGGTTGTCTCGTCCACGTAGGCCTTGACCAGGTACTGCTCACGTACCGCCAGCTGCTCCGACGCGAACACCTGGTCGTCAACGAACGTCGGGTATGGTGACGCCGACTGCAGCAGCGCGGTGCCTGCCGCGTTGTACAGGTCATACGCACGCGCGCCAAAAACCGGTTCGGCGACAATCACGTTCTTCAACGCGCCGTCCCAACTTGCGGCCCGCACTTGTTTGGTCAGCGAAGGTGGCGACAAATCGCTCGGCCCGGGATTGGTGTAACTGACAGCGACCACATCATACGGCGTCTGCGGCGTCAGGCCGGCGATCACCGCTTGCGGTGGCGTGTGCCCGGCAGAAGTCATCAACACGGCGCCCGTCGTCGGGTTCAAAAGGTAGAACACGGTTTCAGTCGCCAACGCATCAGCAGTAAAGGCCACCGTGAGCGTCGTGCCGGCGGCGCTCAGGATGCTGATCACGGGAGGAGTCAGAGCCATTAGCTGTCACCTGTTGCCGGTGATTCGGGCGGCTGCCGGCGGCGCATCAACGGGCGCGTCGGCGCGTCGTGATTATGGTTAGCCCGCGGCGGCTGGGTCTTACGCTGCTCCTGAACCGAAGGAGGATGGTTGACCGGTCGTAGTCTTGGCGCCGACTTGGGCTGCACCGGCTGTTCGTCCATGGCCACGTACACGTCGTTCTCTTCCCCGTCCGGGTGCAGTGTTTCTTCCGCCTTGACCAGCGCGTCCACCTTCACCACTTCCCGTACAGCACGCTTGAGCTTGGCGGTGATGCCGCGTCCTGGCGCGCTGTCGGTAAAGAACTTGGCGACTTCGCCGGCCATTCGATTGACGGTTTCAGCAGCCTGTTCAACCTTGGAGGACGCGGTCGCCAGCTTGACAGTGACTTCGTCAAGACGTTCGTCCAGGCGGTCGACCTTCCGTTCAATCTTCTCAATTGTTTCACCGCTGTCCGCGGTTCTGGCTTCATTGGTTTTCAAGCTGGCTTTCACCTCCGCAAGATCCTTTTCGATCCTGGCAAAGCGATCCTTGCCCGCATCAAAACGCAAATCCACATCCTTCTGAATGTTGTCGATCCGTTCGTAGATGGACACGCGTTCGACCCAGATCTTCCGCATGAGCCAGAAAATGGCGGCCAGCACCGCCGTCCCGGCGGTAAACATCAGAATCAGCACAATCTCGCCAGCGAGCGAAATCGATCTCGGCGGTTCTACCAGTAGTACCTCAGCCAACATGAAAGCAGCAAACATGAAAGCAGCAAACATGGTGCGCGTCCTTGTTGTTTACAGCACTGGTTCAAACGTCATGACACCGACAGCCTGCGGGGCTTCCACGTAGCGACCGGCCAGCGTTACTGGTGTGGTCGCCCTTTCGATCGCGGTACCCGCGCCATTCCAATTGTTTACGCCCAGGACAAGCACTGAGTCGGCGTGCACTGTTGTCAGGTCAAGCCCAGTACCGGACGCCAGGTTAAAGTGGTTACCGATCAGCATCAGGTACGCGGGTGACGCGCCAGCGCCAGTCAGGATCAGTACAGTCGCAGGGTCAACCACCGAGTGCGACACGATCGAATCGAGCAGTTCAAGTTGAACAGCGTCAGCGCTGCCATCAAACAGCATGGCGTTGAGGTGGCTGAGGGCGATGCGGCTGCGACGAATACGCGCGTACGCTGCGTTAGCGTCAACAAGCGCCCCGGCAACGCTCAGCGAGATTTCGCAATTGTCGTAGTTGGCGACCAGTGCGCTGTTCGATCCGCCGATGCGTACGTCGGTCAGCACGGCATTTTCGATGTTGGTCACCTCGTACCAGGTGCGCTGACCTCCGACGCCGACAATGCGCAGGGCATTGCGATTTTTACCGGTCAGCCGGTATTTGCGTGTTCCCAGGAAAGACCCCAGGTCGGCGTTGATGTAGTACGGGTTGTCTGTCTCGTCTTGCGGGCTCACCAGCCAGTCCTGAGTGGCTCCGGCCAGCAGAGCCACCAGCGCCGCGGTGTCGGCCGCACCGGTTATGTCACCGGACGGCGCCGGCAGCATAGTGAACGGCGCTGACAGCGGAGCGCCGGTGAACGAAATTTCCAGCTGGTTCAACCCGATGTTTTTGGCGACCTGGATCGACCCCAGGCCCACAATGTTGAACTCATCGTTGGCGCCTGCCGACACGTACGGGGCCCCGGCACCGTTAGCATCCAGGCCTGACGCGAAGCCGCTGATCATGCCGAACAACGCCAGCAGCGCATCCTCGATCGACTGTACCGGCACGGCGTTGAAGTTACGCACCTGAAGGTCAGCCGCGTCGAGCATGTAGCGCTCAACGATCTGCGAGCCTGTGAGACGGTTGAGCAGCCGTTCCAGTTTTCGCCGCAGGTCCGCCAGGCCGCCGGATCCTTCGATCGGAACGACGCTTGTGCCGTTCTCCAGCACATCCTCCATCTGGTGCCGGCGGATGTTGCCGAGATTCGGCGCCACGCGAAGCGTAAGAACCTGCTGCTTGGTCGCGGCCACACCGTCTGTGGCCTCAACTGTGACGCTGAACGTGCCGACAGCGCTCGGAGTGCCGCTGACTTCACCTGCCGGATTCATCGCCATGCCGGCCGGCAAGGCGCCGGCTACGATCGCCCAGGAGATGGGCGGCGTGTAGTCCAGCGCGTCAAGTGTGTAGGTATCGTAGGCCACACCGACGATTGCGTCGGGCAGACTCTTGGTGACTACTGTGATGCCGGCGCCGAATCCCGTGGGCATGGGTTCCAAACCTCTCGATGTTTCGTCAGCCAGTCCGCGATGTCACGGCCGGACAACATCACTGGAGGCGCGGCGTATGGGATGTAAAGACTGGGAAAACCTCGCAAATTCAGTCTCTGCAATTCCGGCAGCCGTGCTTTCCTCACTTCTAAAGTTATAGCGGCTGCGTCGAAAAGTTCGACCACACGAGGGAGCGCATAATCACAATGCGGGCAGTTGTCGGCGACGAACAGTGTGGCCTTTTTGCTCATTTCGCTGCCCCCAATACACGCCGAGGCACTCTAGTCTAGAGCTTTTCGACCAGCAACAGCTTAATCCAGGGCGGATCGACCTCCGCCATGTCGATGTCGTGCCGGTGGGTGCGCGACACAAACGACTGTCCGCCTTTTTCGATCTTGGTTCGATTCTGGTCGTTGCTGGTACGGCCGCCGTGATTGTGCTGGGTCGACCCGCCCGTGTTGCCGCGTGTGGTGCCGTCGGTGCGCGCGTCACCTGCCGTCGGATAGATAAACCGACCGTTGATCTCACACTGGCTGATGTACCCGGGAGGCGCCGGAAACTCGGCAAAGAACGCCAGGGAATGCCGGGGCTGTGCGGCCAGCGAAATGTCGTCGGTAAACTGCGGCTGTGTCATGTTGCCGAGCTGCAGCATGACTTCGCCAAGATAGCAGCTCTGGTCACGCTTACCGGTCAGGCGGAAGCGGACAACAAACTGTTCGGCGTCGTAAGGCGGGGTCACGACGGCGTGGAAAATGCGGTCAACGTGATAGTTGCGCGTGGCCAGCGTGGCGACCGTCACGACCGAATTTCCGTAGTCAAACTCAACGGCCACCGTCAGTTCGCCGACATCACGTTTGAGCAGGAACGACAGCGTGACCTCGCGGTCGAGCAGGCCCCAGAACTCCACAATGGGCTGCTCAACAATCAGCGTTCCGTCATCCAGCAGGGTGAAGCGTGCCGGTGTCGGGCCGCACACGGACGGCACCGGGACCCCCGTTCGGGTGTCCTTTGCTTTTACCTCCACAAGGCCGCGCGTTCCGTAGCAGTACCAGGCCGCCAGCAATGATTCCTTCGGGCGCTCGCTCTCGATGGCAATCACCGGCGCCGAGCCGTCCAGCGTCCTGGCGTCGATCGCGGATTCCGGAATGTCACCCGTGATGCCGGTGGCGCCGGTCACCGGAGTCACCAGATCGACACGCAGACGTGCTCCGGCTCGGTAGAAACCGCCGTTCAGCAACCGGTTGACAGCGTGCTTGGTGTTGGCTTGCAGTGTCCCGAACATGTTAGAGCCTCGCGCACAGAATCATCTTCACGTACGGCGGCACGACTTCCTGCGCGGTCATCGTGTGGTAGTGGTCGACCTTGGACACCCAGTGGCCGCCAGGATTGTACGGCTTGATCGCCTGGTCGTCCGAGGTAGTGATGCTGTGATTGTGCTCAACGGACCCTCGTTCGATCTCGTAAAAATTTTCTTGACTGGTCGGTGGACTCGTGTCGTATGGCGCACCGCCGCCTGCGTTGTAAGCGATCACGTAACCGGTCACGTCCGTCTGTGAGCCATCCGGATTCACCAGCTGCAGATATCCCTGCGCGGCATTCACCGCGGACACGCGGAAGACCGGACCAAAGGGCAGGCCCGCGATCAACGGTGCCAGGTTGCGCGCCACAGCGGAGCTCAAGAACCGGTCGGCGGCCGGCGGCGTAAGCAGCGTGCCGTTCTCGTCGACAAAACGAACCAGGTCGTTGACCTGGAACAGTTCCGGGTTGGGCACCGCGATACGGTCGAGCCAGGCGTAACCGTCCTGTTGCGGAAGCGTCAACCCGCGCAAGGCCGACTCGGCGGCAAACGGTGACGGCGGGCCCTCGTCGGAGTAGGACCACTGCACCATCTCGACATTCACGTCGGACACGCTGGGCTTACGGTAGCCGCCGGCCTCGCTTAGCGCGGCACGTCGCAGCATGCCCGACTGGTACAGATAGCCGGTGACGCGATCAGGACCGGTCAGGTCGAGCAGGAACCGCAGATCCGCCGGAATCTGGAACGTGATGACACCAGCACTGGAGAACTGAATCCGCGGGACCCTGTACGCAAATCGCTTGCCCTGGCGGATCACCAGAAGTTCATAGGTAGAGCTGTTGTTCTGCGCACCGGCGAGCGAGTGTTGAGCGGGTGTCGTGTGCGGCAACGACCCGGTAAACGTGGAGACGTTCGACGTAACCGACAATGCAAACGGAATGGCGGCAATCTGACCATTCGATGCTCCGGCTTCCCAACGGACGAAATTCGCGTTGAACCCCGAATCCACCTGCGCCACGTTCTCGTAGCCCGGCGGACACTGCTGGCCTGCAGCTACCATCACAACATCACCTGTCGCGGTGTATGCGTCCAGCGGATCCACCGGAGCAAGTTGTTGCTGGTCAACCGTGTTGGCCGGCGGCGTCGCCAGAATGTTCGGTACCACCGGCACCGACACGTTGATCATGTCGCCGTGGTACAGTGCGGGCATGGCGAACCGGCCTGGCACAGGTCCTACCGTAAAAAACAAGCGAAGCTCGTCAGGCACACGCGCCACTGCGATCTGGAACAGCTCCGCAACCTGCGTGTAACCGGTGGCGACGGCGGTGTTGAACCTGTCACCCTGCACGGGTGTGGTAGCGTAGGTCGGTGACCCGGTGAGTGACCGGATTTTGACCGCAGAATAATCCTGGTTGACCGGGGTGCCCGACGAGTAGTACACCAGTCGCACACCGCTACGGATGCGCAACGGCGCCAGTTCCGTATCCGGAACGACGAACGTCGTGGTGAGCTCAAGAAAGTACGCATCGAGCCTGTGATAGGCGTAGACACCGGCCATGGGCGGCGGCAGTGTTCCGCCAGTCTTGGCCACCGCCGTCACCAGGTTGGGCTGCACGCCGACAATCTTCAACTCGTACCGCGTTCCGGCAGCTTCCACAACGATGTCTTCGCCGACTTTCGCCGTGATCTGAACCGACGGAACGATCGGGTCAACCAGTGTGAAAGGATTGCCTGTGAGCGCGGTGATTGTGGCTACGGTACCGGCCACCGTCACATCAACCTCAAGCCAACGGGCCGCCGGGCGCACCCACCAATCCTGGCCGGCCACCGTCTGGTACACCCGGGTAGCGGCGTCGGGCGCAAAACGGGTCGGCGCCAAATTATTCACGCCGAAGTTCTGTGCGGCAACCATCAATTCCTGGGTCAACCGTGTCGGCCCGGGCATGCTCTTGGCCGGTAGCTGCTCCCAGAAGCCCCAACGGCGTGTGCCTTGCGGATTGCGCAGGCGACCGAACGTTGAGTGCAAATTCAATGTGTCAACACCAGGCATGCCGCTCCTAGTACTTGATGCACACCGCGACTGTCCGCGATGGCGGAACCGACAACCCCTCGCCGACCGGATGCGAGTGGTCGGTGGCGCGTGTGATCTCACGTTGCGCCGAATCCTGGAAACCGCTCGTTTTCGCCAGACTGACTGCTTTCACCGGCATGTTGTGCGTATGGGTTTCTGAGCCGCCGGTCGTCATCACGTCATTGTCGCTGGTTACCTTCAAGAAGTCAGACGACAAGTCAGCTTCCCGAAACCCAGGAGGGCACTTGCTGCCATGGCTGATGTAGATTGTGCCGCGGGGCTCCATCAGGTACGCCAGGTTACCTGCGTACGGCACCTCGGTGTAGTGCCCGCGGTACGCACCGCACGCTGTGAAGCGGAACACAAACGCATCCTGACTTTGCTTGGTGAAACGGAGCACGGGACCCAGCAGATACTGGTCAACACGTGCGGGTATGCCCACGCCGGGCACGAACCAGCCGAAGCGCCCGTTGAACGATAAACGAGTCCAGGCGCCCTCGCCAAGACCGGTCACGATCAGATCCCGTGCGCTTGTTGCGTCAGCGCCGGCGTCGTTGATCGCGTAGACCTGGTTGGTGCCTTGCCACTCCTGGTACGTTTCGATGCGCCCGCGACCCCGCAGGACCTCGATGGAAAAGGTCAGGTTGTACGCGAGATCGTCGAAGTAAGACACAAATGCAGGTTGCTGGAACGCAGGCGAAAACGGCGGAAGCGGCAGCTGACCAATCGCAAACGGGTTGAAGCCGCTTCGATTGAACAGATCCGGGCGGATCTCCAGGAAGTCGCCGGCAACGGTGAACTGGACAAAGCTGCGGTAGCCGGGTTGGCGTTGTGGCACCACGTCACGGAACCAGCTGTTGCGTGGGCGGTCGGTTGCCTGCAGCAGATCCGTATTCACAGGGCACACGTCCCCGGCGGACACTGCCGGCGCCGAGAACAACACGTCGCGAAACACCCAACCCACAGGATCGCTACCGACTGGGGTGTCTTCCTCGAACCCGCCATTGATCATGAGATTGCTGGCGTTATCGACTGTGATGTAGTCCGGCATTGTCTAAAGGATACGAAAAAATTACCGGCGAACACGGCATAAGATCATGTCTGGCCTTATAGACCAAGGACGACAATGAGCCGTCAAACCAGGAGCAAACTGTGTGGATATATGACGTTCCCAGTTACCTGCGCCAGAGAAGCGCGGCCGACGTCGGTAGCGGCGGAAACACCAACAATGAGCAGTTCGCCTTCGGCGCCGCCAACTATCATCACCTTACGCATCAGGACCCGTCCTCCGCGGGGAACCCGACGAACTACGCCCATGGGTACAGCAACGGCGGAGACCGGCACAACTTCGAACGGATATCATCGATCCCTGGCGCCGGTCGATGCAACGGTGTCGGCGTCACGGACAACGGAACGGGTAATCCAGCTTAGTGGAGAAAGAACACATGATCATGTTTAGGTGGATCTACGCCAATAACAACCCTGAGTACTTCCAAAGAGCCAGAGGCAGCAACGGTATGGCGCCGATCAAAGCGGGATACGGCCATGGCACTGGCGGCAACAACGGGACAAGCGGACTGAGTAACGCCACAGAGGATGCGCGCGGTGTCGCCAACGATAGCTGTGCGGGCGGAGCGGGCGGTAGCCTTGGAGGCAACAAGCCACGCATGTAAGAACAGGAGAACACCGGTGAACGGAACAGAAGAACGGAACGAAGAGCAGAATACGCGTCTCGCGCAGGTGCGTGGGCGCCTGATAGCCGGCGGCTTCAGCGTAAAAATGAACGAAGAGCGCACCGGTTTTAGTGTTCGCTGCACACAATGCGAAGCGTTGGTCATCAACGGCGTGGCTACGCACGAACTCGGCTGCCCGAATCGGCAGAAAAGTCGGCGACGCGACTAAGCACAAACGCAACAAAGGGCAACTATGATCTTTGCATGCCCCGGCAGCGGGGCCGGCGATTCCAACAACTACATGTTTCCGGATGGGAGCATAACGCAAACCAACGTATGGGGCGATAGCGTGCACAACAGCGGCTACTCCCAATCAAGCAATGACGGTCTCGGGTACGGCAGCACCAACAACGGCTACGGCGATAGCGGTGGCGCGTCCAACGCCAACGGCATCAGCACTGGGAACGGTGACGGTTCCGGTGACGGGATGACAAGGTTCCCGTGATCATACAACCACAAGAAACCGCACAGACTGGACATGGAAAAAGCAACGCGTCGGCTTCGGAGTGCGGCTATCTGGCGTGGTCGCTCCACTCCTGGCGAATGCCTAACGGTTACGGTCACGGTTCCGGCTACGGCGGCGGTTCCAGCAACGGTGACGGTGACGGTCACGGTTCCAGCAACGGTTACGGTGACGATGACGACAGCGGTCAAGGAGCCGCAAGATGATGCTGAGCTCTGTTGGGTTGATTCGGGATAACGGTTCCAGCAACGGTGACAGCTACGGCGCCGGTTACGGGCACGGTTACACCTGCAATAACGGCGACGGCGAGGGTGGCGGTGCCGGATAGCTGCCCGAAAAACTTCTGGAAGAAATCCCGTAGAGGTGCCGCTATGATAACGGTGACACGAGAAGCACCGCAACTTGTGGCAAAGCGGTTCATGGTACCGCTGACCTTCATGTTCTCCGTGGGGGTGGTTATCCGCCTGAACTTCGCGTACGTCATCACGTACAACCCGCGGAAACGTGGCGGCGCCGTTGTAACGGCGGAGGCCCTGGAAGATGAAGACACCGGCGCTGATCTATGGCGCTGGGTGGACGGGAATGTGTCGTTGCCGGACGCGCTACCCGACATCATCGAGTACCTGTTCGACAACAAGAACCCGGTGTTGAAGAAAATTCCCCAGACCGAAGTCGACCTGTTTGCAAGATTTCTGGAGGAAGAAATCATGCGAACGGGTTGCTCGCTCACAACCCAGGAGAGTTGATGGAGCGCAGGAACGCCCCCATGGTGTACCCTGATTGGCGCAAAGTCCCGGAGCATCTGTACGCTGGGCTCAGAAATTACGTGTTGTTCGGTGTGCCGCCAGGACACTTCCTGAAGAAGGTGATCTGCAACGATCTGGCCGGCGCGGTCGCCTCCGGGGATGCGTACTCGCTTGCCGGGATCGCCCACATTGTGGCCTGGCTGCAGTACGCGGTGCCGGATAGCTGCCACGGTTCCCCGGAGAAATACACGTCGTGGTGCGCCAAGCCCAAGGAGGAGCTCAGGGCGATCTTTGACGCACTCCCGCCTCTGACTTTCGGTTGAACACCGGTGGCTCTGGTCAACGGAGCCACCAGAAGAAAACACAATGACAATGCGACGTGTGACCTACAGCGGCCCGGCCGTTGAACTTGACGGTGTCGGTGGCAGCACATTCATCGAGTGGGACATTCTCACGCAGGCAGAACGTGACGCGGCAATCCGGGCGCACACGCAACCACAAGCTGACGCGGATGCGATCGCGTTGCTCATCAAGTACTATGCGGGGGCGACCGACGGTATCTGGACGATCCGTGTAGGATCGGCCTTGATGCATCGCCTCAGCGATCCATGTTCCGCGGACTGCACAGAGTGGGTCGCTACACGTTTTACACCTTACGCGCGACCGATCGATCGTCTAAAGAAAAAGGCTCAACCATGACCGACCAGCAGGTGAACCACAAACCGCCGCGTGCCGATGTTCTGCGGCGCATCAGCGTCCGTTTTACGTTGTGGATGAGAAACGCCGAAGAGCGCCCGAACGTTTCCAGTGACGACATGCTTGTGAACCCCGATGCCATGACGAAGTACCTGCATGAGCACGTCACTACCGAGGAAGTCGAGCAGCTGACGCGGCTGGATGCGGCACTGCTGCGCATCGAGAGTGAAATGTTCCGGCACCTGAGAGGCCGCGGAGTCGACCCGGCGAACGTGAGCGCGACACTGCCCGAGAACGAACCGCTGATCACCGACAAAGGGCTCGCGGAACGTCTGGCGACGGTCCGCGATGCCAGCATTGCCGCTATTTCCATGATGATGCTGTCGATCGATAAGGTGCCGGATAAACAGAAGCGGGATCAACTGCGTGCCCAGGCGACGGCCGAGCTCGCACAAAAGGACAAGACCACATGAACATCGCGGTAGAACGGCCGGTTGTGGCGGCTCTGCGCGCCAGCCGAGACCACGTGATGCTTGTTCATCTCACCAAAGTCGCATGCCGCGCCATCATGAAGCACATGACTGAGCTGACCAGACGGCGCGACGTGTCGTCATTCATCATCGAAGGTGACGCCAACGCTGTCTGTGTTCATATCAAACACGTGCTGGATGAACGCTCGGTCAAGGGTTTGCTGGCGTTGATGACCACACATCGCGTGGCGCCGGGGCCGAACTGCATTGTCTCCAGCGCCACTGTCTGCTGGTCCTGCCAGAATCCGGATGACCCGACTGACCACGAAGAAGTTTCCAGCGCCACGCTCGGCCGCTCATTGATTCAAGCCATTCTGCAGGATCGTCTTACCGAGAGCAGACGCCATGACCTGCGGCGTCAATGGCTTTGGTGACTACAGCTGCTCGATACGCGCTCCGAGGCCGTTGTGCACGCTGAAACGGACACGACGGCCATCCGGAGTCACCAGCACGATACCGTCGCCGGCGCCCTGCAGCTCCAAACCGATGTTGTCTGCCTGGTCTTCCACCGTGACTTTGCGGCCGAGACTCGCCGGCGCCGCAGTGTGCCCGTGGCCAACCATGAACACGTCGCCAGGGAACGTGTTGTAAATGCGGATCTGGTTGGAGCTGAGTTCGTCGAAAGTAACGGCGTTCACGCCGAGGTCGGCGTACACCAGGGCGCCGGCGTCAAGCGCACCGGACGCGGGATAGTCGGACCGGCGCACCAGACGCGTCATGGCGCCGGTGGCGATGTCGACGCTCCACAACTGCACCTGTTTGAGCCCGACGAAGTACGTAAACGGCAACCGTACATCGATGGTGTCGGTGATCGGCGGAGACGGCTCCGTGATACCACGTGCCGCGCGGTCGACAGGCTCGGTCGCCGCCGCATACTCGAAAATGTACGCGCGCCCGGCAGTCTCGCTCTGGAACTTGATCTGCTGGCCGGCGACTTTGTTTTTATAGAAGCTCGGCAACGTCGTGCCACGGCGGCGAACCACGAACATTACGACTCCTTCTCGTAGAGAACATCCGCCACAACCAGCGCGTCAATCGCGTACGGTCCATTCTGGATCGACACACCTTCAACCGCCAGGCTCTGCCCGAAATCATCTGGTGTCGCCGTCAGACCGGACACGTTGGAGGAATTCTGCGCACCGGACAATGCCACCAGTTCTGCCCGCGGCGACCCGAGCGCCCGGTACTTGGGGGCCATTGGCGCCGAGATGCCGACCGGCGACGGTTCCGAGGTGTGACCCTTCTGCATCATGCGATGCACCGACACGTAATGCTGGAGCTCTGTCAGCGGATCCTGCGGCGCCGAAAACGGCAGGACTGTGCTGAACTCGCCGGCGCAACCGACCGGGTCAGACCACTTTGCATCCACCGCCAGGGATGCCGACTGGCGCAGACGCAGCACAAAACCGACCGCCGTGTGGCTGGCATCAATCTTGTTGCCGCCCGTGGTGCTGACGAGCCGCTTGAAGCCGGCCGGTGCGTACACCGCCGGCGCCTCCGTGACCACCTTGAGCTCGTTCTGGGCGTTGCGGTTGTACAGCCGGATCGACAGACCGGCGATACCTGGCGCGTTGACCTCCACGTTCACGGCGAAGCTGACGGCGTCCCCGACACGGAACAAACAGGCAGGGACACGATACTCAAGCAGCAGTTCGCCGGCATTGGTCGCCGCGATCGAACTGATCTGGGTGCGTAAAGCGAAACGGCGGTCCGTACCGGTGCTGCGCTGGTATCTCATCAGCGACACCGACGGGATCGCTCCAGCGGTCTGCCACACGGCCTGCCAGCCGTCCGGGCCCACCTGTCGTTTGCCGGCAGAGATGTCACCGGAATCTCCGGAGATCAGCATGGAGAACACCGACGACGCAGGATCATTCGGGGCGACAAACGCCGTGTCATTCGGGTACGACCAATGCGTGAAGTCATTGGCGATCACGTTGCGTACAGCATTCTCAAGCGTGGTCCTGGCATCATCGAGCAGTGTTTCGGCGCTGGCAACCGCGCGGTCGATGTTGGCCATGACACCGATGCTGAAGATGCGGTACTCGACCGCGGTACCCGCCGGGAACAGGTTGACTGGAAACACCAGCTTGAGAAACAAGTTCGTCGGGTTACCGGGCGTCGCAATGATCGGGCTGTCCAGATTGTTGTCGAGCGGAAGCGCCGCCAGTGACGAGTCGGGCTGGAATCCGCCGAACACGCCCGAAAACGAGTAGCGAAACTGAAGGCCGGCCGTTCCCTGGCCGGGAACATCATGCAGCGCCGCCACCACAAACTCACGGACTGACGAGAAGCCGGCGGCCGCCAGAAAATCTCCCAGAACGAGGGTCACGTCACCGCTGGGCACATTCACGCCGTCGCACTTGAGCACCAGAGCGGACTGCGCCTGGTCAAGTTCGAGCGTCAATCCGGAAGTGTCGGGTGTGGCGCCGGTGTCGGTGAGACTGTTGGCGTACACACGGTCAAGGTTGGCCAGGGCGTCAAACACCAGATCCTCGAACACGGTCGAGGCAAACATGTCTTTCCACTGGTCGAGCTCGTCGGAACCGGTGCCGAGACGTGCGACAAACTGGCGAATGTCGCGCAGCTGCGTGATACCCGGGTCGCCGCTGATGTTGCGGATTTCGACCACACACAACGGCAGCGCGGACTCGACGTTCGTCGGATTGTCCGTGAAGCTGCTCAGTTGCTCAAACAGATCAACAACACCGTCGTCCGTGATGCCGACCGCCCAGTACTGTGTCTGGCCGACGGTCATCGCGGCAACCAGCGCCGTGTCCGTGATCAGCCGGGAGTAACCGCCAAAGAAGTCGACGATGGTAGAGCGGTCCGTCGAAGGGTACGTGCCCGGGTAAACATACAGTCGTTGACGGGCGCTGTTGCTCGGGTCCAGTATGGGCTTCAGCGCGCCCATATCCCTCGGGTGCGTCACATCCTGCCCGCGGATCACCGGCAGCAGGTCCGACTGCGCCAGGTTCACGAGAGTGGGTCCGCCCGCCGGAGCCACCGGCCGGATCCGCACATAACAGATGGGCACTTGGTACTGGTTTTGCGGCTGCGGAAGCACCGGCGTCTGGCCTACCGGCGCAAACGCGCCAGGCACCACCTTGTAGATGGCGGGGATGTTGCGGTCTGTCGTGTACTGGTACTCCAGCACGACGAGATCGTAGCGTTCGCGCGTTGCGTCAGGATTCACGAACTGGGCGACCGCCGCCAGGCTCGTGTTTTCCTCAATGCGCACGCCTTCCGCCGTGATGACGACGCTGACACCATCAGCTCCAGGCGTCAGATCGATTCGGTTCGGAATCACGCTGCTGACGCTGACTACGGGAAAGAACCCCTGGTACACACCGGGGTCAACAGCTGCGGCAACGCGTCGATTGGCCTGGCGGGCGGTGGCCGCGTCTTGAAACGCCCAGGAAATGCTCTGAGTCATCGCGTGTTCCTCAGCCAAAAGTATAGACGAAACACCCCCGCATCCGGGGCATAAGAACATTGATGGTACTTTCTAAGGAGGCAGTATGCCGACTCGGTTGCAGAGCGGAAAGAAGGTTGTTCGCGTGGTTAAAGGTACCCCCAAAACCGTGAAGGTCGACGAACTGGTCGTGACCGTGCAGGGCACCAAGGATGGCGGTCTCATCGAGATCCGCCCGATGCGCCACAAGCAGTCTGTGGTGATCATGGTCGACAAGTTGTTTGACGACCTCATGTGGTTGCGCGCCAAACAGAACAGCGCAAAGAAGGCGTAAAGCACGATGAAATCGATCATCAACTTTCCGTACGTGCTCATGCGGGATGGTATGCCGCTGGCGGCGGGCCCGTCCGAAGCGATGGCGCTTCTGGTCACCGACTATCTTAAGGACAAGCCTGGTGGCTACCGTCTGCTCAACTGGGCAGAAGCCATGTCGGTTGTCGACAAGAAAAGGCCGGCGACCAACGATCAGCGGTACCCGCACATGCGCATTCACGTAGAGGTGCGCGACCAGGACGATAACACGATCGTTGAGTACCTGTTCTGGTTGAACGACAAACAGGCCCGGGACGCCTTTGCCGCCCGATGCAAGGATGCGTGGGCTGCGGGGCAGACCATTCTCACCTACCAGGAAGTCGGCAATGACCACAGCAGCAGAACGTGAACAACTTGGTGACCGTCGTGAGGCCGCCGGGCTCCCGCGCTACGAACCTGATTACGGGGGCCCGCGGTTCTGCCCGGTCTGCCACGGCATCGAGCTCGGCAGCCACTACCACGAACCCCCAGAGGAACACGAATTCATGAGCAACGCTGGCACCAACCGCGACAAGGCAATGCGTACCGCCCAGGCCAACGCCAACCGTTCCGGCAAACCGTGGCGGGTATTTCTTTACGGGAACGTCTACTGGGTGGAACAGACTGACGACGGTAAGCCAAACAAAATGCCGTTGTGTGAAGTCGTATACCCGGAGAACCATGAGCAAGAAGAAGAAACCTGATCCAACGTTGAAGCTGCATTGGGTGCAGAACATCAGCCAGCGTGTTGATGAGTTGAACCGCCAGGGCCAGGCCTACCTCGACTCACTGCCTGAGCTGAAGCTCAGCGACAACGAGCTTTGCTGGAAGATCTATTACCTCTGCCTGAAGATCTTCAAGGAAAAGTACGCCGAAGATTGGGACAAGGCGCCCGAAGAACTCACCGACATCTGTGAAGGCTCACTGGTGGCCTTTCTGCCCCACGGTGGTCGCCGCGGCGGCTCGCTCATGAGCAGCCTCACCTACGCCATCATCGCCGCCAGTGCCAACATCCGCAACATCTGGGAGCACTACAAGAACGGAGCCGAGCGCATCAAGCTCAACTGGCACGCTGAAGAGAAGTACCGACAAAACATTTACGAAGACTCGGCCCGAAAGGATGCCAATGTCGCTGATTGAACTGCTGTTCTTCATCCAAGCCATGCTTGAGGACACGAAAACCTACCCTGACGCCGAGGCTTCGGTGCAACAGTTTCTCACGACCACCGTCGTGGACGGCGAGAAGCTGGCCAAGCACATCCACGGTGCCATCAACTACAAGACCAGGACATTCGTCGGCGCGGATCTTGGAGACAACGCGCTGCGCACCTACACGATCACAGAACGGGTCCGCGTCCTGCAGGAGACCGTCCCGGAAGTCCCCGAAGATGAACTTCGTGCGGAAGACTGGGACAAGTGCGTCTGCGAGCTCCAGCTTCCAAAAGCGGATGTGTGGTGGCGCAAGGACCTGAACAAGAAGGGCCATTACGTGGCCGTCTGGTTGAGCCAGCAGTTCACCGACGAGAAGACCTGGCAGTTCGTGGTCTCCTGCGGACCGAACTCTGACCGCAGCATGTCCGGCTGCGCCAGCACCATGCGCAAGGCCATGGATGAAGCTCTCGCCGAAGCTACAGACAGCCAGAGCCGTTTCTTCGACGACGTGATGGAGAAGCACCGCGCTTAGCCATTTCCAAGCTGACAACACGGGAAGGTCTAAATGACTGTTTTCATGCCAGTAATACTTCTCGCGGCAGCCAGCGTTGTCATCGCATGCACCATTGTTTTTGGACAAAAGCTCTGGCGCAAGCACAAGGAGCAGTTACCGCGAATAAAGCCGCCGATGTCCGCGCCCACGCCAACGCCTAGAATCATCACCAGCCAACAGATCCAGCTGTGGCCACATGAAGCACAAATTTTTGTTCAATCATGCTACGACCAACTACTCGAACTGGAGCGGTCGTGCGGAATTAAGCCGTTGCCTAGGCTGCTGAAGCGCATACTAACGGTATACGGTGTTACTGTAATCGACCGTGTAACAGCAACTGGCGGGTTTCGAGGAATAGCTGGTGTTACTGATGGGCACAACATCGTTCTACATGACGACTCAGAATTCACGATTTGCCACGAAATAGCGCACGTCATAGAACTGCGGACAGGTGCCCTGATTCCTGTGGACAAGCTAACACCTGATGCTGAGGATGTAGCGAACTTGTTCGGCTGCGTTATGTGCGCTTACTTTGGTCTTCCATTCGACGACAGTGAGCTGCGCAACAGCTTGTTCTACCGTTGTCCGATCGACCAAAAGATTATGGATAGAACAGCAGACGTTGTGCGACACGTCTGCGTGGCGAACAAACATACGGCTATCTACTGCATGTGCAACGCAGACGTGATGGCGGCAGACGTGACGTCGCCAGTTGGCTGTGCTTTGGTCACGAGCGTCATGATCATCATCATAATCGTTGTCGTAATCTGTTTTCTTCTCTTCGCTTAGTTGCTCTTACGCAAGCAGAAGCACCGCGCTTAGCCGTGGTTCGCGGCATAAGACCCTGAGCTGCTCATTCTAAAAGGAGCCCGCATGGGCGAAGATCTCTACGTGGTCTTTTTCATCCTGAACGATGTTCTCAACCACGTCTACGTACGTGAGAGCACACTGAGTCAGGCGTTGTACAAGTTCGAATCGGACCGCCGGTTCCCCGGCGCAGTCGCCCGTGAAATCCGCATCGCGACGCCAGTGGAAGCTCAGCTGCACGAGCTGTCTGAGCAAGTCCTGGATCTCATCACAACTGTGGATAACGAAGTCTACGAGGAACGGCGGTCGATCACGCTGCGCCAAGACCTGCGCACAACCTGCAACATGGCCAACAGGGCGCTCAACATCCTGGACGCCATCCAACCCGAAATCAACGACGATGGAGAAGAGGAAGAATGAACAAGGTAAGCCCTGGCCGGTTTGAACCGGCATGCCGGCCAGGAAGACAAAGAAGTGAACCCAACGAGGAACGGCCATGAGTGACCCGATGACGCACGAGCATCCCTGGAAGTACGTCACGATTCCGAAGAACACCCGAAAGCTGGTGGAGCAGGCAAAAGCAGACCTGACGGTGCTCCAGGCCACCGGTCGCCAAGCCGGCACCTACCAGCAGATGTATGATGTGTTGTGCGCGTTGTTGTGTCTCGACAGCACCCTTCGGGAGCGCCTGGACGAGTTGTGGGACACGGAACACCGGCCGAGGATTCGGTTGATTCCGCCGTTCTCCGAGGACTACTGCGTGACCATGGCCCAGCGCCCGCTCCTGTATCCGTACAAGGAGTTCGAGCACAAGTTCCTCACAGCGCGCCTGGAACTGACCCGGCGGATGACCGACCGTGTCGAGCAGATCGTTCCCGTCGCTCGTGGTCGTTGGCGCGTAGTCGCCGTGGTGCATGCAGATGCCTACAGAACGTACGGATGGAGCCAAGGCAGGTACCGCGCAGAAGCGATCCAGGCGAAACTGGCCGAACTGACCAGACACGGTCTCAAGTGCCGGGTCGAGTACCCGCGCGATCACCCCGACAACAAAGAGTACGAACAGAAGTACCACAAGGACGATGCGTTGATCCTCTGCAATGCGCCGGCCTGGCAGATCGACTACGCCATGCGCAAGGAAGATTACACCAGCACCATCGCGTTGAACCACATGGCGGCCCTGGTCAACATGTCGCCGTTCAAGAGTCGCTACGAAACTTTCAAGGAGATCGCGTGACCGTTTATCGCGTAACACTCAAAGACGACAGCAGGCGCCACCACCTGGTCATGGCGGCCGCCAGCGTTGTCGAGGTGAAACGGGCCCTGCGCCAGGACACCCGGTTCCGTGACGCTCGGGTAGTCTCAACCAAGCGCGCCGGCAGCGCAACGGTGAAGATGTTCAACCTCGCTCATCGCGTGCTGGAGCTGGTTGACGCGGTCGACGACGCCGTTCCGGAAGACCAGCGCCCGGCGCGCCTGCGCCAGATGCTGCGCAACAGTGCCGACACGGCTAATCGTGTGCTGGGCTTCAGCGAAGAGGTTCGGTCGGCAACCGGCGATGACAGCCGGAAAGAAGAGGAGTAACCCATGTCAGAACATCAGTTCTTCATCGTGGCTGACGACGGCACCACGTTTCACGCGATGTCCGGGGCGACCATTATCAAAACCGTTGGCGGCATCGATCCGGAATACGTCAAGGACATTGCCCCGGTGCTGGGCAAGTTCGCCTTCCGCGTCGAGAACGAAAAACCGGTCATCGTGGATCTCGGCGCAGACAACAAGGTGCTCATCGAACTGGCCCGCGTCCTGCTCAAAGATGTCCTGCACGATTACGACTTTGCTCCTGCCCTGCAAAAAGACACGCGGAGCCGCATCGAGGACTTCCTGAGACAAACCAAATGATCATGGAAAGCCACACATCAACACATGGCGGAAGTCTTCTGATAACCGACGGCCATGAACACGCTAACGAAATGCAAGGCTTCGGTCATGGTTACGGGGAGGGCGCCAACGGTCGGGGATTAGGCGAGGGTCGTAGCGTCGGTCTCATAGACGACAGCAACGGAACGTACCCGTGGTGTTATGCCGCGAGTACCCGCTTAGGTACCGGCAAGGGAATGAACAACAGCCGCAGCGAGTTTGCGCAGGTGCTCTTGTGATCATGCTGTCGCGGGACAGTCAGCGCGAACAATCCGCTGGCGAATCCAACGGGCAACACAGCGTCGACGGAGGCGGCCAACGTTCGGGCCACGGTGCGGGTCGCGGTGCGCACAACTCCTTCACCTTCGCTGCGCTGGCGAGGATGCTGTGCAGCAATAACAGCGCCGTCGAAGCGTTCACCGCGAGTAACGGAGACGGGCGAGGGTCCGGTCGCGGTTCCCCTAAGTAGTCAGCCGCAGCATTTGTCAAGGAACACAAAGTTGATCATGTACTACATGTACCACGTGTACTCTGGGCGCGGCTGGGTGGTGCCAGGGCGCGCAGACACATCACACACCGACACCATCTTTTTCGCACATCCGCAGGACGTGCGCGACGTGAGGCTCAGCCTTATCAAGCACGACGGATATCCGGACGACATCATCGTCACGGAAGAATGTGCAGCGCAGCTTCGCGGTGGACCAGGCGGGCTGATCCACCGCGAAGCACCGCCGGAGAAAAGCGCGTGATCATTGAGTTCAGCAGCGGTTACCTCACATCACTGTTCCTTTGTTCATCCTCCGGCGCGAACAATGGGCCCCGTGGAGCTGCCGGTCACTACAACGGCGCAGGGTTGCTTTGTATGGGATTCGGCGGTGGCAGCGACCCCCTGTGGTATGAAGCCAACGGCAACATGTATACCGAGTCCGCTACTGGCAGCGGTCGTGGCACCCAACACAACGGCCCGAGAAGCCCTACCAATGCCGACATATGACAATGATGATGATGCAACTAAACGACCAAACCAACAACAACGACAACGACAACAACAACGACAGCAAACAACGTAATACCATCGGCGGTCTGGCTGCCGTGAACAACGGTACTGGGCAGCTCAACACCGGACAAGGTTCCGGCGCGCATAACGGTTTCGGTGGCTTCTCGGGATGCGCCCGAGGTTGCCATAACGGCCACTGGGACCTTTATGGCGATTACGCCATCAGAGGCGTTGGCCAACCCGAGAAACCATGATCATCCTCACAGACTGGTTACGCCCCCCAGGGACGACAAAACAACAACAATGTTGCAGTGGGCTCGGGCAGCAATAGCCATGAGCTAATCCAATACATGCGAAACAACGGTATGGGTGAGGGCCACGGCCGCGGGCGAGGCAACCCGAACGGTAACGGCGACGTCAGGACCTGCGTCGGCTACGGCGCCGTCACCGGAGGCAATCTATCATTGTTCACACACGTCGCGGTCCCGTCACTTACGATCATTGTGCCGCTGAGCCGCCAGGGGTAACGATGCTCATCCGATCTGTAATCATTCTGCAGGACAGTAACGGCTCTGACCGCGGAAACGGGGCTGGCCGCGGCGAAACGACCGGCACCGTTACTAATGCGGACGTTTGTTTCCAACGGCGTTACGGGTTCGGTACCGGTGAGGGTTCTGGTGACGGTCACGGATCCGGTAACGGATACAGCAACGGCTACACGAGTGGTGTTGGCTTCGGCGCTGGCGCTATGCATGATGAGTCCAACGGTGAAATACCGTTCCACAACAAAGGACAAGGACAAGGACGACCGCAATGACGGACAAGCTGACAAGACGGACACTTCGTGTAGACGCGGTCGTCCATGGCCGCTTTCACGCACAACCGGGAATGACCCTCGGCACGATCGCCGACCGCATCTTCAACGAAGCCTGCGATAGCTACCACTCAACCGGTGAAGTCTACGTTCGAGCGGAGAACGGCAAGTACTACGGGTTCAAGATCGAAGTAACTCCTTTCCTGGCTGATGCCACCGACCTAGTCAACGCCTCTCCGCGAAGCGAGTTGCCGGCCGACTTCCGTGAAAATGAACAGCGTGAAGGCGACCTGCATGTCGTCCTGTGCTACCACAACGGTGTGGTGTACGCACGCTGTGGTGCCCGTATCGTTTCAGAACCGGCCCCGGTAAGCAATGTTCCCGGGGAAACCGCGGCGAACAAACAGGCGGCAGCGGCACGACTGGTCCGCTCCCTGGTTAACGACCAACCACACACCGAGGAATGGCTATGACACGCCGTAAAATAAAAAAGTCGAAGGTCACCTCAGAGGTCGCGTTCGCGTGGATGCTGCTCATCGACGCGGCGTTCATCCGTTCCGGAATCAGTTTCGGCTTCAAGACGCTCCACGAGTACTTCGCGGCATACGCCGGTGCCGACAGGCAACGACACCTGGCCTCCTGGCTGAAAAAATACCGGCAGTTCCTGCCTGACTTCTCCGCGACCATGTTGCTCAACCCGAACCGATGGGCCCTGTTTAACTACACCGAAACCGTTCGGGCCATTCGATCGCACACTGACGTGGAGCTGATAGCGGTGCTGGAGCTGTATGAGCAGTGGATCCGGCAGCAGGCACATCTTCTGTACCACTACAACCGCACGGACATCCCGCGGGAAGTGCACCGTATGCTGTTGTGGGACATAACGTGCCAGCTCGGCAACGATGCGACACGCCTGGAGCTGGTTACCGCCGCCAAGATGTCACCGGAAAAGTTGTACCTGACGGCGACCGTGGCCAAGCTACCGGTTCACTTCACCGAACATCCGTGGCACGGCCACAACAGTTTGTAATGCGGCATAAGACAATGGACTGACTTTATTCGGAAAAACAAAGGTGTGCCATGGCGAAAGCCAAGAGAATCAGTGTCCGCGTCGCTGACAAGCGTGTCGCGGACGAATGGGCGCGGACAGCCAAGCATTACCGCGCACAGGCACGGTGCATCATCATTGCGAGCATGAAGGCGAAGCCCGACGACGTCACGCAGCACCGGACGATTGTGTGGGCGTTTGAACGGTTGCTCGGGAACCTTGGAGACGAAAGCCACGTGTGATCTCCAACGGCCGGCACAGCCGTCAGGGACACTGTTTCACGGAAACAGCCAAACTATTGGAGTGCACCACGTAAACAGAGCAGCCAGCGTGTAGGAGCGCACCAGGCGAGTTGAGCAGCCAGATATCGGGACAGCACCAGACAACGCGAGCAGCCATCCATAGGGAGGGCGCCATTAGGCTAGAGCAGACAAAAACAGAGAGAGCACCATTAGGAAGGAGTAACCATGGACGTCGTACTTGAACCAATCCAGAAGTTGCGTAAGGACATCAAGCAGGCCAGCGTCACGCTGTCCGGCGACGAGGTGCGGTTCCTCGTCGACTACTACTACATCACGCAGGAAGACCGCAAGCGCGGCCACAACCAGGAACGTGCGTTAAACGAGTCTGGCGAACCGCACAGCGTGATCTCGTGGCTGGCGGGCAACGCGGCCTCGATTGAGAACAGCATCAAGGGGGTGCTGGGCGTCTGGGCGGCTGGGCAGAAGGCGGGCCGGTGGGCACAGAGCATCTGTGGTATCGGGCCGGTCATCAGCGCCGGGCTGCTCGCGCACATCGACATCACGAAGGCTCCGACCGTGGGCCACATCTGGCGCTTTGCGGGTCTCGACCCGACAAGCGTGTGGAACAAGGGCGAGAGGCGCCCGTGGAACGCCGGTCTCAAGACGCTGTGCTGGAAGATCGGCCAGTGCTTTATGAAGGTGCAGGGTAACCCCAAGGACGTCTACGGCAAGTTGTACAAGGCGCGCAAGGAGTTCGAGATCGCCAACAACGAGTGCGGCAAGTTGGCGGACCAGGCCAAGGCCAAGCTGGAGAAGTTCAAGATCGGCAAGGACACCGATGCCTACAAGGCGTACAGCGCGGGCAAGCTGCCCCCGGCGCATCTGGACGCCCGCGCCAGGCGCTGGGTGGTAAAGTTGTTCCTTGCCCACTTCCACCGCGCCCTGTTTCTTGAGCACTTCAATACCGAGCCGCCCAAGCCGTTCATTCTGACCCCAGCAGGCGGGCACACGCATGAGATTCTGATGCCTGACCCGGAAGGGGTGTTTGCGAGTTAGCCAACCGAGACGAGAGCACCATATAGGCGAAGCATGGCGCCGATCAAGAACTGGCGCAAGGATGCGCTGCAAGAGGTGTTCGTGACAACGGCGGAATGGGCCGCCGCCATCGAAGCCGGGAGACCAGAATGACAGACCACATGAAAACCCTGCGTGACCTTGTGGCGGCGGGGGAGAAGCTGCGGACTGGATACAAGTTGCACTGCGAAACAACGCGGCCCGGAACACCGTTACCGCTCCCGTTGCAGTCAGCGCAGATGGAAATAATCCGGCTCGGGAGCAGCCCGCAGATGGCCGCACTGCTGCGGGTTGTCGAGGCGGCGAAGGCCACCAGTGTAGCCTGCAAGTTGGCTTGTGACGCCAAGGGCGCGGATAAGGCCGTGGATGGCTGGTATCAGGCGCAAGCCGCCCTCGACGCCGCCCTGCGCGACCTGGCCCC